ACGGCCGGCGATCGGGGCACGGCCACGGCCGGCTACGCGGGCACGGCCACGGCCGGCGATCGGGGCACGGCCACGGCCGGCTACGCGGGCACGGCCACGGCCGGCTACGCGGGCACGGCCACGGCCGGCTGCGCGGGCACGGCCACGGCCGGCGACTGGGGCACGGCCACGGCCGGCGACTGGGGCACGGCCACGGCCGGCGACGCGGGCACGGCCACGGCCGGCGACTGGGGCACGGCCACGGCCGGCGATCGGGGCACGGCCACGGCCGGCTACGCGGGCACGGCCACGGCCGGCTGCGCGGGCACGGCCACGGCCGGCGAGGGTGGCACACTGTCCGTGCGCTGGTGGGACGGCGACGCCTCGCGCTACCGCATCGCGAGCGCGGACGTCGGCGAGCGCGAGGAGTGCAAGCCCGGCGTCGCGTACGTCGTGCGTGGCGGCAAGCTCGTGCGGAAGGACGGCCAACCGTGACGCTGAAGGACCCGCGCACGACGCTGGTCGCGGATCTCGCGGTCGACGCGATCGCGATCGACGATCTGCTCGACACCTACCGCAGCGCCGCGCGCGACGCGGGCCGACATCGTGACCGACCTCGAAGGGGACTCAACGGTCTGGATCGTCCGTGAAGAGATCGTCAAGTCATTCGCCTTCAAGGCGCAGCACCACGACGAAGGAGTCGACGATGTTCGACGATGACGAGATCGAAGGTTGCGAGAACGAGGACGGCGACTGGGAGTCGTTGGGGCTCACGCCACTGGAGCGCGCGATCGAGCAGGAGCGCGAGATGCTCCGTACGATCCGCGATCAAGATCGCGAGATCCGCAAGCTGCGCAAGGAGCTTGCGAAGACGCTGACGCAGGCGGTGGCTGCGACGGAGCGCTCGTCGGCGATGCTGCTGCACGCGGCGCTTGCCGGCGCGTTCACAAAGGAGTCCGTAGCTGCAATGCCCGAGGATCGTCCCGCCACCATGGGAGCGGCGCTCGCGGCCGCCGCGGCGCGCCGACGATGACCACGAAGCCGCGACGGCTCTCCGAGAAGACGGTGATCCGCATCCTCGCGGAGTACAACCTGCCACGACGCGTGCGCGATCACCTCGCCACGCTCGGCGATCTCGTGTGGACGAACCAACATCTCGACCGCACCGACGTGTTCTGGTGTTCCGCTTCCTATCGCGGCCTGGTCGTGCTCACGACGTGCGGGCCGCTCGGTGTCACCGTGTACGAAGACTGGATCGCGTGCGTCTTCGACGATGCCGACCTCGGGCACGCCGCCGTCGACGCCTCGATGCCGAGCGGCAAGTGGAACCATCACGCATTCGTCGGCTACTGCCATCGGCCCACCTCGCGCGACGAGATCATCCAGAAGCTCGACACCATGCTCGCGAACTTCAAGAGGCGCCTCGGGTGGATCACCGACCGGAGCGCCACGTGAAGCCGCCGCGAAGCCCTACGACACCGTCATCGTCGCCCGCCCTCGACTTCGCTCGCGGCGCGCTGACTGGCTTGCGCGCCCGGTACGGCAGCTGGCCGAAGGTCCGCGAGGCCGTCCGGCGTCTGGCGGCCGATCCCCACAGCCCGCTCCAGGGCCCCGACGTGTTCCTCCGCGACCTCGGGGCTTCGATCGGCTGGGAGAAGGTGCTGCGGCTGATCGCCGAGCTGGAGCAAGCGTCATGAAGCGGCACGCGGCGATCATGGAGGCGCGCGACTTCCGGCACGCGCTGGGACTCCGCGGCTACAGCCTCAAGAACAGCCAGGACGGTGCGCACGAGCTGTACCACGCACTCACGTGCGGCCTTCCGCTGCACGGCGGTACGTGGTTCGAGCGCGAGTGCCTCAACTACGCAATCGAGCGCCGCTTCCCTGGCATCGAGCGCTGGTGGAACGAGGTGGAGGCCCGCGTGGTCGAGCGCCTCGTCTGCACGCGACTCGGAGCCGAGGACGAACTGCTCGGCTTCGACGAAGCGCTGTACCTCTCGCTCGACGAGGCGAAGCACTTCGGCGTTCCCTACGCCAGCTTCGCCAGCACACGCCGATACGCGATCACCTTCGGGACGTCCAAGCGCGCCCGCGCGGCGGTCGATCTCTTGCTCGCGTACGCAAAGCGCGAAGCGTCCATCGGAGCCTCGGACTGGACATGAAGCGCAAGCCGAACATGCACGAGCGTCGCGCGCTGATGTATCTGCGTCGCGGCAACATGATCGGCGGCCGGACCGTCGAGGCGCTGGTGCGCGAGGCGGCGGACGCCATCGATCCCGAGGTCACCCACGGCATTCGCGGCCTCGGCGTCGCGCTGCCGGCGATGGCCTCGGCCCTCAGGCTTCTCTCGGAAGCGTACGCCGAGGCGGCCTCCGCGCTGGCCGTGCAGCAAGAGCGAGATGCGGCGCGAGCGCGAGCCAAGAACAGGAGCAGGAGCGAGCGATGATCCACTACAGCGGCGATCGGATTCGTGTCACGCGCGGCACGCATGCAGGGGAGCGCGGCGTCATCGTCAGCGCCAACCAGCGCAAGGTGCGCATCCTGCTCTTCAACGGCGAGCGCATCACGCTCACCAAGCTCCGCAGCGCGGGGCGCGACTCGTTCGTGAACATCTCCGGCGAGCGCGAGGCGCAGAACGCGCGAGGTGGACGGTGAGCCCGACCAGCAAGACCGCGCCCAGCGAGGCCGCGCCGGCGCTCATCGCCGTGCAGCTCTGCATCGAGGCCCACATCCCCGTCATGCTCCGCGGAGGCTCGGGCTCGACGAAGAGCGCGACCGTCAAGGCGCTCGCTCGGGCGCTCGACCGGAAGCTCTGGACGATCTGCCTCTCGACCCGTGAGCCGCACGACCAGGGCGGCCTGCCTGCCGTCGTGACCAACCAGCTCGGCGAGAAGCGCCAGCAGCATCTACCGCCGCAGTGGGCGAGCGAGCTGTGCGAGGCCGGCGGCGGCATCGTGTTCTTCGACGAGATCACCGCGGCCTCCGCGCAGGTCATGAACAGCGCCCTGCGCGTGATTCAGGACGGCATGGTCGGCGACAGCACTGCGCTCCCAGCAGCGACGTCGTTCGTGCTCGCGGGCAACACGCCTCAGACGAACGTGGGCACGATCGATCTGACGGCCGGCGTCGCCAATCGTAGCTGTCACGTGCGCTGGATGCCGCCGTACGCCAGCTGGCGGCGCGGCATGCTGACGGGCTTCGCTCCGCTCTCCATCACCCCACTGCCGGCCACGTGGAAGGACGGCGTCCAGGCCATGCGCGAGCTGGTCATCGACTTCCTCGACGCCGAGCCGACCATGGCCTACGCGGAGCCCGAGGACCCCCAAGAACAGGGCCGCGCCTGGCCCTCGTATCGCACGTGGGAGCTGACGGCGACCGCGCTCGCGGCAGCGAAGGCAGCTGGGCACCAACCGACGGGCGTCGTGGCCCGGCTCTTGGTGGGAGGGCTCGTCGGCGAGGCCGCGCAGCGTGCCTTTGCGTCGTGGCTCACGAGGCCCGCGTTGCCGTCGCTCAGCTCGCTGTTCGCCGCGCCCCAAACGGTCGCGCTGCCGATGAAGCAGGACGAGCTGATCGCAACGCTGGCGATGGTCGCGGACGGCTGGCGCCCTCCGGAGGGCCAGCTCGGCGCCGTCGAGCAGCGCTACCAAGCGGCCTGGACGATCGTCGGCCGCGTGCTCTCCAGCAACCAGCCCGGGCTCGGCATCGCGGCTGCTCGCGCGCTCATGGCCGAAGCGCCCGAAGCGCTCAACCGCAAGCCCGCCGGCGCCTACGCCGAGGGCCTCAAGCTCGCGGGCAAGCACCTCCGCCGCGCTGGCGTCGACCACGGGCGCGCGCGATGACCTTCGTCGCGCTTGCGCTCCGCGTGCAACATACGCTACATACGCAACACACCGCGCACGGCGCGACACGAGAGGCCCGACGATGACGATCAGGAGCGATGCGCGGCGCGAGTATGAAGTCACGCTCCGCGACGGAGAACTGCGGGCCATCGTGGCGGTCGAGGGGCGCTGGGTCGCGGGCTCGATCGCGTACGGACCGCCAGAGAGCCCCGACGCGTGGGTCATGAGGGCGTGGCAGAGCTACGACGACGGGCACGAGGACGGCGTGAGGCAGGAGCGCAAGCTCGACCCCGACGCGCTCGACGAAGATGACCGGGAGGCGCTGCTCGACGAGGCGCTCATGAGGGACGAGGCAGTGCTCGCCGGCGCTCGATAGGGAGACAGCCATGACCGAACACGCTCAGATGGTTCAAGACCAGCGCAAGAAGATTCGGAAGGCGCTGGCCAAGGCGCTCGCCGAAGAGCCGACCTTCAAGGTCGAAGGCGAGTACATCAACGACGAGGTGAGGTGCGCGTTCTGCGCGGCCTCATCGTACTTCATCAGTGGTCGTGGTGATCGCATCGAGGTAGCGCCGCGTCGCCACGGCACGTTCCGCCGTCGCGCCTGGCGACTGATGCTGGGGACCCCCGACGGGCTCAAGGCGGCGCTCGCCACGATTCCCAAGGTCATCGAAGCCGTCAAGAAGGGGCTCGCGACAACCGAGGAGCTGAGGGCCGACGCTCGTGCTGTGGACGCGGCCAACGGGAGGGCGCGGGCCACGTTCGCCGCGTACGGCATCGACGTGGAGGGCCTCGCCGCTGATGGTCCGCAGGTCCGCATCTACGGTGGCAGGGCGCGCGTGTCCTTCAACGCGTCCTACGACGATCCGGAGCAAGCGGCGAGGGTCTACGTCGCGCTTCGGGAGGCGCTGCGATGACCGCACGCAATCGGCAAGCCGTGACGGCCCGCATGGACCTTATGACGGCCCTGGAGACAGTCGGCGCGTGCCGAGAAGCGCGCGAGTGGCTCCGCGCGGAGCGCAAGCGCCGACCGGGTGCGAAGCGCTCGATCGAGCGGTGGGAGGCGTGCCCGCGCGGCGACTGGCTGCTGTGGCTCGCGGCAAAGGCCGGCGTCGATCGACGTATGGTCGTGATGGCGGCATGTGCCGTCGCCCGAGAGGCGCTGGTGCACGTACCGGCTGGCGGTGACCGTCCGCGTCGCTGTATCGAGACAGCCGAGCGGTGGTGCCGCGGCGAGGCGACCATCGAAGATGTGCGCGTGGCGCGGCGCACCGCCGCCGCCGCCGCCCACGCCGACGCCGACGCCGCCGACGCCGCCCACGCCGCCGCCGCCTACGCCGCCGCCGCCGCCGCCTACGCCGCCGCCGCCGCCGCCGCCGACGCCGCCGCCGCCGCCGCCGCCGCCGCCGCCCGCGTCCGCGATACCGTGCGCGCACAATCGCTCGCGCGCAGCGCGGAGATCGTGCGCAGCATCGTCCCGTGGGCTGACGTCGAGCGCGGCCTGTACCTGGCTGCCGGAGGCGTGCTGTGACGACGCATCTCCGGCAGGACGAACGCGATGTCTGAAGATCTGCTCGCCAAGTTCGAGGAGGCGCGATCGCGGCTCACGTTCGCACGACCGTACTTCACGGCCGCTGCGTACAAGCTGAAGCTGATCGTCACGCCCGAGGCTGCGAGCCTGCACGTGGACACGTACGGCCGGCTGTACGCGGCGCCGGGCTGGCTCGCGCGGTACGACGTGGGCGTCGTCGCGACGGGCATCGCGCACGAGCTGCATCACATCCTGCGAGACCACGCGGGCCGCGGGAAGACCATCGGCGTAGTGCCGGCCACGCGGGCCGCATGGAACGAAGCATGCGACTGCGAGATCAACCCCGGCCTCATGGACGACTGCGTCGGCCAGCAGCCCGTCCTGCCCGTGCTCCCGCCCGAGTGGTGTCTCCGGCCCGAGCAGTTCGGCATGGAGGTGGGGTCCGTCGCCGAGCGGTACTTCTCCGAGCGAGTGCGGCAGCGCGCGATGAGCATGGACCGTGGCGAAGAGCGCGGACGCACGGCGGACGGCTGCGGCTCCGGGGCCACCGGGGTCGAGGCGCCGTGGGAGGTCGCGCAGAGCGCGGCCGAGGGCCTTGATGACGCTCAGCTCTGGCAGCTGCGGCGCGACACTGCGCAGGCTGTGATCGAGCACACTGCGCGAGGCTCTGTGCCCGGAAGCCTCGTCGACTGGGCAACGGACCTGCTGCGGCCGAAGCAAGTGCCGTGGGACCGGATGCTCGGATCGCTGATGCGGCGTGGGGTCCAGCAGGGCGGCAGTGTGCTGCACTCTAGCTACTCGCGCCTCTCGCGGCGGCAAGACGTCTACGGCGAGCTGCTCATGCCGAGCTACAGGCGGGTGTCGCCGACGATGGCGTTCGTCCGAGACACCTCGGAGAGCATGCAGCACGTCACCGCGCTCGTGCGTGGAGTGGTCGAGCAAGTCTGCGCCCACACGGGCAGCGCGCTGACGCTCATCGACGTGGACGTGGAGGTTCAGGAGGTCCGGCAGGTCTCGTCTGGGCGCATCGCCGCTCACGGCGGCGGCGGGACGGACATGCGCGTAGGCATCGAGCGAGCCTTCGCTCATCCTCGCCCGGTGGACGTCGCCATCGTGTGCACCGACTGCGACACGCCTTGGCCGGCGCGACGGCCTCGCGGTCACGTGATCGTAGCGGCTGTCGGAGCCGCGGATGCCTACCTCGACATGGTGCCGAGCTGGGCGCAGGTGGTGCGGGTCGAACAAGCAGGAGAAGCTCTGTGAAGAAGAAGAACGAGATGGCCGGTGATTCCTTCGACGAGATCCACGAGAAGCGGATGGCTGCGGCGCACCGCCTCTCCGGCGCCGAGTGCGAGGTCGACCGCCTCAAGAAGCGTCGGGAGGTCGCGGAAGCGGAGATGAAGCGGACGAACACGCTCGTGCGCGAACTGCGGGCTCAGATCCGCCATCTGAGCGCCTGCGCGCTGTCAGCGCCCCTCGACGAGCGAGAGGCCGCTCTCATGCTGCTGTCGTCGGCCGAGCGGCAGGAGCCCGAGCTGGCGCTGGAGATGCACCGAGCGCAGACGGAGGGCGGAACGGCGGCGGCGCTGCTGCGCCGTGCCGAGGGCGAGCTGGAGGTCGCTGCGAAGCAGTACCGAGCGCTCCTGTCGCGGCCCGAAGACGACGCGGAAACCGACAGCGTGCAGGCCGAGGCGCAGGTCGAGGTGCAGTCGTGAAGAGCCTGGCCAAGAGCAAGATCTGCTGCGGCACGACGCGCCACACGGTCGAGCTGTTCGCGGACGGTTCGCTGACGTGCGAGTGCGGCACGGCGGGGCTCGACCATGGCGCGGCGATCGCCGGCACGCTGGCGCTCGGTGGCGCTGGCGGCGTGCGCGGCTGCGCGGGGCTCGCGGCACTCGTGCACGGTGCGCCCGCGCTCGCGCGAGAGGTCTGCGGAGCGAAGGAGCCGGCGTACGGCAGCTGGCGTCCGCTCGTCGAGGCGTACCGGACCAACCCGGTGTTCGTGGCAGCGATCGCGCTCGCCGCCGCTGCGCGCGAGCCGGTCCACGAGCGCATCCGGGACGCGACGCGGCAGGTGAGCTTCGGGCACGGGCTCAGCCAGCGCGCGTTCGAGCGACGGCACCTCCGCTTCATGTGGGACGTCACGCCGAGCGAGCTGAATCGCTTCGTCGTCGCCTCGTTCGCCGACGATCGCTGGGACATCCCGTACACGCCCGACTGGCTCAGCTCGGTGACCGAGCCGGTCGTGGACGGCCGGTTCGTCTGCGGGCGCGGCGAGGACGGCACGCTCTTCGTCATCACCCAGCATCCCGACGGCGAGGCCTGGTGGGTCATGCCGCATCGGCTCGTCGACGGGCGGCTGGTGGAGGCGGCTGCATGATCCCCGTCGAACGCCTGGACGCTCTCGATGTTGCTATCAAGCGCGATGAGGTGCTGCGGGGCGCATGGGCTCGCAAGCGCAACGGGCGCCAGCTGGCGTGCCTGCTCGGGCACATCTCGCCTGAGGCTGCCGCAGCGAAGGATGCGAGCGCATGCCCGGCCGAGACGCTCGACCCGTGGTTGGCGCACCTGCTGCCGTACATCGACGACGCATGCTCACGCCGTCGTCGCTACGAGTTCCTGCGACGCACAGCGGCGGTGCTGCGGCGCTGGCACCAGCTGCCTGCCGGAGTGCGCCGGCGACTCGACTACGAGTGCCGCGCGATTGCGGTACGTGAGTCGCGGCTAGTTTCCGCTGCCGACCGGGTCATCAACCAGATGCTCACCGCCATGGAGCGCGAATGCGCGAAGGTGACGACATGATCCCGGTCGAACGCCTCGATGCTCTGGACCGTGCGATCGAGCACGGGCAGGTTCTGCGCCACGAGTGGGCCCTGCTCGGGCACATCTCGCCGGAGGCTGCCGCAGCGAAGGATCCGTTCGCGTGCCCAGCCGAGACGCTCGATGCGTGGTTCGCGCAGCTGCTGCTGTTCATCGACGACAGATGCTCGCTCGAACGTCGCTACGAGTTCCTGCGCCGTGTGGCGGTCGTGCTGCGCCAATGGGACAGCCTCCCGTCGGAGGTCAGGTCGCGTCTCGACTACGAGTGCCGCGCGATTGCGGTACGTGAGGCTAGACAGCACATCCCAGCGAGCGAGGAGCCGTCGCTCGCGGCGCTCGACGTCGTGCTCGCGCTACTCGATCGGGCGAGCACGAGCGGTGAAATCAGCGAGCAGGAGTGGTTGGCGGCGGGACGGGCGGCGTGGTGGCCATGGTTGGCGGCCTCGTTCGCGAAGGAGTGGGCGGCGGTGGGGGCGACGACGTGGGCGGCGCGGGCAACGGGGCGAGCGGCGGCGGCGGCACGAGCATCCGAGGAGGCCGCAGCGTCCGCCGATCGCATGATCGACGCGATGCTCACCGCCATGGAGCGCGAGTGCGCGAAGGTGGCAGCCGGCCGATAGCATGGGCACGCGAGCGTACAAGTACGTCATCCGGGCTCCGGTCTCGAACCGAGAGCTGATCGTCGAGCAGATGAAGGCGGCCCACCACTACCGCAACAAGCTCGTCGAGATCGAACGCATGCGCCGTCAGGCGCAGAGGGCGCTGCTGTCGTCGGCCACGCCGGTCGCCGAGGCCGAAGCCTCGCTCGCTTCGATCCTCCACGACCTCGAAGAGGCCGTGAAGGAGATCAAGGCCTACAAGCAGAACAAGCGCGCCGGCAAGGTTCCCGAGGAACTGCGCACGAAGGTCAGCATGCTGCGCGTGCGTCGGAGGGACGCGCTCGTCGCTCATCGACAGGCGCGGCTCGCCAGCAAGGAGACGCAGAAGACGGAGGCCATGACGGTCGACGCGCTCGCGGCCGACCAGCGCAAGGCGGCGCGGGCCTCGTGCGGCGTCTACTGGGGCACGTACCTGCTGGTCGAGAGCGCCGACCAGCAAGCGCGCAAGGACACGCCCCTCTACGACGGCGGCGAGCCGAGCGATCCTCGGTTCACCCCCTGGACGGGCGAAGGTCAGATCGGCGTCCAGCTCCAGCACGGCATGAGCGTCGGCGAGCTGTACGAGCCCAACACGCTCGTTCAGCTCATCCCGCACGAACGCATCACGGTGAAGGGCCCGGCCACGAGCAAGCGTGCCGCCCGTCGCCAGTACTGCCATCTGCGGATGCGCATCCAGAGCAACGAGGCGCGCGATCCGATCTGGGCCGAGTGGCCCATGGTCATGCACCGACCGCTGCCGCCCGACGGCCGCGTCAAGCGGGTCATCGTTCAACGGCGGCGTGTCGGCGCACACGAGGAGTGGAGCGTCGTCTTCTCCTGCGAGGCCGACTACCGCCGCATCGACAACGCCCGTGACGGCGTCGTGGGGCTCGACATCGGGTGGCGCATGCGGCCCGATGGTCAGATCCGAGTCGGCGCCTGGGCCGGCTCCGACGGGCAGCGGGGCGAGGTCCTGCTCCCGCCGCGGCTGATCACGGCGATGAGCAAGCCCGACGAGCTGCGCTCGGTCCGCGACAAGGCGTTCGACCGCGCCCGGGCTGAGCTGAAGCAGTGGATTCAGCAGGCCCCCTACGTCCCCACCTGGATGCGCGAGCGAGCGCAGTGGGTCGATCGCTGGAAGTCGCCGGGGCGTCTCGCCGGCATCGTCAGGACCTGGGCCGGGCTGCGCTTCGAGGGTGACCGGGAGATCTACGACCGCATGGAGGCCTGGCGCTACCACGACTTCCACCTCTGGAACTGGGAGTGTCATCAGCGCGAGACGTCAAAGCGGTGGCTGAAAGACTTCTATCGCGTGGTCGCCCGCGACCTCGCCCGCCGCTACGAGCGGCTCGTGATCGAAGAGTTCGACCTGCGACCCCTGGCGCGTAGGCCCATGGTCGAGGACCACGACCCTACGCACCGGCTCACCAACGCCACGCGCCACCTCGTGGCGCCCTCGATGCTGCGCGAGTGCGCGATGCAGGCGTTCTCCACCGTCGAGCAGGTCGACGCGACCAACACGACCCGCGCCTGCCGTCACTGCGGCACGATCAACTCCTGGAACGCCGCCGAGGAGGTCACCCACCAGTGCGTCTCGTGCGGCGCCGTCTGGGACCAGGACGACAACGCGGCAGACAACATCCGCATGCGCTCGGGCACGGGCAAGGTCGTCGGAGGAGAGAGGCCGACAGAGCGAGGAGGAAGCTGGGCACGGCGCAAGGCTGCTGCCAAGAACGCTGCTTGATCAAAGAGGCTGCGCGGCGCCTTGAAGACCGCGAACACGGAGAAGGAAGGTGCCCCGATGAACGCGAAGAGTGAGACCGACACCTATGTCTACGTGGCCGGAGCGTCGGCGGAGATCGAGCGAGCCGAGCGGATGATCGCGATCGTGCGCAGCTTCGCGAAGATCGCGTACGACTGGACGGCGGCGATGCGCCGGCACGGCCCCGACTGGGCGCTGCCGATCGACGTGCTGCGAGGGGAGTTGCAGCGCAACCTCGACGCCGTGGACTCGTGCGAGGCGCTGCTCGTGCTCGTGCCGGCGCAGCCGATCCAGACGCATGGCGCGTGGTGGGAGTGCAGCCGAGCGAAGGCGTGGAACGACCTGATCGCCGGTCCGAGCACAGCGCACGGCCCCGGCGACCCAGGCCAGCCACGCAAGTTCATCCTGGTCTCGCTACCGAACGACAAGACGCCCTGCCCGGTCTGGCTTCAGTGCTTCGCAGATCACGTGGAGGTTTCGGACGAACTGGCGGCCGCCTATCTGCGCGGCGTGGTGGAGCAACGAAGGGCCATCGCCCGATAGCGCGAAGCGCGAGGTAGAGAGGCTGCGCGGCGCCTTGAAGACCGCGACTCATTGTTTGCGTCCTTGAAGCACGGGCCCGCGTGTGCGAACGTTTGGGCACGCAGAGAGGCTGCGCGGCGCCTTGAAGACCGCGACGGTTGACGCCGATTGGCGAACGCATGGCCATCTCGATCAAGCCCGGCCGCTGGCTCCTCGACTGCTCTCGTCGCAAGACCCGCGGCGCCATCGCGCTCGTCGGCTCCGGCGGCACGCTTCCGAAGCAGTTCGAGACGATGCTCTCGCGCATCGCTCGCGAAGAGGTCGGGCCCGCCTACCTCGGCAAGGAACGCGGCTCGATGCACGCCGCACTGCGCTCGATGCAGGGCAGCTACGTGCTCATTACGAGCGGCCGCATCATGTTCGTCAGCGACGCCAAGGGGCTCCGAGCAGCCATGCGCAGTGCAGGCTGGAGCGTGCCGCAGCACGCTCTAAGCACCGCGTTTCCGGCTCTGTTCGGTAGTGGTTGACTCAACTCACGCAACATACTACCGTCCGAACCGCTCGCGATGCCAACTGCGAGCGGAGAGGACGAACGAGTGACAGCGCCGAACGCAATGAAGCAAGCTGGTCTGCTCTCCGTCACGGAGGTCGCGCGCCAGCTCGGGCTTCATCGCACGACGGTCTGGCACAAGATCCGGCACGGGGAGATCGTAGCGACGCCGGTCACCGAGCGCTTCGTGGGCATCTCGCCGAAGGCGCTCGACGCCTATAAGGCCGAGTTCGTGGGCGTGTATCGTTCGTCGCGCAAGGGCAAGCGCGTCGCGAACGGCAGGAGCGTCAGTAGCACGAAGAAGTCGACGTCTGTCAGGAAGCCGCGTCGCACCAAGGCGCGGCAAAGGAGCGAGTCATGAGCGAGCAAGAGCAGAAGAACGAAGGCGTACCGGCCGGAGCGGAGATCGTACCCGTGCCCCCGAGGCGGGTCACCGATCAGCAGCTCGAAGACGCGGGCCTGATGATGCCCACCGTGGATCCGAGCGTGCTCCGCGCCGCATTCCAGAAGCGGATGGAGGTCCTGACGTCCATCCTCGATCCGAACCGCGACTTCGTCTACACGATCCACTTCGTCGACCGCGAGGGCGGCGAGCAGCGCCGCTACGTCCAGCGGCTCGATCACGCGAGCGAACTCGCGACAGCGACCAAGGGCACGTATACCGCCCATCCGCGCAAGAGCGGCGTGCTGAAGCTCGCCCAGGCGCTCGGCATCGAGTGCCGGCTCATCGAGCGCATCGGCCTGCCGAACGACCCGAGGGCCGAGTTCTCGTCCGTGCGCTACATGGCGACCCACACCCGGACCGGCCGCAAGGAGGAGGGCATCGGGGCCTGCTATCTCTCGGAGAAGAAGGGCCTCCAGCGGCACGCGTGCATCTCCCTCGCGGACACGCGCGGCTACACCCGCGCCGTGCTTCGATGCGCGGGCTACGACAACGTGGGCGCCGAGGAGATGGAGTCCGTCGGCATCAGCACCGAGGAGGTGTCGATCGAGGCGCCTCTTCCCCCCGTCCGGCGCCGTCCGCCCGCGAGCCTCGGCGACGGCGAGCACTACGACGAGCCCGTCGCTGCGCCGGCGGCCGCTGCACCCGTTCCGGCGCACGCGCACAGGCCCGCGCACGCGTCGCCGCAGCAGGCGCCCGCGACGCAGCCGATGCGTCCGGCGACGCAGCCGGCTGCGCAGGCCAGCCAGACGCAGGCCCCGGCCAGCCCGGCGGCGGCTGCGCCGGCGCCAGATCCTGTGCCCATCTCGGAGACGTCCCCTGCCGTGGGCGGCCTCATCACCAACGCCCAGGCTGGCATCCTGTCCGATCTGCTGCTGCAAAAGCTCGGCAGCTTCGATCGCGCTCGTGGCTGGCTGAAGGAGCGCTTCGGCATCGAGCGTTCGATTCATCTGCCCGAGCACAAGCTGGGCGAGGCGACGAAGGCACTGGAAGCGATGGAGGTACCCTGACCATGGTGCAGGTAACGGCGAAGCAGAACGTTCGAGACGCGGTGGCCCCACAGCGGGAGAGCATCCCACCGGGTTGGTATCACGCCCTCATCGTGGCCGCGAAGGGCGGGATGACTCGCAGCACCAAGGTGGGGCCCAAGCCGCTCCTGACGCTGGAGATCGAGTACCAGATCGTGAAGACGGACGCGGCCTCCGTGATCACCGGTGAGGACGACAAGAAGTACGCCGGTCGCCGTGTCTGGCAGGCGTACATCCTGGAGGAGATCACCACCAACCCGAGCTGGTCGCAGGGCGAGAGCTTCCGCATCCAGCAGCTGATCGCCGCCACGCACATCGAGCACGCCTTCGCGGTCGACGGCAGCGTCAGCTTCAACAGCGACCACCTCGTCAACAAGGGCGTGAAGATCAACATCAACCAGAAGCTCGGCACACCCAAGCAGCCGAACGACCCCGTGCCGGTGTTCAACAACATCGAGAGGGTCGACTCCATCGAGCAGGTGCCCGACTCCAAGCTGGTCTGAGCAAAGCACGATGGGCGTCGTTCGTGCACCTGCGGTCGTCCGCGCTCTGCCGCTGCGCGAACTCTCCGACCGGATGTGGACGCCGCAGCCCGACGGCTCGCCCGACGTGTACGTGACGAGTCAGATCGAACCGTCGGAGCTTGCTCTCGAAGGCATCACACCTGCGTCGGCAGAGAGCGCAGCTCTTCAGCGGCACCAGCTCGGTTGGCAGACGCCGGAGCTGCGACCGTACCAGCAGGCATCGGTGGAGGCGATCTTCGACGCCTGGGCGGCGGGCAAGAAGGCGCCTCTACTGTGCCTCGCCACGGGCACCGGCAAGACCATCGTCGCCGGCGAGGTCATCCGCCGGTACTACGAAGCGCACCGGCGGCACAAGATCTGGTTCCTCGCCCACCGCGAGGAACTGCTCGACCAGGCGCACACGAAGATCCGCGTGTTCGCCCCCATGGTCACGATGGGCATCGTGCAGAGCCGACGCAACAGCGTCGCCTGCGACGTGACCATCGCCTCGATCGACACGTTGGGGGGCGAGCGCCGGCTAGAGCAGGCGCTCAGCGGCGTGAACCTCGACACGGGACAGCACGCCTCGCCTCCCGGCCTCGTCATCATCGACGAGGCACACCACACGGTGGCGCCGAAGTACATGAAGGTCATCGCGCGCCTGCGCGAGAAGAACCCGAACGTGCTGTTCCTCGGGCTCACCGCGACGCCGGGACGAGCCGACGGCACGGCGCTCGACCAGGTGTTTGACACGGTCGCGTACCAGCTCAACGTGTTCCACGCGATCGAACTGGGCGCCCTCGTCCCGCCCGTGGGCCACAAGATCAACCTCAACGTCGACCTGCGGGTCATCCCTACCGAGAACGGCGACTTCAAGAAGGCTCCGCTCTCCAAGGTGCTGAACCAGGACAAGGTGCGGAGCCAGGTCTGTACTGGCTACCAACGCTACGGCGAGAACCGCAAGATGCTGGGCTTCGCCGTCGACGTCGCTCACGCTCACGCGCTCGCCGAGACCTTTCGGTCGGCGGGCATCGCGTCCCGTGCCATCGACGGCAAGATGGCCAAGAAGGAGCGCGACCAAGTGCTCCGGGACTTCACTGACGCCAAGACGCGCGTGCTCTGGTCGTGCGAGACCCTCACCGAGGGCTACGACGACCCCAGCATGCTGGGCATCCTCCAGGTGCGGCCCACGAAGAGCCAGGCGCTCTATCAGCAGATCGTGGGACGCGGTCTACGGCCCTCCCCGGGCAAGCTCGACTGCTTGGTCCTCGACTGCGTCGGCAACAGCGACTCGCACAAGCTCGTGCAGCTCGCGTCGCTCGCCGGCTTCGGCGAGGAGGCGTCCGGCGATGGGCCTGGGCCCGCGGCCGAAGATCCGCCGGTCATCACCGCCGCGACCGTGGGGCAGATCAGCGCGACCGAGATCAACTTCCGGACGCTCGCGCGCCGGCGCCGGACGAAGTGGACGTGGCACGAGACGCGCTACGGGTGGACGGTCTCGCTGCCGAACGTCGGCTACTTCCTGATCAGCTGGATGGACCAGGCCCACACGACGACCAACATCCACTTCCACGACATGCGGGCGGACAAGCGCGGCACCAAGCCTGCTCAGCTGAACCACAATCCGCTCGACTTCCAGATGGCCTACAGCCTGGTCGAGGCTGAGCTAGACCGGATGTTCACGGCGAAGGCCAATCGTACGACTGCGGACTCGCCGGACTCGGCATTGACCATGCCGCCGGAGGTGCTCGATGCGCTCTACGACGAGCAGGGCTCGCTCTTCACGGGAGAGGAGTTGGTTCGCAATGACGCCGAGTGGCGCACACGGGCCCTGACGAGTCGTCAGCGCCAGCTGCTCGACAGCCTAGGCGTGCGGCTCGATAAGATGCCCGCCACCGCCGGCGAGGGGGCAGACCTCGCCACCGTGCTCATCGTCGAGCGCGACGCGAAGATGCGCGAGCCGGCCACGCTCAAGCAGCGGGAGTTCATCATGCGGCACAAGCTCACGAGCAACGACGAGGCCGCAGCCATGACCAAGCGGCAGGCGAGCGCGCTCATCGTGCCGCACTTGAAGAAGCTCCAGGCACAGCGCCGGACCGAGGGGCACGAGGACTTCGAGGCCGATGCGCCAGATTGACCACTTCGGCCTGTGGAACGAGCAGCCGATCGTCGTCATCGACACGGAGACGACGGGGTTCGTCGCGACGCAGGGCGACAAGATGGTCCAGCTCGCGGCCGTTCGCGTCGAGCGTGGCGCCGTCACGGCTCGCTGGAACACGCTGCTCAATCCGGAGCGGCCGATCCCCTCCGAGGCCAGTCAGATTCACGGCGTGTGGGACCACGACGTCTACGATGCGCCACGATTCTGCGACGTGGTCCTGTCGTTCATCATGTTCGTGGACGGCTGTGTCCCATGCGCGTACGGGCAGCTGTTCGATCGCGGCTTTCTCCGGGCCGAGCTGTTCGATCTCGGGCTCGCCGACATCGATGTGCCGATCGTCCAGTGGCCAAACTGGATCGACCCGCTCGTGTGGGTACGTTCGCTCGACCGGTTCGTCGCCGGCAGCGAAGGCAACTCGCTCGTGCATGCGTGCAAGCGGCGCGGCATCGAGATCGCGAACGCGCACAGTGCGCCCGAGGACGCCGAGGCCACTGCGAAGTTGCTCATGCTGCTCGCGCCGGAGATCGGGCTCTGCACGGCCAGCGAGCTGATCCGGCGGCAGCCGTACCTGAACGATGCCCATCGACGTCGGAGGGAGGCCGCTCGGGCCCAGGGTCGCCCGTGCTAGCGCGGGGTCGCCCGTGCTGACGCCAGCGGACAAGGTCCGTCTGCTGCGCGAGGCGACCCGAGGCGCCTCCGACTGCTACGCGCTCCGGGCGCAGCCATCGTGGCGCCCCGTCTACAGCGCGCTGCCCGACGAGATCGTGCTCATGCACCTCAGCGGGGAGGTGGAGATCGGAGCCTACCCGCTGATCCCCAACGGGAGCGAGCTGCCGCGGGTCTGGTGGATCGCAGCTGACTTCGACGGGAAGAGGCCCGGCTGCAACTGGGAGAGCGACGTCCAACGCTTCATGGAGTACCTCGTCGAGACCGGTGCGAACATCCTGATCAACCGGTCGCGCTCGGGCCTCGGCACTCACGTGCGCGTGCTGTTCGCCGAGCCGGTGCCGGCATGGATGGCCCGCCGATGGATGACCGGCTGGCTGGAGGAGTCCGGCGTCGTGAGCGAGTTCGACGAGGAGGTCCCCACCAGCTTCGATCGGCTGATCCCCCCGCAGGACACGCTCCTCTCGGGCCTGACCCGTGATGGCTATCGGCGACCGGGCAATCTGATCGGAAGCCCGATGCACGCAGGCCTCGCTCGCGCATGCGGCGGCACGCTGCCCATCGCGCCCGAGGCGGCCGTGCAAGGCGACTTCGCGCCCGACGGCAAGCACTGGGAGCACCTCATCCGAGCGCTCGATGGCCGCGCGTGGGGAGAGGCCGAGCTGGCCCGAGCGCTGGCGGACAGCCCGGGCAAGCCCGACCTCGTGCCGCCAGCCGCCGCGCCGTCACATCCGCCGGTGCGTCACCATCTTCCGGTCGTAGACAGCGACGATGCGATCTACTTCAACCGGCGCTGGTGCGAGTTCTTCGTGATGATGGAGAAGAACGGGCACCAGAGCTACAACATGTGGCTCGCGCTCGTGTCTCAGCTGCATCGCTTCGGCGCCGCTGGTCGTCAGGCGTTCCACGACATCAGCGCCGTCGATCACCGCTACGACAGCAAAGAGACCGACCGGATGTGGGACACCACGCAGAACCTACCGATGCGCTGCGACCGCATTGCTGACCGAGGATGGCGCTGTCCGCACCTCGGGACGCGTCGCTGCGCCGGCGCCGTCGCTCCTACGTACCTCTTCGAGCACGCGCGCTACGAGCCGAAATAGACCTTGCGAGTTAGTTGGGTGTGTAGTAACAACCTCGCCATGACCGCCAACAACTACATCCGCACGCAGGGTCACAACGCAGGCAAGGAGAACCCCTTCCAGCCGCTCTGGTTCTTCTTCGACGAGCGCGACCACGAGCAGGTCGACGCTGCGCGTGTCCAGATGCTGGCGATGCGCAAGCAGCGCATGGCGAGCGGCCGCTTCGTGCGCGTCGTGATCTACCGCCCCTTCCACTCTCTCGCGGTGGATGGCGTCATCGGCTCGCTGTCGTCCTCGGCGTTCTACGAGGACGAGGACGTCGCCGTGAAGGCGGCCAACATCAAGCCGCCGCCTTCCCTGAGCGCGAACGCGCCGCGGGTCGTCGGCTCGCTCGACCAGGAGTGACCGATGTCAGTCGGCATCTGCTTGGGCTCGGCGGCGATCGGAATCTGGTGGGTTGTTGCTGAACTCAGCAACATCCACAAGGCCCTGAAGCGCATCGCTGATGCGCTGGAGGAGCGGCGGTGACGGCTCGTAGGCCCGCACGCGCTCGTAGGCCGTCGCGGGCGAGGAAGCAAGCGCGACGGGTGTACTTCAAGCGCCATCACGACGACGAGATCGTCGACGACGTACGCATCGTGTGCGTGCCGCGCTACAAGACGAGTGGGTTGAGCGGGGACGAGTGGCGCGTCTCGTACCGCATGACGCTCTCTCGGAAGGGCACGAAGCTCTACGAGCGCTACTACAACAGCCTCTCGGACGCCATCTCGCATCTGCCGTGGGTGCGGCGGACGATGTTCGAGGAGCCCGCCGAGGGCGTGCCGGAAGACGCATGGCCGCAGCGCATCGAGCGCGACCGCATTACCTGCCACCAGCCGGGCTGTGCGGAGTTCGCGACGGTGGTGTACCGGCTCAAGGCTGAGTATGCGAGCGACGGGGAGGGCCCGCTGCCCGAGGCGGGCATCGAGCATCGCGTGGCCTTCTGCGCGAGGCATTCTACGCGTGGCAACTGCGGCCGCGAGGACTCGGACGCCAACTACGAGCTGGTATCCGGCAGCGCGATGCCGGTGCCGGCGTCCGACGTTCGAGCAAACATCTTCGGCGGAGAGGTCGACCTGACGGACGACGACGACGACGACGACGTGTCCATCGAGACATTCTCGAAGTTGACGAAGGCCGAGAAGGTCGAGTTCCTCTACGAAAGGTATGGGATCCCGAAAGGCCAGGCGAGGTCGAAGAACGCGGCTGGCCTCATCGAGATCTACGAGGACTGCGCACGAGACGCGGAGCGCCATGCGGTGATCGCCCGCCCGGCGAGCAAGCCCCCGGGAACATGATCACCTCGGTCAACATCGGCGAGCGCGTGCGTGTCGGCAGGTCATGGTGGACGGTGATCGCCACGTTCGCGGGTGGCCAGATCGAAGTCTGCTGCACCGTTCCCACGCGCACCGGCCCAGCAGTCGAGACGCGCCGCATCGGGGTGGTGGAAGTCAGAGAGAGGCGGACCTGATGAGCGATACAGAGCGGGAGGATGACAACCATCGCTACATTCGTGAGGAGCTGAAGAGGCTGCGCGAAGCGGTGAAGACCAAGGGCCTCGCTCCTGGCGAGTGGGTTTGCGGCCTTCTCGCAGAGGCAATCGAACTCGCTGGCGCCATGGACGAGCTGGAGTGGTTGGACGCGACGTATCGACTGATGTTCGGGGGCGTGACCAAGCTGCGGCAGCAGCTGAACGCCCGGAAGAGCCTGTCGTGACGCGCCGCATCGGGGTGGCGGAAGTTCGTGAGAGGCGGACCTGATGAGCGACCAGACGAAGCTGGAAGAGGACCATCGGTACGTTCGTGAGGAGCTGGAGAAGCTACGCGCAGCAATGAGGGCCAAGGACGTCGCTCCTAGGGAGTGGGCGTTCGGCCTTCTCGCGGAGGCCCTCGGGCTCGCCGGCGCCATGGATGACCTGGAGTGGCTGGATGAGACGTATCGACTGATGTTCGAGCGTGTGCGGCAGAAGCTGAACGACCGAAAGAACATGTCGTGACGAAGCACTATCGGCTGCATCAGGGCGACTGCGTGGAGTGGCTCGCATCGCTCGACGACGAGAGCGTCGACATGGTCGACACCGACCCCGCCTACGAGTCGCTGGAGAAGCACCGTGCGGTCGGCACCACGACGCGTCTCAAGGAAAGCAAGGGCAGCAGCAACGTCTGGTTCCCCATCTTCCGGAACGAGCGATTCCCCGAACTGTTCGCGCAGATGTACCGCGTGCTCCGCAAGGACCGTCACCTGTACATGTGGTGCGACTTCGAGACGGCGCTCGTCGCCGTGCCGATCGGCCGCGCGAGCGGGTTCACGTTCTGGAACGCGCTCACCTGGGTCAAGGTGAAGGAGCGCCACGTCGTGCGTGGTGATGAGCTGGAAGCCGCCGACGTCCGCGCCGGCATGGGCTACCACTGGCGACGGTCGACCGAGCTGGTCCTCTTCTTCGAGAAGGGCAAGCGGCAGCTGAACGACCGGAGCTGGGTCGACGCGCTGCCGTTCCCGCGCGTGAGCGGCTACCCGACCGAGAAGCCCGTCGGCCTGCACCGGCGGCTCATCGAGAACAGCACGGGCCCAGGCGAGATCGTCGTCGATCCGTTCATGGGCTCGGCCAGCTGCGGCGAAGCGGCGCTCGGCCTCGACCGGAGCTTCTGGGGCTGCGATGTGACGGACCTCAGTCTCTCCATCGCCAGCAAGCGCCTGTCGAAGTATCCGACTGGATAGGTGACCGACATGATTCCGACCGAACGCCTGGACGCTCTCGATGTTGCTATCAAGCGAGGCGAGGTGCTGCGTAGGCGATGGACCCGCAAGACGAAGGATGGGCGGGAACTGGCATGCTTGCTGGCCCACGTATCGCCGGCAGTCGCCTTACGGCAGGACGCGAGCGCGTGCCCGGCCGCGACGCTCGACCGGTGGTTCGCCTTCTTGCTGCTGTTCATCGACGACCGATGCTCGCTACGACGACGGACCGGGTTCTGCGCCGCACAGCGGCGGTGCTGCGGCGCTGGCACCGGCTGCCCGCCGTAGTGCGCCGGCGACTCGACTACGAGTGTCGCGCGATTGCAGTGCGTGAAGCACGGCGGCACGTAGCAGCAGGCGCGACGGGCCAGCTTGCTGCGATCGATCGCGTGCTCGCACTACTCGACCTGGCTGCGGACGGCCACAAGGTCAGCAGGCAGAGGTGGAAAGCGGCTGCCGCGGAGGCTGGGCGGGCGGCGCTAGCAGCGGACGGCGCGACGCTCGAAGCTGCGTGGGCGGCGCTAGCAGACGGCGCGACGCGCGAAGCTACGCGCATCGCAGCATTGGTAGCTGATCAGGCGGCGGTTCCGTGGACAGGGTAGTGGGTCAGTTTGAGTTTTAGCTGGCGCACGCGACGGTTCTGCCGACGATGCGCACATGGCCGACATCCTCAGGGCGCGGCATTCGTGGCGCCGGCAGCAGGACCCGAACAGCGCGGTCCGCGCGAGCGACCTGACCGAGGATGAACAGCAGCACGTCCGCCGCGCTCTGCACTTCCTGATGAAGCGTCTCGGTGGCCGCACGGCGCTCGCCAAGGCGATGCGCACGAAGCTCACGACGGTCGCCAGCTCGCTCAAGCCCCAGCGCGGCGTGTCCGCTGGAACTGCGCTCCGTGCGGCACGGGCCGCCGGGCGTCCGGTCGAGGAGCTACTCGCCGGCGCCTATCCGCCGCCAGGCGCCTGCCCGTACTGCGGTCGCTGCGACTAGCGTCGACGCTGGGCCTTGCGAACCGCAGTGCGCCGCCGAGACGCGCGTACCGCACGCTTGCCTGAACGTCGCTTCGTCGTTGCGCTCGGCGGCGCGGCTTCACTGGCCTCATCACCCATCGTGGCCGCGACGACGGTCGCGAAGGCGATCTCGTTCACGTCGCGCGACGCGAGGTTCTTGCGCTGCTTCATGCAGAGCAGGATCGCACAAGGCGCCCGAGACGTCAGTCAGAAGACGCGCTCGACCTGCGGCGCGATGAGCTGACACTCGCCCCCCGATTGGCCGGCCTGCGGATGCGCGTCGAAGCGGACCGTCGTGGTCTCCTGCGGCCCCAACGTCACCGAGGTCGAGCCGTCGATCTGACGGCCGCCGCCGGGATAGAAGCCGATGAACTGAACCGTGAAGATGCCGCCTTCGGGATCGAGGTTCGCGACCGTGGCGGTCACGTGAATGTTGGTCGAGAGCAGCTCGCGTTGGGGAGTGCAGGACGAGATCTGACCGCGCAGCTGCACCATCCGTGCACGCGCCTGCGATCGCGCCGTAGACCACGAGCCGCTTCCGATGAGCACCGACGAGAGCATGAGTGCGACGAGCATCCACCTGTTCATGACGCCTCCGTTCGTGCCACCAGACGTGGCAGTAACGGATACTATTCACATCGGTTGCTATCAACAACTGTTTCAAGGTCGGCGCGATGACGAGCCTGCGCGGTGTCCGTGCCGCGTACCTCGAAGCCCACCGCTGCCGCAATCCGCTCTCTCGCTGCGAACGTCCGCACGCTGCGCGAGCGGCGCGGCATCACGCAGGAGAGCGCCGCGGAAGCCGCGGGCGTCAGCTACATCTATTGGCGTCAGCTGGAGCGCGGCACGGCCGCGAATCCGTCGCTCGGCGTCCTCGTGGCGCTCGCTGTAGCGCTGGGCGTCGAGCCCATGGAGCTGCTCCGGACCAGAGCTGCCATGCCTCCAAGGCCGCCCGGACGACCTCGGACACGCCGGAAGTAAGTTGCGTAAGTTGTAAGTACCTGGAACCGGTGACGGAGCTGATAGCGACGGCGGCACCGCGCCCACATGTCCGCACCCGTGGTCGCGGGTCGCAAAACATGCGCCGCGCTCAAAAAAGCTCGACGGCCGATCGCTAGATCGTGCGGGGATCCGCGATTTGTCTGGGCGGTAATCCCTCGGATTTTCACGAAGATCACCCGGCGACTAGTGCGGGCTCCGCGTGCAAAAGTCGATCTCCGTCCGGAACCGATCCAGATCTACGGAGCGCCGGCTAGACCGGCGTGCGGCGACGAATGTCTAGGGACAGCACCACCTGTTTCCGAGACCCGAATCGACGCGTTCCGCCACCCGCAACAGGAGTCCACGATGTCGTTTCACGTCGTTTCGGTTCGCTATCCGCACGCCGGCCTAGCCGGCGATCCTACTGTCCGGGTATGCGTTGCGCCGGGAGCTTGCGCCAGCGCATCCGCACCTACACCGGCAGCTGTTGGCGAGGTCATCCGCTCCGTCCTCGGTTCGACTGGAGTTACCGTGGTCGCGCTGGGCGCCGGATACCTTGGCGGACAACTGCTCGCGAAGTTGCTTAGCGGCTCGACCGGAGGCCGCCGATGACCCTGTACAAGCCCGGCGAAAAGGTGCCCCGCTCGGGCATCTACAGGGTCGCGCACGATAGTCATCACGTCGAGCACGAGGTGACCTGCGTGTGGGGCGACAGGTTTCCGCCGTGCAATCACTGCGGCATGGCTCCCCGCTTCGTTCTAGTTCGCTCCGCGACCCACGTCGCCAACCACAAGCAGTTCAAGAGGTAGTCGCCTCACGTAGCGCCACGGACAGCAGCCAACTCGACAGCGAGAGCCCGGATTTTCGGGCTCTCGCTGTTAGGAGCACCTTCTGCCGGACCGTCACCCGCAGCCGAATCATCTCGTCTTTCGTGGCCGGCTTCTTCTGCGATCTAGTCATCCGTGCAATGTAGCTACATGTGCGCCACATGCAAGCGTCAGTAGCCTGTAGTCACAACCGTCCCACGGCCGTATGCGCACTCTCTCTGCCGCTCAGCGCCGTCGGATCGTCGCAGCACTCGTCGAAGGCAACAGTATCCGTGCCACGTGCCGCATGACGGGCATTGCGAAGGGCACAGTGCTGAAGTTGCTAGTGCAGCTGGGCGCTGTCGCTCGTGCGTACCACGACGAGCACGTCCGCGCGCTCGCGAGCAGGCGCATCCAGTGCGATGAGATCTGGTCCTTCGTTCATGCGAAGGAGAAGAACGTCCGGCCGGAGTTGCGCGGGACGCCGGGCATCGGCTCTGTCTGGACGTGGACGGCGATCGATGCGAACACGAAGCTGATCGTCGGCTACCACGTCGGCACGCGCGACGCGACATGCGCGTACGAGTTCATGCACGACGTGGCGGCGCGCCTCTCGAACCGCGTGCAGCTGACGACCGACGGGCACCGCGCGTACCTGTCTGCCATCGAGGCCGCGTTCGGCCCCGACGTCGACTACGCGATGCTCGTGAAGATGTACGGCGCGGTGCCGCAGGACGAGTCGCGCTACAGCCCGCCGGCCTGCATCGGGATCGAAATGGTGCCGGTGACGGGCGAGCCGGAAAAGAAGCACATCTCGACGTCGTACGTCGAGCGGCAGAACCTGACGATGCGGATGAGCATGCGCCGGTTCACACGCCTCACGAACGCGTTCAGCAAGAAGTGCGAGAACCACGAGCACGCGATCGCGCTGCACTTCCTGCACTACAACTTCTGCCGCGTGCACCAGACGCTGCGCGTGACGCCCGCGATGGAGGCCGGGCTCGCCGATCACGTCTGGGATCTGGACGAGATCATCGCGCTCCTGCCGAAGCCGACAGTGGCGCCGTGGGGCTCGAAGAACCGCGTCTAGCCGTGGAGCCACGACGCGAGCGCCGCCACTGCCGTAGCAACAGCGGTGAAGATCGAGACGAGGAGCGCCGTCACGGCGATGCGCCTGTCGTGAGCGCGCTGGTCGGCGAGCCTCTCCTCGGCCGCGTCAGCGCGCATCTCTGCCCGGATGGTGTGAACGTTACTACGGGCGCGTTCCAGATCATGCCGCACGAGCGCAAGCTCCCGCTCGGCACGCCACACCAGACCGAGCGGTGGAATGCCCTGCCGAGCGTGAAGTTCGGCGATCTTCACGAGCAGTTCGCGCTCGCGTGCTTCCAGCTTGTCCTCTTTGGCCAACGCAGTCGCAAGCTGCTCCCGCAGCGGCGTTGGATCGACCAGCACGCGCGCGAGAGTACAGCAACATCTCAAACTGACCCACTACCGTGGACAGCCATGGAAGCTGCGTTTTTTGTGTCGTTGACGGCGCTCGTTGCAATGCGGGGAAAGAAGGCCGTGGCGCGACGAGATGAGCATCGCGTGGAAGAGGCAGCGGCCGATCGCATGATCGACCAGATGCTCGCGGCGATGGAACAGCGCGTCGGACGCTCGTAGCGCGTCACGTCTTGTGGAGGTCGTCCGGCGGGACGTGGGGCACCGTTTCGAGCGCCTCGATGACCCTGGAGGCGCTCTCGCGTGCCGCTGCTGCATGCTGGGCAGCCTGCGCGATCGACGGCAGCATCCGCTCGCTCTGCCGACGGCGCGTCCTCAGCTCGCCGCGGAGCGCGATCCACGAGTCCCATGCCGGCTGCCCACGCAGCGCGCTGTCGAGCGCCGCGATGTGCCGGTCGAGTTCGTCCCGATCCATGGGCGACAATGCTACCCGCCCTTGACTCGGAAGGCGACCTCGCGGCATCGTAACGACGAAAGGCTCCCCGAAGGGAGCCTCCGTCGGTCGGGGTAGGAGTATGCAGCTCCGGGTCCCCGACTAGGTGACCGATGAACACCTGTCAGACACCCTACCAACTCGCCCTGCCCGTGTCCAGCGTGGGACGCCCATGAGCGTGCAGGTCCCGGTCCGCTCGGCGCCCGCGCTGCGGCGGCTCTACGACCGGTACAGGCATGCGAGCGCGGCCAGCCTCGTCGTGACCAAGCGCAAGCCGGGAGAATGGCTCCGCGTGGCCCCTGGCAGCTCCGACGGCGCTGACCTGGCGGCCGCGCTCGGTGTCGATCTCCAGGACCACGAGGCGACCGATGACGCCCTGAGAGCGATCTCCGGGCGCGACCTCGCCTGGTTCCTGAGCGTCACCTACGCGCTCGACGTGCGCCTCTCCTGGTGGCGCAGCAAGCGCAGTGCCTCCGTGAACCTCAAGTTCTGGGTCTGCCCGCCAGACAGCAGATCCACCGGGCGCGAAGCGAGCCGTCACGAGCTGCCTGAGCCAGTCGAACGCGCAATGACCCTGCAACTTGACGACACAGCAACCCAGGCCGGCATTTCGAGCGAAAACGGAATTCCAGTCGTCTGCCGGCCTGGGTATGGTGTGCCACTTTCGGACGAGTGGCCGGTGACGGAAGGCGAAGTTGTGCCACTTCCGGACGACGAGCCGGTTTCAATGACACTGCCCGACGGATCGCCGCTGCCGGACCTGTCGGACATGCTCGACGGATGGGAGATCGCGCAGCGGACGGACCTCGTCGACGGCGACTCTCTCGACGCGCTTTTCCCCTCCGTCCCGGTCGACTTCGACGCGGTGATCGCGGACGCCGAGGTTGAGGTTGCGCTTCGTCAGATCCGCGCGAACGCCGAGGCCATCGCGGCCTCGCCGCTGCCCAAGCGCGAGCAGCTCATCGCACCGTGGAAGACGATCGCCGAGCGCGTCGTCGGCGAGACGGTCGACTACGCTCGCCACTTCCGTGCGACGAGCGCAAAGCAGCAGCTCGTCGTGCTCGCGCCGTCGCCGGGCACCGGCAAGACCGTCGGCATGACGCAGGTCGCGCGCGACGAACAGCTCCATCGCCGACGCGTCGGCTACGCGGTGAAAGATCGCGAGTCGATCCCCGAAGCTGTCGCTCGTCTCCAGGACGGCGACCGAGGCGTGCGGCTGATCGTGATCGAGGGACGGCACGAAGGGAACTGCGTCGCGATGCCCGAGGTCGCTGCCGCAACGAACGCCGGCTACTCGCCAGCGACGACAGTCTGCCCGTCGTGCGAGAAGTATCCGCGCACCGAGCGGTCGGCATCCTACGCGTGCGCCTACTATCGCTCGCGCATCGACGCGTACCGAGCGCATCGGCTCGCACGCTTCGGTCAGGTGCCGCCGATCATCGTCACGACCCACGCGTCGGCGGTGCAGGGCAGCATGATCATCGACAAGCGCTGGCAGGAGTTCTGGCGCTTCGACTCGTTGCTCATCGACGAGGACCCGACCGATGCGTTCGTCGAGACCGCGCAGATCGCCGAGACCGCCCTGACCTTCTGGAAGCTCGACGAGAAAGGACAGCCGACGGCTTCGTCGCTCGGCACGACGGTCTTGCGCGAGGCGATGCAGCTTGCTCGTGTCGAGCGCAACGAGTGCGCGAGCCGTCAGTGGTGCGCGCCACACTCCGACGAGCCGAGCCCCGTCCACACGCGCGAGTACGGGTCCGCCTACGCGGGCGTCGAGCTACACCGACTGCTCGATGCCGTCGCACGCAAGCACGGGCACAGCGCAGAAACCATCGCTGCGGCAGTGGTAAACGACTACGCCGAGCAGCCGATGAAGGGCGAGGTCATGAGCATGGATGCGGTCGCGCTCGCCGAGAAGTACCCGGTGCGCACGCTCGCGCACGTGTACGCGGCGCTGCGAGCCGAGATGACGAGCGTGCTTGAGGCGCGAGCGGCCGGCATGGCGATCGAGCCCGCCTACCAGGTGCACCTCGACCTCGTGCTCGACGACCGCGACGAGGTCCATGGCGTCGTCACGGTAAGGCGCATCCGAACGTACGCGGTCGCCGACACGAACATCTGGATCGGAGACGCGTACGCCGACGTGAACCACTACCGTCGGCTCTTGCCGGGGCGAGAGCTGCACCTGGTCGACCATCGAGCGGTCTGGCCCGTCGACGCGACGCTCGTGCGGATGATCTGCCACGCGGGCGTGAGCGAGATCGACAACCAAGCGAAGTTCCGGCTGCACCTCGACACGAAGCTGCGTCCGGTGCTCGAACTGGAGGCGGGACGCTCCGTGCTCTTCTACGTGCACAAGGTGCTGCGCGACGAGCTACGTGAGTGGCTCGACGCGAACGACTTCGGGCTCGACCGCTACCACATCGAGCACTGGGGCTCCGGACGCGGCAAGGACATCTACCGCGACGTCGACACGTTCGTGGCGGTGACGGAGTACGTGCCGAGCCTGAGCGGCATGCTGCACGAGGCGAACTTCCTCGCGAGCGTCGCGAGCGAGAGCAACACGCGCATCGAGCACTGGTCGGCGACCGCACGTCAGCAGCGACGTGGACCGACGAGCTTCGCCGCGTCGCTTGCAGACGCGCACCCCATCTACGCCGCGACCGTCGCGCGCAAGGCGACCGACGAACTCGCGCAGGCCGTGCACCGCATCCGCCCTGCGATCCCCAGCGAGCGTCCCAAGCGCGCCTACGTGCTCGGGCATCGGATCCCGTGGACTCAGGAGCTGCTCGCGGCGACGTGCGCCACCGCGATCATCGCCGAGGAGAACGACGTCGTCGTGGAGGTCGAACAGGCGAGCGTCGGTCGCGGCTCGCGCATCGAACTCGCGTCAGGACTCGTGTGTCTCTCAGCCGCCGAAGTCGCTCTGATCGTCGAGGACTCGTTCCAGCTGTACGGTTGCTGGTCGAACGCGTTCGCGCATATGCTCGTCTCGTGCCAGAGCTGGCGCGATATATCGGTGGCACAGTCTGCCCATCAGAGTGACGCGCTTTTGCTCCAATTACATGTTCTAGGAGCAACGCCGCGCAACCTCGCTCAAGTCCTCGCTCCTCCCAGCAACTGGCACGAGCTGTCGGAGCGCGTACGCCACAGCAGTCGCACGTACGCTCGCGGTGTGGAGCTGGCTGTGCAGCACCTGAGCGCAGCTGCACCGCTGGGCTCTGGCACAGCTCCGCACCCGGACCACCGGGGTGGCAGAGGCTACCAGTACTGGGGCTCCGGGGAGCGCTTCGAGAAGATCCTCAGGGCGCACTACACCCACACCGCAGAGAGGGTCCCCTTCTGATGTCGCGGCTAAGTCGCTCCAGGATGCCCCAGGCCGCGTCGGAGCCCCGAGACGCCGCGAACGTCGTCGAGCACGTCCTGACGGTCCCCGAGGCGCTCCTGGCTTGGGCGGCGGAACCTGCGCGGGCGATCGCCATGGCTCGACCCTACGCAGCGGAGGTCACGCAGCTGCTCAGCCGTGGCGAGTTGTCACAGCCCGAGACCGAGGTCTTGCTCAACCGGCTCGAAGCGATCGCCTCGGAGGCGGTCCGCGAGGGTCGCGCGGACCTGCTCGTCGGGCTCGACGTCCAGACGGCGGAGTGGCTGGGGCTCACGTTCGTCGTCGAGGCCGCCCACGGGCCGATGGAGGTCGGGCCGGACCCGGCGACCCAAGCGTTCCCCGCTCGCGAGCCCGAGTGGACCTTCGGCGAGGTCGCGGTCGTTGCCGCCGCCGGGCCCGATGCCGTCGATCTCGCCGTGCGCGCCAAGGCCCTGCTCGCTCAGGCGTTCGGTCCGGATGCCGACGAGGACGGTCGAGACTTCACGTGCCCCCGCATCCGGGCCGTGACGCTCGCGGAGCCCGAGTCGTGCATCGCTTGCGCTGGTCCGCTTCGGGCTGTTAGTGTTCGCAGCAGCGCGGGCGCCTACTGCGTGCGCTGCTGGAGCGAGCTGACGTCGCGCTTGCCCAGCCACCTCGTCGAGATCTTGCAGAAGGCCCCGAAGTCGAAGCGCACATGAGGGACTCCTCCGGAACAGGGACACGTGGCGCCGAGTTCGGCGAGGTGCAGCCGACTCTGCCGAATGCGCTGCTGAGGGTTGGCGGCAAAGACCCCACCGTACGCATCGACCTCGGCAACGATCAGGACACGCTGGAGAACGGGCTCATCGTCCAGGTCACGCCCGACGGCGCGTTCAGACCTGGCCAGCAGGTGATCTTCTACCTGACGGTCTACAACGGATCGGCGACGCAAGATCCTGCCGCGCCCTGGATCAACTTCGTCCGGCTCAAACCGTGGTTCAAGAGACCGACGCTGGAGAAGCGCGGTCCGGGCGACGCCGGCAACACCGCGGTCGTGCCTCCGGGCTTTGGGTGGATCGGCCCGGACGAGAACACGTTCGGTTCTGGTCCGATCGCAGCGCCCGCGCAGTCGTCCGTGAAGGCCGAGAACAACAGGCTCGTGTGGTTCCCCGTCCCGAAGATGTTCGACACGAACGAGTGGTCGACGAACACGCCGCCGCCCGCGATCGCGCCTCCGCGGCACTCCGACTCGATCTTCCTCGACGACGTCTGGACGATGTACCTCCAGGACCCGAACAACCCCGCCTACGCGGCGACGCGGGGCCTCACGCAGCCGAACTACGGCCGTAGCGCGAGCTTCATGTACGTGTCGCACGGCTACGCGCTCGGCCTGACTCACCAGTTCACGCTGAACACGACCGGAACAGTGCCGCACCTGTTCATCGACATCTCGTGGGTGACAGGGACTCTCTGAGGTGTTGCCGCCACGGTGGCGGGCAAGGACGCGACTCGTACAACCGTAGAGAGACCTGATGGGCTCCAGATACGAAATCCACATCGGGCCGCAGGGCTCTGGAGGCAGCGGGCCACCGCCAACCGTGGACGACCACTTCGCTCCCAAGTATCTCGTGGGCAACGTGCCAGCCGGTGATCCGAACGCCGCGCAGGCAGCGCCGTTCGTGTACATCCCCGATCCGGGCGACGGCAGCGGCATCGCTGCCGCGCTGGCCCAGCCGAACGGCCCTGGCGATGTCTGGATCAGACCCGGGACCTACGACCTCGGCGCGGGCACCACTCCGCCGCTGTTCGTGCCGACTGGTGTGCGCGTGCAGGGCTCGGGGCAGTCGACGATCGTGAAGGGCAAGACGACCGGCGACCAGGGCGTCTTCGTGCTGTCGCTCGGCTCGACGCTGTCGCACCTTCAGTGCGAGGTCACGGCATCGGACGCGGGGAGCGTCACGTCGATCGCACTGATCCGCTCGATCAGCGCGCTGCTCATCGAGGACGTGCAGGTCACGTTCGCGACCGCGGCTGGCGGTGTGCTGCGACAGGGCATTCGTCTGGAGGCGACAGCTGGCGCTCCGAAGCAGACGAACGTTCGGAACGTGAACATCGTGTGCACGACGACACCGACTGGCATCGGCAGCCCGACGGCGTGTATGTGGGTCGATGGTACGCCGCCCACGCAGGCATACGGAGATCTCGATACCGTCTTCTGCCAGGGTGGTGACGTCGGCGTCATCAACAACGGCCTGTTCATCGGCGACAACATCGTCCTGTTGAACTGGTACCAGTACGGCATCTGGACCCAGCCCGGCTCCGGTGGCGCGCTCAGTCAGATCCTCAACGGGTACGTCATCGCGAACCCGGCTCCGTCCGCCAACCCCATAGGGGTCTACGTGCAAGCAGGCGGTCTGGCCGCTCGATCGGTCTCGCTTCAGCTCGGCGCGACTGCTGGAGGCGTCGGTGTGGCCATCGACGGGGCGAGCGGGCAGGTCAACTTCGGCACCATCGAGAACTGCACGATCAGCTGCGACACGATCGGCGTCAAGCTGGGCAGTTCCGGCGGCCTCGCGGTCAACGGCACTACGGTGCGCGACTGCGAGATCGTCACGGGTCAGTACGGCGTGCTGGGCGGCAACCTGTCGACCTCGCACATCACCGACAACGACATCACGTTGAACTCGGGTGGCAGCCAGTCTCCGGTCGCCGGCATCCAGCTCGTGAGCGGTGGCACACGCGACACGGTCGAGGACAACGCGATACAGGTGAACGACGGCGCCGGCGCAGCGTACGCCATCGACAGCGCCGCGGCGGAGGTCACGATCTCGGGCAACGCGATCATCGGCACCGGGGCGGGCGGGATTCACGTGCACGGCCAGCGCCACACGTGCGTCGGCAACGTCATCCAGGCCAACGCCATCGGGACCCCGTGGACTGCGATCCGTGTCGAGGCCGGTGCTGGCTGCACCGTCGTCGGCAACTCGTGCAGCAACTCGAACGCCTACACGCTTGCTCCCATCGTGATGGCGGCCGACCTCTGCACGATCGGAAACAACATCACGTCCGTGACGTCTGGTGCTCCGGGCGCGACGCCGGGCATCTCGATCAGCGGCAGCAACAACACCTGTCTCGGCAACACCTGCAACGGGTCGAACACGGTGCCGGTGTCCGACACAGGCCTCGGCAACGACGTCGCACACAACATCGGCGTGTAACCCATGGCGATCAGAACACCGGGTCTTCAGGTCAGATCTCAGTACCACGCGTACTGGGGTCAGTACGCCACGACGACGGCGCTGCCGAACGGGTCCGGAGCGCCACTGCCGGCGGCCGACTTCGATCTCGAAGCGGGTGATACGGCGTATGTCACTGGGGCGCCGGCTGGGCTCTACGAGTGCATTTCGGCGGGCACGCCTGGCGGCGGTGACGCGGTCTGGGCGGGCGTCGGCATCGGTCCCTGGTCGAGCGTGCTCTACGTGGACGGCGTGCGCGGCAACGACACGACCGGCCAGCGGGGCAACATGAGCTTGCCGTTTTTGACGCCGCAGGCCGCGCTCAACGCGATGCAGACTGGCGATGTGGTGACCCTGGCGCCGCAGACGTTCGTCCTGAACGCGCCTCTCACGGTGCCGGCGGCGGTCAGCTATGGGTCCTGCTACGGCTACCTCGGCGCGACATTCGGGCGGGCCAACTCGTTCTCCGATGGCATGCGCACCGTGCTCGTGGCGAACGGCATCGCGGAGCAGTGGAATCTGAGCGCGACCGGCGCGGGCGTCGGGCTCTCGGCCTTCACGATCGGCGCGATGCTGCTCGGTCCGACAAACAACCACTTCGTCTTCGCGACGACGCAGAACGTGCTGTGCGATGGGACGCTCTACGGAGCGCCGACGTCGACGTTCATGAACAATGGTCTCTGTCTCGACAGGATCCAGATCAACGACGCGCCGTCGCTGTCGGTCGTCTTCAAGTACGTCCGAACGGCCACGATTCAGGACTGCAACTTCGCTTCTGGTGCCATCTCTCTGACGGGTGGTGCCACGACCATCATGCGAACGTTCGCCCGTGCGCTGCCGTGTACGATCATCGGTGACACGACGGATCCGCTGTCGCCTACCAACTTTCCGCAGCTGTCCATTCTGATTGCCAGCATCGTCGGTGGATCTGGCGCCTCGGCGACGGTTACGTTCACCGGACAGAGCGCGCTCGTCGTCGACGACACGAGCAGCGTTGGTGGTCTACGTAGTCAGAACTTGGCGGTCAACGGTGCGTTCGTGCCGTCGATGTCGTGTACAGGCAACATTGGAGGCGCAGGCGCAAGCGGGGGGTTCCAGGCCGGCATCGACTTCAAGACGAGTGGACTACCGGATACGGCCACGGTGCTCACCTTCGACCTGCGGGGATCCAAGTGGATGGATCTTGGTGGCGCGGGCATCGGCGGCGTACCTGCGATTCGCGCCATCGTCACGGGGGCTGCTCCGGCGAACTTCCAGACGATCAAGTGTGACGACACCACGGCGCTTCCGGGTATCCTCATCCTCGCTGACAGCAAGATTCACATCACCGGTCGCGGGGCCATCTGGCCGCAGATGGTGCTCCAGACCCCGGGGACGACGACCGCAGACGGCGACATCATCCCGCCTGCGATCTCGGGCACCATCGACCTGCACGCCGGCGGCACCGTCGCGCAGACCTGGGTGGGCCTCGGCTACGCGGGCTTCGTTCGTGCGGGCGCGGCGCCCGACGTCGTGCTCCTCACGTCGAGCGCTCAGGGCGCCGACGCCGTCGTGAAGTCGCCTGCGACCACGGGCTTCACCACTGTCTCGACCGCGGTCGCGGGCAACACCGCAGCCAACTGGGAAGCGATCTGGAAATGACGCCCACGCACGATCTCTTGCTCGCGAGCCGTGGTTGGTGCGCAACCATCCGGGAGCGGCACGCGCTCGACCAGCTCGCGCACAAGGAAGGCCGCGCTCATCAGAAGGTCGACCCCGAGGCGCATCCCGACCTCGTGCCCGGCATCGGCGAGAACGGCCAGGTGACGGCGTGGGTCACGAACTGGATCGCCTTCCGCATCCGGCGCGTGGCCATCGAGCAGTCGCAGGCCAAGAGCAACGCCGAGCGCGTCCTCGCCGAGCTGCCGGAAGAGCACGCTGCACGCGTGCGTGACGAGTGGGCCATGCGCGACTACGGCGCGACGCACGAGGTCACGCGTGCCCGTATCGCCGCACTGAGGGCCAAGGTCGAGGTCGACCCGAACCGCACCGAGGCAGATCGCGCGGAGATCCTCAAGATGCTCGACGAGCAGCAGTCGTTTCTCACGCGGCACGAGACGACGGCGGTCGGACGGGCAGCGCTGGAGCGCAGCGAGGCGGAGCAGACGCTCGCTGATGCGAATGCGTACCTGAGCGTCGCGCAGAACGACCTCATCCTGCACTACCGGACGCAGCTCGAAGGAGAGCTGAAGGCCGCCGGCGCGACGAGCACGACATGAGCACTACGACGGCCGGCGCCTACCAGAAGATCATCCAGTACCACGCGTACTGGGGCCAGTACGTGTGGAACGCGGGCGCCGTGAACACGTTCGACGGTCGGACTTCCGACGTCGGCTCGACCAATCTGCCGAATGCGCCGGGCAACCCGCTGGCAGCGCCGTTCTTCCAGAAGCTCCAGTCGGGCGACACGGCTTCGACGACGGAGGCGAGCGCGGACGGGAGTCAGATCGGCCTCTGGGTCTGCATCTACCCGGGCGCAGCGCCTGGGGACGGGCTCGCGGTGTGGGCCCGCAGCGACAACGCGCACACGATTCGCGATGCTCACGTCATCGTGGTGGGCCAGAGCGGATGGCTCGCGGGGCTGGCGAATGCCGGGCAGCCGCCGCTCCCGGCCAACAACCTCGACCTTAGCCTCGCGACGGGCGACGTCGCCTCGGTGACGTGCGACTACCTCGACGCGGGCGACGGCGCGGAGTTCGAGCAGGCGCTGCTCGCGGCCGCGGCGTCGGGCTCTCCGATCGACGTGCGCTTGCGCCCGTGCGACATCGAGCTGACGGGAACGACGACGGTGCCGGTCACGCTGCCCGCCGGCTGCCGGCTCATCGGCGCTGGCATGCACGTGAGCACGATCGCGAGTCGCTCGGCCGTCGGAGACGACCAGAGCACGCTGATCGTCGAGGCCGAGGCCGAGTGCATCGACGTCGGGTTCGTGAGCCCGAAGGTGACGGGTGGCGCGCCCGGCGGCACGAACACGTTCGTCGTGAGCGCCGGCGGCGCGTACACGCGGTTCAAGAACTGCTACTTCGAGCTGGATGGTGCAGCGCGAGTCGCTTACGTCGCGCTCCTCGATGCGACGGCGACCGCGCTCGTGATGGACTGCTCGTTCCTCGGTGAGGACCAGACGAGCAACGCGACTCCGGGCACCGCGGTCTGGATGGGAGATCCGAGCGGCAGCTTCGTCACGCCCGACCACGACTTCGTGGTGCGCGGGTGCACGTTCGACACGTGGAACCGGCTGCTGTTCGTGTACGAGGCGACCCGGGGCTCGATGTACGACTGCGAGGGCATCGTCGTGCGTCCGAACGACGGCGCCATCGGCGTGACGTGGACGGGGACTGGCGGCGGTGGGGGCGATCCTACGGTGCGGGTCGACAACGTGCGCGTCTACGTCTCGCCCACCGAGGCCGGCGGCGACACGGCCTACTACGGCATCCTGCTCACGCAGAACCGTGGCAGCGACACGATGGAGGCGCTCCAGTTCAGCGGCGTGCAGGTCATCTTCCTCGCGGGTGGCACGACTGTTCCTCGGTACGGCTACAGCATCAACGCCGGCTCCAGCGGCGTGCTCCAGGGCATGACGCTCGTCGGCGGCTCGGTGTTCGGGCACACGATCGGCATCGCCGTGAACGCGAACGGCGGCGGCACGGTCGAGGACGGTTCGATCGCCGCCGTGGCGCTCGGGACCCCGACCACGCTGGGCGGCGTCCCGGGGACGCAGATTCGCCTTCAGCAAGGCGGCGGCCTACTGTCGACGTTCGGCGTCTACAACTGCGCCGCACGCAACGCGCCTGCCGGCGGCTACGGCATCGACCTCGAAGCGGCTACGCCGTCGCTGCTCAAGAACACGATCGTCGTCGGCAACAACATCGTGCCCTCGGGCGGCACGGCGTTCCGCGACCAAGGGACCGGCACCGAGGCCGGCCACAACATCGAGTCGTGATGCGCAGCCGACTCAGCGCCGCGGAGCGCGCAGCCACCTTGCGCCCGGTGCTCTTGAGCGGCATCGGCCGCGGCGGCGGCTACGTCGACCCGAAGACGCTCGCGGAAGTCGCAGAGCTGCTCGGCACGACCGAGGAAGACATCAGCGTGCTCCGCTACGGCCGCGCCTCGACGGCCGTGATGCTGATGTCGTTCACGCAGCAGCTCGATCGGGAACGCGGGCCGAACAAGAGCGCGACGCTCGTGCTCCAACGGTTCGCAGGCAAGCCGGTCACGGTGCGCGGCGACGTCGTCTGCTTTCCCGCAGGCGCTCCGTTCAGCTGCTGAATGTGAGTTGCGTGTGTTGCGTATGTAGCGTACGCTCCGCGCATGATGACTGGTGTCCCGATGCGCTCCGAGAGGTGGTTGGTGGCGTGCGGCGCGTTCTGCGCGGCAGCGTGCTGGGTGGCTGGGTGCGCGCCGACGCCTGACGTTCTGCTCGACGTGTCGCCCGCGGCAGACGCTGCGCCGACCGGCGATGCCGGCTTCGTGGTCGACGCAGCGGATGCGGGCATGCTCGATGTCGACGGGGCCGTCGCGGGCGACGCGGATGCGCTCGGTGCGATCGACGCTGCCACGAGCGATGGTGACGGCGGCGCGACTGACGCCGCGAGTGCGAGCGATGCCGGCGTCGACGCGTCGTCGCCGGCGGTCGACGCCGCGAGTGCACTGTGCGGCAACGGCTACATCGACCCGGGCGAGGTCTGTGACCCGGGCGAGGTCTATCCGGATGGCGGCACCATGCCGATCACCGACTCGCCGTGGTGCCACGGGTGCACTGTGATCGGATGTCCTGGCGGCGGCATCGATCCCGTCACGAACTGGTGCGTGGTGGTCGCCGAGGGCATGGCTCCAGATCCGTCCACGATCAGGCCCGCAACGCGATGGCCGATGGTCTACTGGGACACCGCTGCCGAGCTGACGGGGCTGCTCACGGCGATCGCGGCGATTGGTCCGGACGAGCAGGGCCAGGTCGCGCTCAGGCGATTCGGCGGCGTGACGGGCACCTGGTACATGTACCGAGAGGACGGGACGTCGTTCGTTCCTACCGACATGCCCGCGTGGGTCGAGCGCTTTCCGCTGGCAGATCCGTCCTACTGCGCCGAGCTGCACCAGGCGGCTTCCGGCGCCCTGAGCCTCCAGCAGACGACGTGCGGGCGCGCCACTGACGTGAGCGCGCAGTTCGTGTTCTCGCCGCCGCCCGGCATCGCTCATTGAAAAACAGAGAGGCCTGTGCGGCGCGAGGCCAGTGCGGGGGCTTCGTGCCTGCGACTACTGCGCCGCATGCCGCGCTGTGGTCCCAGCCGCCGCCGAGCGAGCCAGTGCGGGGGCCTCATGCCCGCGACATGCCAGCGCAGTGGCTTGGTGCCTGCGACGCTTGTCTCCTCGGCCGTCGGTGCCGTCAGTCGCGAGGCCAGCGCAGGGGCCTGATGCCTGCGGCCGTGTTGCGAAGCCTGCGCAGAGCCGAGTGCCTGCGACTGGCGCGTGACGAGATCGGCTCTACCTTAGGCGGTAAGCCGCGAGGCCGGCGCGGGGGCTTGGTGCTCGCGACGTGCGGTCCGAGCACGCACCGGCAACGCCTGTGTTTGCAGGGCCAGCGCGGGGGCCGAGTGCCCGCGACCCCACTTCTGCGATCCTTCGAGGCCAGCGCGAGGGCATCGTGCTCGCGACCGCGGATCCGTGCTCGCGACCGCGGATCGCGGTGAGGATCAACGAGCCCGGCCGCAGGGGGCATCGTGCCGTCGCGAAGCCAGCGCGGGGGCCGAGTGCTCGCGACGAGGTCGTGGGGTGCCCGTGCTCGTGGTCATGAAGCCAGGCCGGCGCGAGGGCTTAGTGCTTGCGACGAGAACTGTGAGCACCACGTCGGCTCAGCAGAAGGCCAGCGCGGGGGCCGTGTGCCTGCGACGGCGAGCCGGGCGCGCACCGACAGTGGACCGTCATCCGTCGCGAGAGGCCAGCGCGGGGGCCGAGTGCCCGCGATTGTCTCGTCGCGGTCATGTTGTTGCGACGACATCATCGTTGCAGGGCCAGCGCGGGGGCCTGATGCCTGCGACTGGGCCGTTGCAGCGCGGTGCGAGTGCCTGTGTCGCGAGGCCAGCGCGAGGGCTTCGTGCTCGCGACGCAGGGTTCGCCTCCAGAAGCGCGCGGCGCGTGCTCCTCCTCGTCGCGAGGCCAGCGCAGGGGCCTGGTGCCTGCGACTGGAGATCTGCCATTGTCGTTGCCGGCGCCGTCGATGAGGCCGGAAATCACGCCAGCGCGAGGGTCTCGTGCTCGCGACATCACAGGAACGCGACCACGGCTTGGCGCCGAGGGGCCGGCCCGGTACGATGCGAGGCATGACGACCCGCCGAGGCATGCTCTGGAAGACGCCGTGGAAGAGAGATCGCAACAAGGCGCCCCTGCCTCCCGGCGGCGAGATGGCCTTCTTCCAGAACTTCGACTCCGGCGCGAACAGTTCCGCGTACAAGAGCGTCGGCAACACGATGCTCGGGCAGTCGCTGCCGTTCTGGTTCGGCGCAGTGAGCGCGCAGCAGAACACGCTCACCAACTTCTTCGGCGCGGTCCCCGGCGCCGGCTTCGGCTTCTCAGCAGGGCTGCTCGGTGGCACGGCTGGCCTCGTCTCGGGCAATGCTGAGGCGGCTCCGAGCCTCGTCTCCAACGGCCAGCTCGCGGTCAGGCCTGCCGCCGGCACGATCGCGGTCGTCGCCATCCTGGCGATCGTCGAGCAGGCCGGCGCGGGCTACCGGCTCACGACGTACTTCTGTCGGCTCGGGCAGCCGATCAAGCAGACCGTGACGCCCTACGCGCCGCCCGGCGCGACGCAGCTCGTTCTGTCCGCGAGCACCGGGCTGATCCACGGCGCAGCCGGCGGAGCCGGCGTGCCGACCGCCGCCCAGGTCCAGTCGTGGTTCCAGCAGCTGAAGCTGAACCGCGAGGTCGGGGAGATCCCCGGCCTCACGTCGCACCTCTACTCCGCTACGAGCGTCTATCCGCTCGTGCCGGCCGTGCTACCGAACGGAGCGGGCGGCCAGAACATGGACTACACGGTGATCGCTGGCGCGCCGACACCGACCAACGTGCTGCTCGCCGTGTCGTTCCCCTGGTGAACGTGTCGGACACGTTGTAGGCTGCTCGTCCATGAGCAACGACGCCTTCAACCGCGGCATCTTCAGCGAGCAGAAGGGCGTGCTCGACGACGCCTTCCAGAACGCGACGGGCGTCGAGCACGCGACCGGCGATCTCAAGGAGGGCATCAGAGAGAACGTCGAGATGGGCGGCGTGCGCCTCATGAGCGACTGCAACTACTGCGGGCTCCAGTGGCGCGGCATCGTGAAGTGGCCCGAGATCGCCGGCTTCTTCACCGGTCAGCAGGTGCCGGGCACCCAAGCGATCAGACCCGGCGTGGCCAGCGCCTTCGGTTGCAGAAAATGCAACAGCGTCAACAAGTTCCTGATGCCGTGGGCGGACATCAACCGGTACGTGGCGATGGGCGTGGAGATGGGTGCGCTGCCGCGAGACATCTACAAGGTCCGCGAGCAGATCATGGCGCAGCGCGCCGCGCAGAGATCTGCACGCGGCAGATGACCGACATGCCTGCGCAGGGCCTCGTGCCTGCGACGCACAGCGCCGTGCATCGGCCTCAATCGCGAGGCCAGCGCGAGGGCCTCATGCTCGCGACGACCCACGCGTGCTCTACAGGCAGGGGCCGAGGCCTGCGACCAAGAAAAGCGAGGCGCATCCGAAAGTCTGTCCGCATGCAGAAGTCTGTCCGCATGCAGAAGTCCGTCCGCAGATCGGCAGTCGCCAGGCCAGCGCGGGGGCTTCGTGCCTGCGACTTGCAGTGGGAGATCATGTCCGCCGTTGCATGCCAGCGCAGGGGCTACCTGCCTGCGACGCCCAGGCTCCGCGCGTGTTTGAGGCCAGCACGAGGGCCTCGTGCTCGTGACTCCCGTGCGGCCAGTTCTTGCTCGCTCGCGAACCGTCCGCTTGACGACGGACGCCCCAAGGCCAGCGCGGGGGCCGAGTGCCTGCGACTTGCAGTGTGAGCAGTGTGAGATCAGATGGCGGCGCGCATGTAGAGAGCGTGGCGGCAAACACGGCCGGCGAGGCCGGCCCGTGACCGAGCGAGCGGCAGCGAACGGTAGCTCATTGCATCTTCTTCCGGGGACGATGGGTGGCCGCGCTGTCGTGGCTGCGACGGAGTTGCTGCTCCGTGGTAGTCCGGCGAGATCACGGGTCGGCCTCACCGACCGACTGCCGATCCTGCGACGCAGATCTGAGAACGACGCGCATCACGCCAGCGCGAGGGCCGCATGCTCGCGACAAGCGCTCGAACTCTACTAAGCCAGCGCAGGGGCCGCATGCCTGCGACGAGCACGCTCGCGATGACGCTCGCCGTCGCTCGGCTCGAAAGGCCATCGCGGGGCATCGTGCCCGCGACATGTGGACGGACGAGTTTCTTTTACAAGGCCAGCGCAGGGGCCCGTGTACCTGCGACGTCTATGGAGGCTGGGCCTCCTAGTCGGTCCACCCAAGAGCGAGCAGGCGCCGACGCGCGACGTCTCGATACCCCTGGACCGCACCGATCGCGTAGATCAGCGTGCCGCGCTCCTTCAACGTGAGTCCGCGAGTGGCCGCGGCGGCATCCATCATCGATAGCCTGGTGATCCAGGCCTCGAAGAACACGACATCGCCTCTGCGGATGGCATCGTAGGCATCACGCTCGCTGGTGTCGTAGAGGTTCTTGCCCCAGAGAACCACGAACTGCGGCAGTCTGCTGTACGGCACCGTGTGGCCGGGGCCCCACATCGCGTCTCGCAGGTTGCGCCACTGCGACAGAAAGCCGTGTGCCGAGCGCGAGCGCTTGAGTGAGCGCGGAACCGCGTCGATGACCTTGGGCAGGTGATAGACGCTGGGCCTGCCGCTCATCGCTGGGCGAGAAGAAACTGCTCGAACATGGGGTTCGCGAGCGCCTCTTCTCCACCGCCGAGCTTGCGATGTCGGCGCACGACCGCGATCGCCTGCTGTGGCGTCCAGGTCGGGTAGAGCTGGAGCAGCGTCAGGGCGACGAGGAGGCCAGATCTGTTCTTCCCTTGCATGCACGTCACGAGCACGCGCTTGCCGTGGCGCACAGCGCGGGCGATCTGCGCCGCGCTTTGCCAGAGCACGGGGATGACGTCGCGCGGGACGGGACGGTAGATGTCGTCGTCCATCGGCACGCGCAGGACCATCTTCCCGGCTGGCGCCACGAGCTTCGGCTGCGCTTCCATCGCCGAGTAGACGATGACGTCGAAGAAGCTGAACAGCCGAGGGTCCGCGCCCGGGTACGCGCCCTGCGCGAGGTGATCGCGTACGATCCAGTTCCAGTCCCGGTAGCTCACGAGCAGATGGTAGAACTTGTCCGACACCGTCGCAACGGGTACGGTCGGGACATGCCCGTGTACTCAGACACCGAGAGCGTCGACGAAGACCTGATGCGAGTGCTGACTGGCATCCGTGACCGCCAGCTCGACCTCGTGATCCTCATCGGCGCTGCGTGCGTCGACCGTCCGAACGGCGGCGCACTCGCCGAGTACGTCGTCGCCCGACCTCGAACCGGCGAGCCCGAGGTGCCGCCCGACCGGCTCTACGCGATGCTCAAGTCGTCGGCCCAGCACCTGCGGGCGATGGCGGCGAGCATGGACCAGATGGCCGACACGATCGCGTCTCCGCCGTCCGAAGACCTGAACTGATCACGCGCGGGCGCGTCGCCGGCGAACGACCGCGACCAGGACGAGCGCGAGCGCCCCGACCGCGGTAGCGCCGATGGCGATCGCGACGCCCATGCCGGCGCCTCCACGGGCCGCCTGGTCCATCACCGTCGCCATCGCCTGACCCCAGCCCTGCGCGGAGGTGGGCGTGAGGTGCCAGCCGAGCGAGTCGCGCGGCAGCGAGGTCGGCGTGCTCGGGTACGCGTCGATGTAGTTCGCGCCGAAGATCGCCTGGTTCTGCGTCCGCAGCGCATCTCCCACTTGCTGCGACGGCTGGCCGCTGCTCGTCGGCGAGGCGTCCGGCGGGTACTGCGGCGGACCGCTCATGTAGACGGGCGCGTGCACGCTGTCACGCATCTGGACGAGCGCGTTGCTCGTGGCCGTGCCGGCCGGGCTGTTGTGCCCGAAGATGAGCAGGACGAGATCGTTCTGAGCGGCCAGCGACGTGTACTGGTTCCAGAGCGACGGCGTGTTGACGTACGTGACGGGCGAGTCGCCGTCGTTGTGGATCTGCGTCACGGTGTGCCCAAGCGCGACGAGCGCGGCCTTCGCGGCGGCGCCGGGGTTGCCGGCCTGCGAGTCGCCGATGATCAGGATGTTCGCCACGTCAGCGTCTCCGCTTGCTCGTCCGACGACCGCGAGGCGAGGACACGTTCTTCTGCACGACCGGCACGACGTACTGAGCTTCGAGCGCCGACAGTGTCGGCTTCGGCGCCGGCGACGGCGTGACGTAGACCGCGTATGAGGTCTTGCTCGCTCGGCTCCGCGAGGGCAGCTCCTCGATCTTGCCGAACCAGTTGCCCACGCTCTGGAGCTTCCAGCCTATGAGCGCGTTGACCGCGTTCGCGGGCGTGGTCCAGCGTCCGATCTCCAGCCAGTTGTCGTCGTCCTTGCTCATCCGAGTCTCCGTGGTCGCGACGGCCGCCCGCCGCAGCTGATGCACTGTACGTCGTTCACGCCGTACTCGATCGACCGACCGAACACGTGTTCGGCGATCTTGTCGGCGCGACGCTCGATGCTCTCGGGCAGCCGTCCGTAACGGCGCTCGACCGCGGCGCGTCCGAACCGGAACTCCACCGCGTGCCCGAACTCGTGCGCCACGAGGCCATCGATGTACGCCTGCGGCAGCTGCTCCGTCTTCGCGGCGAACGCGATGACGAGCGGGTCACCCTTCTTGCAGTAGCCGAACTGCCGCTCGGAGCCGTGGCCGTTGTCGCTGGCCGCATGCTCGTCGAGGTGCAGCTCTACGGTGCCGAGGTCCGGCCACTCGCGCGCCGCCGCATCGAAGTGCCGATCGAAAGATCGGCGCACGCGCTCCATCGAGCCGTTGTGGGCTAGTGGCACCTGGGGGCCACGGACTCGGCGCACGCGCTCGTGAACCGACGGCTCACCGAAGTCGATGATGACGGGCATGTCGCGCTGGATCGACCACCTGACGTTCTCGATGTGCAGGTCTTCCGCGTGCACGCCACGCGCGGCCAGCCAATCGTAGCCCGCCAAGATGGTCCCCATCATGGCGTCAGCGTAGGCGCGCTCGCGCTCCCGAACGCGAGCCTCCTTGGGGTCGTTGCCAAGACGGGCTGTCCACTGCGGCACCACAGCATGGAGGCTCTTGATACCGCCGACACGGTCGAAGCACTGCCACTCGGACATCCGTTCGAGAGCTAGCTGGAGCAAGAGGAAGGCATGGGCGCGCTGCTCTTCTCCGGGTTGCTCGGCCGTGCCTTCGGCGAGGATCAGGTATCCGCTGGCACGACCCGGCATCCGCCAGACGCCGTAGACCTGAACGAGGCCCGGCACGGGTGCCTTGGCTCCGGCCACTAGCGCCGCGGCCCGGGCGTCGCTGACGTCGAACGTGTACTTGAGCACGCGACCGTTGGGTAGCCACCAGGCACGTGCGTACGCGCCTTTGCCAGCGAGGTGCTCGTCGTCCAGCCAGTCGGGCGGCACGTCCAGCTCGCGCAGCAGCCCGGTCATCGACCGCAGCTTGAGGGTCCAGTAGCCCTCGTCGGCCGGAGGCTGTCCGTTCGCGGTGACCCCCGCAGCGGCCTGGAGCGCTGGCGACAGGCTGACGATCTTCGGGTTCGACCGCACGAGGCGATCTTACCGCAGGGACATCGTGCCGTCCTTCTTGAACTCCACCATCGCGCCCGGGTGCAGATGCGTGAAGCCGACCTGCGCGAGCACCGTCATGCCGCTCGGGCTCGCGAGCAGCATGTCGAGGACCACGGCGTCCATCTGCATCTCGCGGTGCAGCGTCAAGATCAGCTCGGTCCAGTCGGCGGGACGCCAGCCGCGGTGATCCAGGATGTGCTCGCGCACGCGATCGAGCAGCTGGGGCGACTCCGCCGGCGGCCTCGTAGGCTCGCCATCGTCGGTCGTCTCGCCATCGTCGGGCTGCTTGCTGAACCAGAGGAGCGACTCGACGTCCAGATCTTCGGGGTCTTCCCCCGCGGCCAGCGCGTCGAGCGCTTCCTGGGGCCGCTGGATGCGCACGGGTGCACGCGGTGCGGGCGCCGGCGCCGGGGCCGCGATCGCGGGCTCGATCGCGCCAGCGGCGACGGCTTCCGCGAGCGTCGTAGGAGGATGCTCGACGGGCATGCGCGCGAGCCAGGGATGGTCGCGCATGCGCTCGGGGGCTGCGGTCAGCACCAGGTCTTCGGCTCGCGTGAGCGGCGTTGCCGCGTCCCGATAGAGGTCGAGGTGCACGGCGAGCGGCGACTTCTTGTGGTCGGCAGCCCCGGCAAGCGCCGCGGTCGCCATGCCCTGGCGAACGCCCTCGCTGAAGGCCCAGGTCTCCATCTTGGCGACGTTGCGGAGCACCTCGGAGATCACCTGTGGCGATGCTCCGCAGGTTGCGAGGCGCAGGTACATCTCGACCTTGAGCGCCGAGTATCGCCGTTCGTCTTCTTCGAGTCGGAAGTTCGGCATCAGCTGACCGCCGCCACGATGGTCACAGCTCTTCCTCGTCGAGCGCGTCGCCCAGGCCGCCGCTCTCGTCGTCGTCGTCGGGATCGAAGATCCCGGCCTTGCCCTTGTCCTCGCCGTACTCGGCAGCGCGCTCGCGCAGCGCTCGCGCGAACATGATCGACCACGCCTCGATGGTCTTCGGCTTCTGGTCGAGCCCCGCGATGATGTCGCCGGCGTTGGCTTCGAGCCACTCCTCGAACTCGTCGAATAGCACGCGCATGCGGCGAGAGTATGAAGAACGTGTCCGACAGGTCAAGTCCCAGATCTCGCCTCGCCTGTCCTCGCGGTGTAACCTCTCGGACATGAGCTACAGGGCCGTCCGACTCGTGCGTTCGGCGCCACGCCGCGTCTACGTGCGGCGCGGCCTTGGATTGCGGCGCGGCCTTGGGCAGTCGGTCCCAGCGACACCGGACCTCACGCAGTGGCGGCAGGACGTGTCGCTGGCCGCGCAAGCCGGCATCCCGGTACTCGCGCTCAAGGCGATCCGCTCGAACGAGTCCGGCGGCGACCCGAGCGTCATCCGCTTCGAGTCGAGGATCTTCAACGACCTGACGAACAACCAGTACGCCTCGCAGCCGGCGTTCTCGGGCGGTGCTGGCTACAGCGGGACGGGCACGTCGCTGCCGAACGCCTTTCAGCAGGCCTACCGGCTCGATCCGACGAACGCCGTGAACGCTACGTCGTGGGGCGCCTACCAGGTGCTGCTGCGTGACGCGGGGCCGCAGATCTGGGCGCAGGCCGGCAACGACCCCGCCCGCTTCATCCAGATGTTCAACGCCGACCCCGCGAGCGTGAGCGAGCAGATCTTGGTGAGCTGGTTCAAGAACCCGCAGCACGCTGCGGCACAGCAGGCGGCGCAGCAGTACGACTGGGTCACCCTTGCGCATCACTACAACGGCTGCGCGCTGCCGTGCGACACGTACGCAGGCCGGCTGGAGGACGCCTACAACGCGTGGCTGCCGCAGTGGCAGATCGTGCAGCCCGAGCTGGCCCAGCAGGCCGCCTACATCGCGATCGGCGTGGGCGCGGTCGGCATCCTCGCGCTCGCGGGGCTCACCTACGCGATCATGCGCCGCCGTCGTCAGCGAGCTGCGGCTGCGGCGGCACCCGCTCCAGCGGCGGCACCTGCCGCGGCCTGACCTATCGGGGACCGAACACGAGAGCGCCGATCGCCGCGACCTCTCTTGGTCCGACGATGCCGCCTGCTTCCGAGGCGTTCGCGCGTTGCTCCCAGGTCTTACGTGACATCGCGAACGCCCGGCGCTCGGCATCGTCGAGAAGCGCGATGCGGCAGCGCTGCTTCAGCTCGTGGCGCTCCTCATCCGTCATCGATCGCGGCCGCCGCCTGCGCGGCAGCCTTCGCTCGGACCTGGTTCAAGAGGTCTTCGACGCTCTTCGGGGGGCCCTTCATCCGACCGAGGTAGATCGCGGTCGTGTTCGGGTTCTCCTGTCCGAGCTGCTGCTGGATGGACTGGATCACCTCGCCGGCCTCGTCGAGGTCGTGGGCGAAGGCGTGACGGATGCCGTGCGTGTGCACTCGGTCGGGCGAGATCCCCGCCGTGACGGCGGCGCGCTTCACGATCACTCCGATCTGGTTCGGGTTCATGCAGCGGTGCGGGTCGAGGTGCATGTAGGAGCCGGGCCGGATCATCGGGCCGAAGACAGCGGAGTCGGGTCTGAGCGAGGAGAGGCGGTTGCTCGTGATCCAGTGCTTGCGCATCGCGTTGTAGGCCACCGTGGGCAGGTGGAACTGCTTGACCTTGCCGCCCTTGACCTTGATCCGGTACGAGCGCGGCTCGGTCTCGATGTCGAGGTCGCGCACGCGTAGGTTTGCGGCTTCGGCACGCCGGCGTCCTGTGAAGGCCAGGAACACGAGCACGGCGTAGTCGCGGCGCCCGATGGGATCGGTCGGGAGCGCACGGAGCATCTTCTGGAGGTCGACACGGTCGACTGGTTTGCTGCGTCCGTACGGAGACGGCGTGATGTCCTTGCGTGGGACGAGGCGGAAAGGGTTCGACGTGAGGAGCGGCTTTCCGCTCGTGTCCGGGGGCCGAGCGAGGAAGTCGAAGAACGCGGTGCACGCGGCGAGTCTCGTGCTGATCGTGCCGTCACTGAGGTCACGGCTGCGGAGCCACTTCTTGTAGTAGGCGGCCTCGGCGACCGTGATGTTCTCTGGGCAGCGCCAGTTCCACAGCTCGAAGAACTCGCGGATCGCAAAGCCGTAGGTCTTGGCGGTGTTGGGCGTCTTGCTCATCAAGAAGCCCGCGAGCGCGATCATGTAGAGCTTGGACGCTCCGGGGTCGCCACCTCCGAAGGCCAGCATGTCGGCCGCAGACCCGGGCGCCGTGCTTCGTACGACGATGTCCACTGTCCAAGGTTAGCATGCACTTGCAGGCCGAGAACCTGTCTGACACCATGTCGCTGTCGTCGGAGAAGCTGAAGGAGCACATGAACATCGGCGAGCTGGTCGAGAGCGGACGCGTGAAGAGCGACCTGAAGCTCAAGGTACGGGTTCCGGCGCGACTCCAGGACAAGTACGGCGTGCACACGCGCGGCATCTACGCGGGGCTCAAGCCGAAGGAGCCGGGCAGCCGCGTCCAGCTCGTGTACGTGCGCGTGAACGGCAGGCGCCTGACCTTCCGGCCGCAAGATCTCGAACTCGCATGACGGCCTCCGCGCTCGTCGTCGCGCTCGTCACGTTGGTGATGGTGCTCGGGACGGCCTGGGTCGTCGGTCAGGCGATGCTCGCGTATTGGATCGTGCGCGCGTCTCCGCCGCGGCCGGTCGCGGTAGCCGTGTGTTGGCGCTGGGACTCATGGGTTGCGACAGATGCGCCGCAGCAGCCTGGCCTGTGCGTAGTGCATGACGTGGGGCCCGTGCGCGTCTTCGTGCTCTACGGCGCGCCGAGCGAGTGAGTTGAAAGAACGCTTGACGCTCCCGTCTGCGTAGGGTACGGCGACAGAGTGATCCCCACAGAGCGACTGGACGCGCTGGACCGGGCCATCGAGCGCGGGGAAGTGCTGCGCAACGACTGGGCCCGGGAACAGGATGGTCATCAGCTGGCGTGCCTGCTCGCACATCTTTCGCCAGAGGTGGCGGTGGAGAAGTCGGCGGACGCCTGCCCCGCCAAGACCCTCGACCCGTGGTTCGCGCACCTGTTGCCGTGGATCGATGACGCGTGCTCACTCGAACGACGCGACGAGTTCCTGCGTCGCACGGCGGCGGTCCTGCGGCGCTGGGACGCACTGTCAGCCGAGACGCGTTGCCGGCTCGACTACGAATGTCGCGCGATTGCGGTGCGAGAGTCGCGGCTACGTGTGTCCGCGAGCGAAGAGCAGGCGCTTGCGGCAGTCGACGGCATGCTTGCGTTGCTAGACCGGGCGGCCGTGGGCGGTGAGGTCAGCGCGCAGGAGTGGTCGGCGGCGGCGGCGACGGCGCGGGCGGCGGCCGCACAGGAGTGGTCGGCGGCGGCGGCGGCGGCGGCCGCGCAAGTGCGGGCGGCGGCGGCGGGGGCGGCCGCGTGGGCGGCGCGGGCGGCACCGGCTTCGGCGCGGGCGGCAGCAGCGGCTTGGGCGCGGGCGGCGGCGTCCGATCGAATGATCGACCGCATGCTCACCGCCATGGAGCGCGAGTGCGCGAAGGTGACGCCATGATCCCTACGGAACGGTTGGACGCGCTGGACCGGGCCATCGAGCGCGGGGAGGTGCTGCGCAACGACTGGGCTCGGGAGCAGGACGGTCGCCAGCTCGCGTGCCTGCTCGCGCATCTTTCGCCAGAGGTGGCGGTGGAGAAGTCGGCGGACGCCTGTCCGACCAAGACGCTCGACCCGTGGTTCGCGCATCTGCTGCCGTGGATCGACGATGCGTGCTCGCTGGAGCGCCGCGACGAGTTCTTGCGTCGCACGGCGGCAGTGCTGCGGCGCTGGGACGCGCTGTCGGCAGAGACTCGGCGGCGTCTCGACTACGAGTGCAGGGCGATCGCGGTGCGAGAGGCGCGGCTGCACGTGTCTGCGAGCGAAGAGCAGGCGCTTGCGGCGATCGACAGCATGTTCGCGTTGCTCGACCGCGCGATCGCGGGCGGTGAGGTCAGCAAGCAGGAGTGGTCGGCGGCGGCGGCGTCGGCGCGGGCGGTGGTCGCACAGGAGTGGTCGGCGCCGGCGGCGGGGGCGGCAGCGGCCGCGCAAGTGCGGGCGGCGGCGGCGCGTGCGGCACAGCTGGCGACTGAGGCGGTGTTGGCGCCCGAGGTGGCGGCTCAGGCGATGGCGTCCGATCGCATGATCGACCAGATGCTCTCCGCCATGGAGCGCGAGTGCGCGAAGGCGGCGGTGACATGAAGCTCGTGCATGCGATCAAGCTGGCGCGTCAGTGCAGCCTGAACGAGCCGCTCACGCCTGAGCAGATGATCGCGATCTTCGTACTAGCCGAGCTGGGCGACCGGGTCGCGAAGGCAAAGCCGACCGTGCGAGCGCTGTATCGTGCCATCGACACGGAAGACCTGAACCAGCAGGAGCTGTTGGTCGGGACCGAGAAGGTCGAGGAGTAGGTGGAGGAGTGCGAGCTGTGCGCTCAGCCGGTCTCCGTCGAGCGTGTGATCGAACGCCCGAGCGCGGGGGAGATCGCCTACCTGACGAAGTTCTTCTGGGTCATCGACCCGGCGCGGCTCGTGTTCTGCAACGCCATCTGCCGGCGCCGCTGGCACAGCTTGCGGCGGCGAGCTACATGGATGGCCCATTCGGCCGACTGCATGTGCGCTGAGTGTCTGTAGGGTTCGAGAGGAGACAGGCTCCTCTCCTGATGGAGTGTGCGATGGGTAAGAAGGTGTTCGTGGGCGGTCTGCCTTGGGCGATCGACGATCAAGAGCTGGCGAACGTGTTCAAGCAGGTCGGTGCGGTCGTCGAAGCGAAGGTCATCACCGACCGCGAGACCGGCCGGTCCCGTGGGTTCGGGTTCGTGACGTTCGCGAGCGAAGATGCGGTGCCGCTCGCCATCAAGGAGTTCGACGGCGCCGAGCTGCAAGGTCGCAGGATCAACGTCAACGAGGCGCAGGAGCGCTCGGGCGGTGGTGGCGGCCCACGGCACTCCGGCGGCGGGGGCGGCCATCAGCAGGCGCCGCGTGGCGGAAACAGCGGCGGCGGGCGCCGCGATCGCGACGAGGGTCGCCGCGGCCGACGGCGCGAGCACGACGACTGGTAGTCCTGGGCTGCGCGACGGGAGAAGCGGACCGGCTGTAGTACAATCCGTCCATGGCCCTCGACGCGCAGAAGGACTTGATCTGGCTCTGGGGACAGCTCTGGACGACGCTGGCCGTGTCGATGCTCATCTACGGCGGCGACGTGACGAGCGAGCGGCTGTGGCGCACCCTGGTCCCGGCGACGCGAGAGGTCTTCGGCGGCAAGGAACCGGACAGCCTGCCGATGTACTTTCGCGTCTGGTACGCGACCCGGGCCGCTCATCCGCTCGTCGCCGGCGCGCTCGCCAGTCTTCTCCCGATTCCGCATCCCGTCTGGGTAGCGAGCCCGGTCACGGCGATGATCTGGTTCGCGCTCGCCGGCATGGGCAACGGTCAGGTGCACCTGCTGGTCGACGGCCTCACCGAGCAGACGCAGAAGATCGTGGGCCTGCTTGCGGACTGGGTGCGCCGTAGGCTGGGGCTCCGCTCGTCAGAGCCTCCGAGGGAAGACCGCGACCGATGACGACGCCCGAGACGTACGCCGCTCGCGTGAACAAGCTGCTCGACCAGCTCGACGTGCCGCTGGTGAAGCTGCACGTGTACCCGGAGGATGTGACCGTGGCGGGCGAGCAGGTCGTGATGTCGATGAGCGTGCTCGATGCCCGCTTGCGACTGGAGGTCAGCTGCTCAACGCTCGAACTGGTCCTTGCGCTACTTGAGGAAGTACAGTGACGCGTACCGAAGTGGCTCTGCTCGTGACCGCCGCCGTGATCCTCGTGGTCCTCGGCTTCGCAGCTGGTCACGGTTGCCGGCCGCCGCCCCCACCGCCGCCGTCCTCCACCGTCACCGGCATCGATGCGGGACCGGGCGAGCGCACGATCGACGACCGCCTCGATGGGTCGGTGCAGTACAACGAGCAGCTCATGCAGGGCATCGAGCACAAGTTCCAGGACGACATCGCTGCCTTCGACGACCAGCAGCGCGCTGACTACCAGCGCTTGCGTGGGCAGGACCTCGAAGCCGCGGCGCGGAGCCTCAGCGACTGGAATCACCAGCGACGAGCCGATGCGGGCGCGTCGAGCACGACCTCGCCATGAGGACGACGGGCATGCCTCCGTACGACGAACGAGAGCGGACGGAGCATCAGTACGTCTGCGAGCAGTGCGGGCGTGCCGGATACGAGTGGCCTACGGAGCTTCTGGCGAACGAGGTCGAGTGCATGGCCTGCGTGGAGTTGCGTCGGCGCGTCGCGCGACGCGAGGCTGAGTGGATCTTGTGGAAGGCGATGGTGAAGCTCGGCCGTCTTCCGGATCCCTTTGCGCCAGCGATCGCCAGTCGGTAGCCGCGCTCCGCGGAGCGCGTTACGCTGCGCCGATGCGGTACGTCACCGTCGCGGTGCTGTTCTGGTTGGTCGCGCCTGTGATCTGCGCGCAGGCGCCTGCTGCGCCGCCGTCCGCTGCTTCAGCGGTCGCTGCGGTGTCGACCGACCAGTTCCAGCTGCCGGTCCCTGGCGACATCCTGCCGCTGCATCGTGGTCAACCGGCGCCGCAGGACGGCCTGCTCGTCGCTGAGGACGACATGCTGCACATCCGGCAGGAGTACGACCGGATGCGGTTCCTGCTCGGGCTCATGACCCAGCACGACAGCGAGGTCTGCGACGTGCGCGTGCAGACCGAGCAGGCACGCACGCAGGCGGCGACCGACCGCCTGACGCTGACCAATCAGCTGTGGACGGCGCGGCAGCAGGAGCTGCTCGCTTCGATCCAAGCCGCCCAGCATCAGGCGCAGCAGGCGGCGCAGCGCGAGTGGTACGAGTCGCCGGCGCTGTGGGCGGCCATCGGCGTGGTGCTTGCCACCGTCGTCTACGCCGCGGTCGTAGAGGTGCGCTGAGGTGCGCCACGCCAGTGTTCAGGTCCCCGGGCGCGTGCTGTCAGTGCTGGTGCCCGAGACGTCCGCCGAGTTCCGCGACGGGGTGAACACGAGGGACTTCCGCGGCTACGACGGCATGCTGTTCGACTACCGCAGCCCGCAGCTCGTGGCGATCACCATGGAACAGACGCCCATCCCGCTTCAGCTGACGTTCTTCGGCGCGGACCGGCTCGCGCACACGGTCATTGCGGCCCCGCCCTTCAGCGGCATCTATCGGGCAAACTGGCCGTCGCGGTGGGTCATGGAGACGCGCACGCCCACGTACCGCGTCGGCGATGAGTTGCGTGTGTTGTGAGAACCTTGACGCCGCTGCCACGGCAAGGTACACGCGTTCTCTTGTGAGCGACGTGCGCCCGGAGATCGTCTCGTTCGCCTGGCTGATGGAGCAGAAGCTCCGACAGAGCGACGTGGCGGACGCGGACGAGCGCGAGGCCGAGCAGATGGTGACGCGGCTGATGGCATCGTCGCGTGAGCTGGTCTCGGCGATGCGCCGGAAGTCCGGAGTGGACGTCATTCGTCGCGAGGCCGCGGGGCTCGCCACCGACGCCATGAAGATCGCGTCGTTTGCAGAGCGCGTCGACGGCTACGACGGGCCGGACGTGTTCGAGCTGTTGAAGGGGAACAGCGCCGTCGTCTTCGACCGTGACGGGGAGGTCGTTGCGGCGGTGATCCCGGGCCCGCCTAGCGACGACATCGTCAGTCGCGGCGCGCTGATCGCTGCATGGCTGATGTGTGTGGACCGCGACAAGCTCGACGTGCTGGTGGCGGAGATCTTCCCGTCCGGAGCGAAGAGCTGATGGCGATGTCTCTCGTCGAGCGCGTTCGCAGGTTCAAGAACACGACCGGCACGTGCTCGTGGGGCGGCGCGCACGCAGGGCTCCATCCGGATGCGTGCGTCTGCAATCGAGAACCGGATGCGTATCCGGGGACGCCGCACACGCACTACGATGAGCCGCCGCACGAGTGTGCGCGCTGCGGGTGCACGGCGTACCAGCCGTGGCTCACGCTCGACTTCGTCATCCCGGGTCTGACCGTGGAGCCTACGACATGATTCCGCTCGAACGCCTCGATGCCCTTGATGCCGCGATCGAGCGCGGGGAAGTGCTGCGTGGTGAGTGGACTTGCGAGGAGGACGGGCGCCAGCTGGCGTGTCTGCTCGCGCATGTCTCGCCTGAGGTGGCGACGGCGAAGTCGGTGTCCGCCTGCCCCGCCAAAACGCTCGACCCGTGGTTCGCGCATCTGCTGCTGTACATCGACGATGAGTGCTCGCTCGAACGTCGCGACGAGTTCCTGCGACGCACGGCAGCAGTGCTACGGCAGTGGCACCGGCTATCCACGGAGACGCGCCGGCGGCTCGACTACGAATGCAGAGCGGTTGCGGTCCGTGAGGTGAGGCCACACGTGCCGCTGAGCGAGGCGCAGATGATTGTGGCGATCGACAGCGCCCTCTTGCTGATTGCCAGAGCATGCGCAGGCGAGGTACTCAGCGAGCAGGAAGGGGAGGCGGTGCGCTGTTCGTTGTTCGCCGTAGACGAGGCGATGCAGTTGGCAGCGACGGCGGCGGTCCGGTCGGTGGCAGCTAGCGCGTTGCCGTGGGCAGAGCGAGCGGTGTGGTCGTCGTCGTCGACGGTGGATCCCGCGGCAGCTGCGAATGCTGCGCGAGCGGCAACGCGAGCGGTGGTGGCATTCGCGTTCGATGTGCTGGAGCCGGCAGGCTCGGCGGCGGCGGTCGCGGCGTGGACTGCGTCCGCAGAGGCGTCCGCAGATCGAATGATCAACCAGATGCTCTCCGCCATGGAGCGGGAGTGCGCGAAGGTGGCGGCGTGATCTCCGTGGTCGACGTCGCAACGGAGAAGGAGTTCCTCGACCGCGCGACGGCCGCCGGCACTACGGTCCACGTTCTTCGGACCACCGCGGTTGCTCCTGTGCCGCTCGGAGGCGGGACAGTGCTCCTGCGTTCTGCCATCGCGCTCCAGTACTCGTTCGAGACCCATTCCGAGAACGGTGATACGCGGTGGGTGTATCGCGAGCGCTGCGTCGCGGATGAGCATGGCATCGTGGACCTCTCGAACGTTTTGCTCACGCGGATCGCGGACGCAGGCGTTCCTACGGTCGTGTTCACGCAGCGCAGCGGGTCGCTATGATTCCGGTCGAACGCCTCGACGCCCTTGATGCCGCGATCGAGCGCGATGAGGTGCCGCTTGCATGGAAGAAAGAGCAGGGCGGACGGGTACTCTTGTCCTTCCTCGCTCACCTTTCTCCGGTGTTTGCGGCGCAACCGTCTTGGGGGCTCCTGACGAGCCGACCCGGCGACTCGTTCTACTACGGCTTGGTCGAGGGGACGCTCGACCCGTGGCTTGCTGAGCTACTTGAGTGGATCACGCGTACCGGCTCGCCTGAGCGGCGCGACCGCGTTCTGCGTCGCACGGCGGCAGTGCTGCGGCGCTGGGACGCGCTGTCGGCAGAGACGCGACGCCAGCTCGACTACGAGTGCAGGGCGATCGTGGTGCGCGAGGCTAGACAGCACGTACCGGAGAGTGAAGAGCGCTCGCTCGCGGCGATCGACAACGTGCTCGCGTTGCTCGATCGCGCGATCGCTGGTGGCGAGGTCGGCGAGCGGGAGTGGTCGGCGGTGGAGGCGAGCGGGATTGCAGAGGCGCAGGCATTGAGCGCACGAGGGGGGAGCGTTCGCGCGCGAGGAGGGGACATTCATGACATTCGCGTAGCGTGGCAGGCTACACAGGCCGCATACGTTGCGTGCGAGCGGTTGCCAAGGGCCGCCAAGTACGCAGTGTATCGTGCAGTAGATGCGGCGCCGTTGACACTGGTACCGCGGCCGCCTGACGGGACACATTGGTACTTTTATGCACAATGTGTAGTTGCCGACCGGATCATAGACCAGATGCTCACCGCCATGGAGCGCGAATGCGCGAAGGTGACGACATGAGTCAGCCCGTGTGGCGTGAGTTCCGTGGGTACTCCGGATGTCTGGTCGCAGGCAGCCTGCGCGTGCTCGATCCACGTCATCCGAGCGAGCACTTCTCGTGCGCGGCGTACCTGACGGCGCAGGTCGAAGCTCCCTACTACGGCATGGTGCAGTCCTACGACGGTGCCGGCATCAGCGCTGGGCTCTTGCACAGCATCCTCATCTATCCCGCCACCATGGAGCAGGGTGAACTGGGGCCGGTGACGGCATCGCTGCTCGACGCGCTCGGGCCAAGCGGCACCTCGCTCACGAGCCTGCTCGCGGCACAGGGCTGGCACCTCGACCAGGGCGGCGTCTTCCGTGACGCGTCCGGCGCGGCGGTATCTGGACAAGCGCTCCGCAACTGGGCCGCGCCGCCTGACGGCAAGGTGCCGCAGTCGGGGCCCGAGTGGGATCAGGCATGCCAGGTCGCCTCCGCGTTCCATGCCTGCTTTTCGGACCCTGTCGGATTCGACGTCCAGGAGCAGCAGGCCGTGAAGTGGCTGCTCGCACGCTGCGGGCACGGCGTCGCGCTGAGCGCGTATCAGCACTTCCTGCCGGCCGGCAAAGCGCTGGACGGTCTCGCCGTCGCGGACCTGCCGCCGCCGGTGCACGTCGCCATGTGCGTCTTCAACAGTTTTCTCGTGAACAGTCCGGCAGTCGCGCTGCGCTGCTTGTCGGTGACGAGCCTGAACCAAGACCCGTCGTCGTTCGCGCACCAGCTGATCCGACGGCTCGGGACCGAGGGGCGCGACGTCTGGCACGACCAGCCGGGCGACGGGAACGACCGCTACGATCGCACGCGCGTCGCGGCGTGGATGCGGCCAGATCTGTTCCCCGGCTGCCACGACCTGATGCCGCAGGACCTGTAGGTGAGCGAGCCGGTCCCCGTGTTTCTGGGTCCCGTGCTCCTCGGCCGTCGCGTCGAGCTGGTGCTGGCCGGCAGCTACAAGGAGGAGCGTGGCGTCGTGATCGGGCTGTCGCCGCACAGGTCCATCCGGCTCGTGCCGGAGCATGCTGCGCGATACGACGCGAAGATCGGCGCCTGGCTGCCGACGAGGCCGCTGTCGGGCGAGTGGGTCCGCCATCGAAACGAGCTGCTGCGTGTCACCGTGCTCGACGTTCCGTGAGCCGACGCGAGTGAGTTGAAAGAACCTTGACGCCGCGCCCGCGACTACGTAGAGTCGGCGTTGCGGAGTCAAGGTGAAGTCCGAGCACGACATGGATGAGGCGAAGGAGGCGGAGCACGCGCGCCGGTCCTTGGCACTCGCTGCTGGCGTGTGGCTCACCATCGGCGTCGTCACGATCGTCCTCCTTTCTGCCAGCATCGATCCACCGTGGCCGCGGTGGCTGGTTGGCGGATCATTCTTCGTGGCCGGCTGCTGGGCGCAGTGGAAGTCGCTGCCGTGACGCCGGAACGCAAGGCCGAGTGCTACCGCATCGTCAGCGAGCGGTTCGCCGCGGGCGAGTACGACTACGTGAGCCGAGATCTGCTCGACGCCCTCGACGAGGCGCTCGCGGTGCAGGTGAGCATCGCGGAGGCCATGGGCCGCGAACCTTCGGACGGCAGCGACCTCGTGGAAGCCGTGCGACGGCTGGTGCGAGAGCGAGGCGAAGCGCTCGAAGACGCCACGCTGTGGCGGCAAGAGCAGGCGGAGATCGACGCAGATCAGAGCGCGGTTGACGACTGGCTCGCCGAGAACGCGCGCATCCGCGCCATGCCGGAGGCCGAGCGAACCGCCGCCGTCGCCGATGCGGTTGCCCGCGGCGTGTTCGAGGACGAGTCAGATCCGTCCCGGTACGTCGACATCGAGAACCACACGAAGCAGATCGCGGCGGCGATGCCTGCGTTTGTTCGCGCGCTCACGGCCGAGAAGGAGCAGCGTCGTCGGGCGGAGAAGGCCGAGCGCGAGCGCGATGAGGCGCGGCAAGCGGCCGAGACGTGGGAGCGTAACGAGACGCAGGCTCTCGTCGACGGGGCACGGATGCAGGAGCGCGCAGAGCGAGCCGAAGCCGCACTGCGCGACACGTGCGTCCGGGTCGCGGACGCGGTGCGGTTCGCCGTGATCCTGCGAGGGGCCGCGCCGCCCTCCGACGAGGACCTTGCGGCGATCGTGGACAACGTGCTCCGAGGTCAGCGGGGGACGACGACGACGCGTGGAGGTGGTCAGTGACCTCGGAAGAACGTGAAGCCAGCATTCGAGACATGTGCACGCTCGTGCTCGCGGGCGAGCGCGTGCCAGCGGCGTGGGGAGACGTGGCGTTCTTGCTCACTCTGCTCGACGCCGCCCGGAAGCAGTCGGTCGTCACCGAGCAAGGCCCGGCGGGCGCGTGGAGCGAGACCGGAACCGTCATCGAGCGCGCCCATCAGGCGGGCAAGGTAGGCGACTTCGCGGCACTCGTGAGGCTGTGCCTGGACCGCGGGACGGATGCGCTCTTCTACGCAGTGTCCGAGGGCGGCAGCGTGTTCTGCTTCGCCGAGAGCGACATCGTCGACCTGCTGGCGGCGGATGACTGATGAACGCGCCCGACATGACGTCCCTCTCGCGCCGAGATCGCGCCGCCATCTTGCTGGCGTTGACGTGGATTCGCGTCACGCCTGGTCGCGGTGGCGGTCCGCTGCTGGCGCGGGAGCAGGCGTGCGAAGCGCTGCGGATGGGAGGCAAGGGGGCGAAGGCGATCGCTGAGGCCGTGGCCAGCGCGAACTCGGAACTGGCGTCCGAGATGGCACGCAACGGCGACTTGTCATCGGAGGCACGCTATCTGGACGTGCTCGCCACGAACCGGCGGCTGGTCCGCGCCCGCCTCGCGCTCTTCCTGCGGACCGTCGTGCGCGTTGACGACGACGATTACGGATGTTGGGACGGAGACCGCGGTGGATGGTTGCCGCGGCCGTATCATGCTCTCTGGGAATCCGCACCACCGCATCGAAAGAAGGTCAGCCAATGAGCGTCAAGGTCTATCGCTATGGTTTGGGCGCACCGGTCGAGAACGAAGCGTTGGTGCGGGCGCAGCTGCGTGCGGCGCATCACTACCGCAACGCGCTCGTCGAGGTCGAGCGGTGGCGCCGCGCCGAGCACCGACGACTGCTCGGTGCGCATCCGGGCGTCGGGCCGGCGGAGGCCGCGGTGACGCTCGCCCATGCGGTGCTCGACGAGGCGTTGACCGCCGTCAAGCGCGTGAAGGGGGCGAGTCGCAGCGGTGCGGTGCCGTCGGAGTTGCGCGCTGCGCTCCATGTGGCGCGCTCCCGCAAGGCCGATGCCGTGCGAGCGTTCCGAGAGGCGCGAGCGGCGCTGCGCGGAGACGAAGCGCTGAACGCCGAGCGGGCGCGCGTCGACGAGACGGCTGCTCAGCGGCGGAAGGCCCTCCGAGCGTCCTGCGGCGTCTACTGGGGCACGTACCTCGGGATCGAAGCGGCGGATGAGCAGTCGCGCAAGCAGCCGCTCTACGACGGCGCGGAGCCGCTCGACCCGCGGTTCATGCCGTGGACGGGCGAAGGACGTGTCGGCGTTCAGTTCCAGGGCGGCCTCGCGGTCGACCAGGTGGTGGACGACACGCGCATGAGGATCGAGGACGCGCAGCCGGTGCGCGTCTCAAAGCTCGGGCGCGTGCTGCCTCAGCGTGATCCGTCGAGCAAGCGATCCGCCCTCCGCCGCTACGCGACGCTCGCGCTGCGCGTCGGGTCCGACGACGATCGTGGGCCCGTGTGGGCTCGCTGGCCGCTCGTGCTGCACCGGCCGCTCCCCGAGGGCGGCGTCCTCAAGTGGGCACACGTCTCGCTCCGGCGGATCGGTCCGCGCGAGGAGTGGTCGCTGCTTTGCACCGTCGAGAGCGAGGACCGTCGCCCGCTGCCGCCGCTCGAAGCCGGAGCGGTCGCGGTCGATCTCGGGTGGCGGCAGATGGACGACGGCTCCGTGCGCGTCGCCTACTGGCTGGGCCAGGACGGGCAGGAGGGCGAACTGCGGCTCTCGCCGCGCGACCTCTCCGGGCTCTCGAAGGCGGACGAGGTGCGGGCTGTCCGCGACCGCGCCTTCGATGCCGCGCGCCGCGAGCTGCGTGAGTGGCTCGCCACGAACCCTGGTCGACCGTGGCTGAGGACGAGGTGCGAGTGGATCGACCGGTGGAAGGCGCCGGGCCGGCTCGCCGCGACGGTCGTGCAGTGGCGCGCGGACGGCTTCCGCTTCGAGGGCGACAAGGAGATCTTCGTGAAGCTCGAAGCGTGGCGCAAGCAGGACAAGCACCTCTGGTGCTGGGAGACGTCGCAGCGCACGGGCGCGCTGCGAGCGAGGAAGGATCTGTACCGCCGCTTCGCGTGTGACCTGGCGCGTCGCTACCGCACGCTCGTGATCGAAGACTTCGACATGCGCGAGGTGTCGCGCCGACCTGCCGCGGACGAAGCGGCCGGCAACGCTGCCGCGCGGTCGATGAGGCAGCGGGCAGCGCCGAGCGAGGCTCGTCTCGCGCTCGTGCACGCGTTCCGCGACGTGTCGAAGCAGGACCCCGCCGACACGACCCACGACTGCCACTCGTGCGGGTCGCGCGAGCAGTTCGATCAGGCGGCCGAGCTGGTCCATCGCTGCGGAGCGTGCGGCACCGAGTGGGACCAGGACCGGAACGCGGCTATCAACCTGATGCGTCGCGCGAGCGATGCCGGTGCTCTCGGAGAAGGCGGGGTCGCTCGCGAGCCGCGAGAGGCCAACGATTTCGAGGCGAAGCCCGCGGGCCGATGGGCGCGAGCGAAGGCGAAGAAGGCCGCTCGCATCGCGCAACAGGCGACCGCTCGCGAAGCGGCGCCCAGTGACGCGGAATGATGGCGGATGCGAGCGGTCAGTTGCAGGGCCAGCGCGGGGGCCGAGTGCCTGCGACGCGTCCGCGAGCCCAACGACGCGATCCGCCTGCGCTGGCGTTGCAGGGCCAGCGCGGGGGCCGAGTGCCTGCGACGGGCGATCTCCGCGGCGTTCCGTCGCCGCTAAATCAGCGGGTTGCAGGGCCAGCGCGGGGGCCGAGTGCCTGCGACACGCCTGCGGACCTTCGAGTTCGGCTGCATGTCGCGAAGTTGCAGGGCCAGCGCGGGGGCCGAGTGCCTGCGACGTTGAGCAGATTGAAGGTGTTCACCCGCTTCGTCGCGGTTGCAGGGCCAGCGCGGGGGCCGAGTGCCTGCGACGTGGAGGCGGCGAAGACGAGCCGCCGGGGAATCTTTAGTTTGCAGGGCCAGCGCAGGGGCCTGGTGCTTGCGACTTCTGTCCGTGCTGCGGGCACAAGCCTGCGGAGTAGAGGTGCGAGGCCGGCGCGGGGGCCTGGTGCTCGCGACCCTCGGTAGCAATCGACCTTCGCGAGCGCGAGCGCCCAGTTGCATGGCCAGCGCGGGGGCCGAGTGCCCGCGACACCTCGGTGATGTAGCGCTTAGCGCCCGCGTCGCAGGGCCAGCGCGGGGGCCGAGTACCTGCGACCTCTCCAACTGCTCTTGCTCGGTCACGGTGATCTCCTGTTGCAGGGCCAGCGCGGGGGCCGTGTGCCTGCGACAAACCCCGCGTCGATGAGATCGTACTCGCCCACTCCGGTCGCGAAGCCAGCGCAGGGGCTTTGTGCCTGCGACGCCAGGCTCGCGAAGGTTGGGCGTGTCGATAGGCCGGCGCGGGGGCCTTGTGCCTGCGACCGTAGGTAGTCCTTCGTGACGCCCAGCATCTGGGCGACGTTGCAGGGCCAGCGCGAGGGCTTGGTGCTCGCGACAGCCGCTTCACGATCTCGAAGACCCTCTTCTCGTTGTGTGGCGAGGCCTGCGCAGGGGCCTTGTGCCTGCGACCTCACGCCGCAGGGTGCATGCCTCGCCCACTCAGAAGCCGTTGCGCATGAGCCAGAGCGCGCAGGCGCGGTCGGGATCACCGTACAGATCTGGCGTCGTGCACGGGTTCACGTCGTAGTAGTAGCCGTCGCTGTACCAGGGCCCGGTTCCCCACCACGGACCTCCCCACCATCCGCCCCCGCCGCCATAGAAACGGCGCCCCCTGCGTCCGCGTCCGCGACCTCCGCCGCCATGCCAGCCCCCGCCGCCGTGGCCGCCCCCGCCACCTCCATGGCCACCGCCTCCGCCGCCCTTGCCGAGCCCGCGGTCGTGGTAGCTCATCGACGCGCCCGTCGACGGTTCGACGACATGTGGCGCGCAAGCCCGCGGCCCCACCAGCCGAGCCCGAAGCCGACGAGGCCGGCGGCTGCGATGCCGAAGCCGGCACCGAAGGACAGCACCGAGGTCGTGACGTCTTGCCCGAGACCGGCGACCGCTGGCGGAGCGGCTGCCTGGCAACCGCAGCCGAGGCCGGCGAATGGGTAGCGGGCAGATCGCATCGCGCTCACGGAGGCGTAGGCCATGGCGAGCATGGTAGCTCAGGACCGTGTACGCTTCCAAGCGCGTGCACCCGCTGGCAAAAGTAGCGCTGGGGATCCTCGGCACAGCGTACGCGCACGAGGTGATCGTCAAGCCGGGGCAGTATGCACGGCTCGCACGCTCGTACGCCGATCGCCGTGGCAAGCCGATGCTGGCCTTCGTTCCGCCGCGAGGTCACACGATCCAGTCGATCGTGTCTGCGCCCCTCGCGCTCGGAGACGTGAACCTGCATCCGGCAGCAGCAGCGGGACCGACAGGTCGCGGCCGAGTCGCGCGAGGCAACCCCTACGACATGCGCGGCGTGCCGAACAAGCACTTCGCCTCGATCTTCAGCCACGGCCTTCTGGAGAACCTCGACCGACCAGACCTCGTGCTCGCTGAGTGGCACCGCGTGGCCGAGCGGCTCTTCATCGTCGTGCCGTCGTGGTGGACGCCGAACGCGTGGACCGCGAAGTGGAGGATCGATCCTCGGCTTCAAAGCGCGACGCCCGTCTGGGCGAAGTCGCCGCGATCTGTGCGGTTGCCGCAGCCGGCGCCGCGTGGCTATGCTCTTCCGACAACATGTCCGACACCTTCTCGTCCGACCCCGAAGACAGCTCCGGCCGCACGCCGGCCGCCGCGCCTGCCGGCGGTGAGACCTCAGGCCTCGGCGTCTCCGAGCCAGAGCCCGCCGTTCGACAGCGGGCCGTCTCCAGCATCGCCAGCGATGACGATGCCTCTTCTGCCGGAGGCCGCCCCTGGCCCCGGAACGGAAGTGCCGAGGATGTCGTCGGCGACCCAGCAGGACCTGGAGGAGCTGGCGCAAGCGAGCCGGATGAACCAAGCGTCGCCGTCGATGGACGAGGAGCCGTTCCTGCCCGATCTGGTTACGCCCTCGTCCGAGTCGGTGGTCTCCTCGATGATGGTCGTGAGTGGGTCCGACGACACGGACTACTGAGCGATCAGATCTTCACGCGGTCCGTCGCCGTGAAGTACGCGCAGCAGAAGGCGCGGGAGGAGCAGGACGGGTACCTGACCGTGATCGATCCGCACGGCCGTTGCGCCGCGATCTTCACGCGCACCGGCAGCGCTCCGACATCCGACACGGCGCGCTACATCAAGCGCGTGCTCGCGCGGAGCGGCCTGTTGGTGAAGCGCACGAGCCGTCCGAACCGCGCGAAGAGACGCACGAGCCGACGGTATGACGATGCTGGAGAGCAGGGTCAACGCGGTCGAAGCGCGACGCGTGCTGGGCGTCACGCAAGAAGCGTTCGCTGGCATCCTCGGCGTGTCGTTCGTGACCGTGAACCGGTGGGAGAACGGTCACGCGGTTCCTCTGCGGCCGGTGCAAGATCTCCTCGACGCCCTGCTTGCCGCCTCGTGTCGCGTCAGCCGCGAGAAGCTCAGGTCCGTGTGCACCCTCGATCGTCCCTCGTTTCTGCGAGAGCTGTACGCGCTGGCGTACCCGAGGCGGCGCAGGTGACACAGCACCCGCGTTCGGTCGGACCACCTTGCTTCGACCACTGTTTCCAGCGAAACTGCTCGACATGATGGCCAGAGGCTCGGCCGCGCTGCCTTCCTACACGCCCTCGCTGTACCTGCCCGGCTCGATGGGCCGCTACCGGCAGTACCCGCGCACCGTCGTCACACGCATCCCCGGCGCCGGCTACAAGGTCGGAAAGCTGGTCTGGGGCGAGCAGGTCCTGAACCTCGACGGCGCCGCGGTCGCGCCGTTCAACTACGCGTCCGTGCCTCTGCTCGGCCTGGGGCAGATCTTGCCGGCCGCGATGACGGCGAGCCCGCTGCTCGTGGCTGGCGCGCTCATCCTCATCTCGAATCTCGCAAAGTCACGCGGCTCGGTCGCGAGCAACGCGCGCCGCCGGAGCCGACGATGAGCTACGCGAAGGTGCTCACGGCCGCGCAGGCGAACGCTCAGATGGGCTGGACGCCGGCGAAGATGCAGAGCTACTGGCGCCAGCGGGCGCAGCGATGCAGGGGCTTCGCCGACGAGGGCGCCTGCCTCGCTCGTGTCGCGCGCCATGCGCCGGTCACGATCGTGCCCGCAGGGCTTGGTCAGACGACCGCAGCTGACGTCGGCACGACGATCGCCGACGTCACGTCGGTCGTCGCCGGTCTGCTCGCGAACCCGGACCAGACGCTCCAGCAGCGGGGGCCGGCGATCGTGACCGCGCTCGACTCGTACGTCGTCGGCCCGCTCGTCGACGCGGCGGCGGCGCGTGCGACGCCCTATCTGGTCGGCTACCTGGGCCCGCCGGTCGTCGCGATGTACGTCATGGTCGCGCTGAGCACCTGGTTCTCGTACCAGGTCTTCGTTCAGAACCGCGACCGAGGTGTCGCGAAGAACAGGCGACGACGACGCTGAGGGAAGGAGAGTCGGGGCACGCCATGGCGATCAATCAGATCTCGAAGCAGGACATCATGCAGCTCGACCCGGTGCGTGCACGCGCAGGGCAGCGCTGGTGGCAGGAGACGGAACAGCGCGGCCGCATCGGCCGGCAGTCGGTGAACGCCGAGGAGGCAGCGCCGAAGACGTGGCTGCTCTGGAAGAACGCCTGGCAAGGCGAGGTCGAGGCGGTCATCGAGTGCGAGATCTACATCCAGCCGCGGGCGTCGGACCCGCGTGAGATGGTCGGCGTCCTGCACGGGATGTGTCCGAAGTGCGGCGAGACGTTCCTCGTGCGTGAGGACAACAAGGAGATGGCGCTCGACTGGGTGATCTATCGCGAGAGCAAGGGGCACCTCAGGGCATCGTGGGCGCAGTTCTGCCGCGAGCGAGGTCGATCGCCGCGGCAGGAGGACAAGATCGCAGTCGTGTCGTCGCCCGAGCGATGGCAGTGCGACTACTGCAAGAGCTGGTGCGTGCGTGTGACGGACTCCATCGCCATCACCGACATGACCGGCGCTACGCAGCTGTACGTGACGGGCTCTCTCCGCAAGCGAGAGGACGGCACGGACGAGCTGGTGGTGGCGACGAAGGAGTCCGAGATCCTCCTCTGACCGGAGAGCCGCATGTCCTACCAGATTCAGTCGCGCACGTATCCCATCGGTCCCGGCTACTACCGGGAGCCGCAGACCTATCCGCTGTCGTACGGCATGCGGGGCATGGGCCAGCTCGCGCCGGCGCCGCCCGTGGCCACCGGCATCGGGGGCGCGGGCATCACGGTGCAGCAGATCGTGATCGGGGTCGTCGTGGTGATCATCGCGATCGTGGCGCTCTGGTACATGACCAAGGCGGCGAAGGCCGGTCGCAAGGTCGAGCGGAACGCCGTGGTGCAGCGCATCAGCACGAAGGAGCTGGCGCAGCGGCTCTTCGAGCGGCTGGAGAAGCGCGGCTACACGAACAAGGACACGCTCCGCTCGCTCGACCGTCTCGCGCGATGAGCGTTGTGGTCGCAGTGCTGTTGTCGGGTGTCGGCATCGTCTTTGCGGCCGTCATGGGGTACTCGTTTGGCCGCGTCGACCGCGAGGCTGAGCGCGAGGCCCGCGTCTCGCCTGCTGCGCCTCCGGAGCGCCCCGATGTGTTCGAGATCGGACAGCCGGTGTTGGTGCGCATGAGCAAGGACAACGTGTGGGTCGAGGGCGTGCTCCTTGGGTTCAGGTCGAGCGATGGCGCTAACACGGCTGCGGTGCGCCTGAAGATGGCTGAGCGGCCTGTCGCCAACGTCGTTACCGACTGGGACGCGCCCCTCGACAGGATCCGCCGGGTCGGTCGCACGCGCGTGGAGATCGACGAAGATGCGGGCTATCGCGAGAACGCTCGCAAGGAAAGGACGCTCTCATGATCCTGTGGAAGTGCGACGTGTGCTCGAAAGTGGCCGACAGTCCCACGTCCCTCGCACAATGGCGCATCATGCCCAAGCACTGGCGCCGTCGCGCCGGGTTCGTGAAGAAGGGCAGCGAACGCTACGAGGTCGACGTCCACGTGTGCTCTGAGTCGTGCGCGAAGGCGTATGACCGGCTGGAGATCGAAAGCGGCGAAGCGTTTTCGTGGTGGAGGTCAGAAGAGACGGCGGATCAGGTGTTCCCCCTCAAGTCTACGAGCGCCGCTGCGTCCGTGAACGTCCGTGTTGCCAAGGAGTCGGAGCGCTTTCACAAGGCGCTGCCGAAGCTCATGAAGTCTCGCGCGATGAGGGGCAAGGCGGTCGTGTTCCTTGGCGGCCGCGTGCGCTCGACGCATGACACGATGGAGCAAGCGTATGCCTCGGCGCTGAACGAGTTCGGCATCGACGGCGGCTACGTGATCGGCGTGGTTGACCAGTTCAACGTGCCGCGCGTGGTCGATGTGAGTGGCATGCGCGATCGTGCACGGAGGCGGGCTCGCGGCGCTGGCTCTTGACCGCGCGGCCGGCTTGCGGCAGTGTCCGACACCATGTCCGACACAGTGTCCGACACCAAGTCACCGCCCGAGACCGCTCAGGCAGATCTGACCGCAGCAGCGGAAGCGTTCGAGGGCCCGCAGAAGGGCGCCGCGGCGGTGAGCGAGGTCATCGGCGAGCGGATTGCCGGCTACTCCTACGTCGCGCCGCCGGCCCCGGGCTCCGACGTGCACGGGCTGTGGCACTACTTCCCCTGCCACGACCGGTCGGGCTACGCCGCGCACGCAATCGCCATGCACGCGATGATGCAAGACCGGCTGAAGGTCCCCGTGTCGCTCGTGCCGACGCGCTCCGCAGCGATCGACATCGACTACTTCCCGCGCGACCGCTTCGACATGCTGCTCCGGTGGAACAAGGACACGTGCGGTCATCCCGAGGCGATGATCGTGTCGCTGCCGCCGTCGCGCGAGTCGTTCCGCGAGTGGGACCGCACGCGTGCGTTCGTCATGTACTGCGCCTACGAGGCCACCGCGGTCAGCGAGTTCGCCGTGCAGATCTGCAACGACGACCGCGTGACCGCGCTCTGGTGCGTCAGCCCCTTCACGGCTCGGGCGTTCATCGACTCCGGCGTCGAGCCCGGCAAGGTGTTCGTCCTGCCGCCGCCCATCTGCGATGGGCCGTGGCTCGACATGCTCGACGACACGGGGCCTGCGTCCGAGCCCGAGGGCATCTTCCGGTTCACGACCATGGGGACGTGGCACGAGCGCAAGGGGTTCCACGATCTGATCCGCGCCTACTTCTCCACGTTCAAGCGCGAGGAGCCGGTCGAGCTGGCCATCCGCACGTCGAGCCTCGGTGACGGCGACACGCTGCGGAAGTTCAAGGAGCGGGTCATCGACGAGATCGCGAGCATCGCTCGCGCGTACGGCGACGCTCGCTACCCGCACTCGATGAAGATGCCGCGCATCCGCATGCTGCTCGGCACGGACCTGACCGACCGCGAGGTCATGAGCTGGCTCTGCAAGTTCAGCGACTGCTTCGTCAACGCGTCCTACGGCGAGGGGCTTGGGATTCCGGCGATGTGGGCCGCGGCGCACGGCATCCCGATCGTGTCGTCGGACTTCGGCGCGGTCGGGGAGTTCCTCGCGGACGCTCAGGTGGCGGCGCCAGTCGGCGACGTGCTGCACATGTTCCCGGCGAAGGTGGCGCCGGTGCCGACGACGATGCTGCGCTTCAACAGCCTCTTCGATCCGAACGCGCAGTGGGGCTCGTACGACGTTCCCGAGCTGGGCGCGGCCATGCGCCGGGCATTCAGTGCTGGCCGCCGGCGCAACGACGCGCTCGCTCGGTACACGCGCTCGCGGTTCTCCTACGACAGGTGCGAGCATCCTGCGGCCGTGGCGCTGAAGTTCATCAGTCGCCCCGAGACGCTCGCGCGGTGGGGCTTGTGATCGACCTGGTCGGCCACTTCGGGTCGCGCTTCAGCTACGCGACCGTGTCGTACCAGCTCATGCTCGGGCTCCGAGAGCTGTTTGTGCTGGGTTCGGTGACGAACCTCGATGCCGACACCGTCTACGACGACGTCCGCTCGGAGGCGAAGTCCGCTGGGCATGCGGTCATCGTGGTGTCAGACCCACAAGCGCACGTGGTCGATCCCCTCTTCGAGCTGTACGGCGAGACCGGCGTGGCGCTGTTCCTGTCGCCCAACACCACCAACCTCGACCAGAAGCGCACGGAGATCTGCGGGCGCGCTGGGCGCATCTACGTGCCGTCGCGGTACTGCGAACGCACCGTCCAGCGCGCTCTCGTGCACGGCCATCATGTCAGCGCGGACGTGGTCGTGATGCCGCTCGGTGTTGCGAGCGCATTCCTTAGAAGCGAGCGCCGCGTCGAGCGGGACTGGTCCTTGTCCAACCTCTCCGGCCTACGCATGTTGCACCTCAGTACCGACGGCTACTGGCCCGGGCGCAAGGGCACGGACGAACTGCTGGTCGCTTGGAAGCTATGGGAGAAGCAGGTGCGATCTCCCGTCCGCGGATTCTCTCTCACCGTGCACGTGACGCCGTCGCTGGCCGACGTGGTGACCCGGCGGATCGGCGATCTGGCTCTGGAGAACGTGCGCGTCGAGGTGGGACCGGAGCGCGGCATGCAAGATTACGCGCTTCGTGCGTTGTTCGACGCGCATGACGTGCTGGTGCAGCCGTCGCGGTGCGAGGGGTTCGGCATCATGCCGCTCTCCGCGCTCTGCTTTGGTCTGCTCGTGTACACGACGGCGGACACGGGGCAGGCAGAGTATCTCTTCCCGGAGGCGGAGCCCCGTGGAGAGACGCAGGGCGTCACCGCCTGCTCGCCCTGGAGCAACTGGGTGCAGATCCCCACGCTGGCTCCTGCGCCGCTTGCGGGAGAGTTCGGCGAGGCGCCCGAGATCGACCCGGAGCAGCTCGGCGGCGTTCTCGTGCGCGACCAGGTGCGCCCGCCACAGCGGCGTCCTGACGTTCACGAGTGGTCGTGGGAGACCAGGCGGAGGCGATGGGCCAGTTCGCTGGCAGAATGGAGCATGAGATGAGCGAGATGGACGAGGTGCTGGAAGAGATCGGCGGCGGGCAGGTCGAGGTGGTGCTGCGGGCGCAGGAGTTCGTGATGCGCCCGGTCCCCAACCTCCAGCGTCCGGGCGAAGCCGCTGGCATCGCCACGGGGCAGGACAACGTGCGCTTCACCGCGCGGTCCTATCGTCGCGTGCGCACCGCTTGGGCGTTCTTCCTCGAAGAGGACGTGATGGACCCGCAGACCCGGGCGCCGCGCAAGGTGCGCTCCACCGTCTACATCCAGGCGAGCGACATCCTGTACCTGAACGTGGTCTCTTCGCTCGCCTGAGGGCAGCTCGGGAGGTCCGACGCAACGTGATCGACTGGGAAGACAAGCTGGGCTCGACCAACGTTCGGATCACCTTCCGGACCTACAAGGTCTACGTCCAGAAGCTGACCGTCGTGGCGCGAGCGCACGGCTTCCGTCTGGGCGCTAGGCTATCGCTCGGCGCTGCGTTGAACCACATCATCGGCAGGTACGACGACACGGAAGAGACGGCGAAGGTGGCGTCCATGCCTCCGGAGCCAGAACCGGTGCGGCGGCGCAAGAAGCGCCCGAGGAGGAGATCATGAGCGACCAGAAGCCCCCCAACATGACCGACGAGCAGCTCGCGGAGTACATCCGGCAGCGCAAGCAGGAGGAGTTCGATCCCAACGCGCCGCTGCCGCCATCGACCGGCGTCGCGCCTCTCGCGCGCGTCACGGGTGACGGCCGAGCGCTCGCGCGCCGAGCCGCTGGCGAGATCCCGCCGAACGAGCTGCGGTTCCACTGCGGCAGCTGCGGGCAGGACAAGCAGCTTCAGTTCGACGAGGACGAGATCGCGGCGCTGGGCGGTGACATCCGCGAGTACACCGGGCCGTGCTGGAACTGCGGCACGATGATGCTGCGTCCCTACAACGACTACTGGGGCAAGGACTTCCCCTCGATGTCGGACATGGCGAGCAAGGCGCGGCGCGAGGAGTACCGCGAGCAGGCGCAGGTCTTCGCGGACACGATCGCCGACAAGGCCGCCTCCATGCTCGTGCCGAAGCCGTCGCCCGCGGCCACCGCCGATGCTGCGCCCGCGCCGGCGGATGCGCCCGAGGACGATCTGCCCGAGGACGTCGACGTCAGCGAGCTGAAGCCGAGGTGACCCTCGAAGCGCGCTACCGAGATGCTTGCGTCGCGCCGAGCGACATCAACGAGCATCTGCCCACGCTACGGCGGCTCGCGGCGACATGCGGCGGCCACGTGACGGAGATGGGCGTCAGGCACGGGGTGAGCACGATCGCCCTGCTCGCCGCGCAGCCGCGCGTGCTGCGCTGCTACGACATCCTCCAGTACGACTGGTCGAGCATCATGCCGCTGCGTGGGGCGACCGATCTGCTCTTCACGGTCGCGGACTCGCGCGCCATCGACATCGAGGAGACGGACCTGCTCTTCATCGACACGTGGCACGTGTACGACCAGCTCAAGGTCGAGCTGAGTCGTCACTCGCCGCGGGTCCGGCGGTGGATCGCGATGCACGACACGGTGACCTTCGGGGCCAGGGGCGAGGACCCGAAGTATGGCGGCCTCTGGGCAGCGGTACAGGAGTTCGTCGCGGGTGGCTGGTGGAAGATCATCGAGCACCATCCGAACAACAACGGCCTCACGGTCGTCGAGCGTTGTGGGAAGTAGCAGTCATGCTTATCCGGTTGGACGCGCAAAGAAGGAGGCGCGAACCGATGACTAACGATGACTACGAGGAGTTCGTGGACGGTCTGGCGCTGATTGGTATCACGCCACAGCCGGTGTCGCCGGAGACATTGCTGCGCGCGCTGCTCGATCAGAATGGCCACTACGTTTCGGACAAGATCGTCGAGTTGATGGAAGTGGTTGGGTGCAGCCCGCGCACTGGCTGGGCCGTCGTCATTCCGCAGGTCGAGGCGGGCCAGCGCTGCATCCTGCCACCCGGCTTTTCCTATCGCGAGAGCGGTGAGAGATACGGCGCTTTCTTTTACGAGGAATCGCATGGCAAAAACCATGGGCCGTGGGTCATCGATCCACGCAAGGACCGCGATGCGTTCTATGCAGCGGCCAAGGACCCGCTACTCGTAGATGTCTGCCGAATCGCGTGCGCGCGGTGGGGCGAGCCGAGCGAGAGCACCAACTCGCGCGGCCAACGCCTGACGTATTTCCCATGGGGACTGGCACATCCGACAGAGTCGGTACCTGACGCCGGTGTCCAGCATGCGCGCTGGTTTGTAGAGGGGGAGCCGGCCGCCGCTGTGGCTGTGGCAGCAGGTCGTCTAGGACACGATGCTCTTGCGATCGTCGGTGCACGCTGGATGTTCAACAATGGGCGAAAACCGGATAGCAGTCATGACGGGTGAGGAGCTTCCGCCGCTGTCGAAAGGAGAGACCGTGTTTCTCCTTTGCGGCCGCATCGATCACGACGGACTCTCTTTGGATCCGGACAACGACGATCAGCCGGTTCTGGACCCGCGGAGCTTTTCGTGGCTCTCCGCAGAGGTGCGTGGCCGCGAGAGTTTCGATTCCTACGAGATCGTCTTTCCGGACGGTAGCGTTACGGAATACGAGCGCCGATTTCTTTTGACCCGCACCGAGGCGACGCGGTTCGCTGAAGTCGGCCTGGTGGAGTTGAAGTCAGTGGAAGCGCGCGAGCGAACTGCGCGATGATCTACGACGGGTTCATGTTCTTCAACGAGCTGGACCTGCTGGAGATCCGCCTCCACGAGCTGAAGGACGTCGTCGACCGCTTCATCCTCGTCGAGTCGACCCTGACGCACTCGGGCAAGCAGAAGCCGCTCTACTTCGCCAACGCGAAGCACGAGGCGCGCTTCGCGCCATTCGTGGACCGCATCGAGCACGTCGTGGCCGAGCTGCCTACTGGCGCGGGCCACGAACCGTCCTGGCGTCGCGAGAACGAGCAGCGACGCGCCATAGGTCGCGGGTTCACGAGGTTCGGGCACGGAGACCTGCTGCTCGTCAGCGATGCCGATGAGATCCCCTCGGCCGAGGCAGTCCGCCGGTACGTGCCGGGTACGGGGGTCGCGGGGCTAGAGCAGGTGTTGAGCTACTTCTACGCGAACGCTCTTGGTGGCGGGTGGATCGGAACGCGCATCGTGCCGTACGAGGAGTACATCCGCCGCCCCGACATCCAGGTCTACCGCACGCATCTCGACTGCTCGATCCCCCGCGGCGGATGGCACTGGTCGTACCTCGGCGGCGCGGACCGTGTGCGAGAGAAGCTCGCGAGCTTCGCTCACACCGAACTCGACACGCCGGCCTTCATGTCACGTGTCGACGAGTCCGTGCGCGATGCCAAGCTCATCTGGGACGCGGCACAGCGGTGCCGCGTGGTGCCCGTCGACGACAGCTTCCCGTCGTACCTGATCGCGAACCAGGAACGCTTCGCCCATCTACTGAAGGCGGTCGCATGAGCTTCACGGAGAACTGGTACTCGGAGCAGCAGCTGGTCGAACTGCAACGCGCGGTGCGTCGCGTGCGAGCGCTCAGCGGCGAGATCATCGAGCTGGGCTGCTGGGAGGGCAAGAGCACCTGCGCGCTTGCCGTGGCCGCCGAGCCCGAGCCCGTGATCGCGGTCGACAACTGGACCGGGAGCCACTCCGAAGGCGAGGGTCATCCGACCGTGCAGATCGCCAAGCAGCGCGACGTTCTGGCCGTGTTCAGGGAGAACGTGGCGATGTACACGCGTGGCAACGTCGTGATCGTGAGGTTGGACCACGACGCGTTCATCGGGTCGCTGGGTTTCCCGTCGCTGGAGTTTCCCGTGGCGAACGCGGTGGTGAAGTTCGTGCACATCGACGGCGCGCATGACTATGCGTCGGTGCGCCGGCAGATCCTGGGCCTGAAGCCGCACATGGTCCCGGGCGGCATCATCTGCGGGGACGACTTCCTCACGGCGAGCGCGCAGAGGCACGACCTGGGCGGCGGCGTCGAGCGCGCTGTCCGCGAGTGCTGCCCGAACTTCGAGCTGCACGGAAACCTCTGGCTCTGGGTGCGGTGATGCGTGTCGTGCTCGGCGTGCCTACGCTCAATCGCTACGACCTGCTGGCCGACCTGGTCGCGTCCGCACGAGCGAGTTCGCGGCCGCCGGATGAGATCGTGATCGTCGACAACGGCGGCACGCTCGCGATGGAGCAGGTGACCATCATGCGGCCGGGTCGCAACGTCGGCGTGGGGCCTGCGTGGAACATGATCGCGCGAGCCGCCTTCCACGGGCGTGACGACAGGCTGCTGCTCGTGGGCGACGACGTGCGGCTTGCCACGGATGCGATCGAGGTACTGCTGCGCACGCACGAGCAGACCGGCGCGGACATGGTCTATCCGGGACATCTAGCGGGGAACATCTTCTCCTGCTTCATGTGCACGCCGATGCTCTTCGGTCGGGTCGGCTACTTCGACGAGGACTTCGCGCCGGCGTACTTCGAGGACAACGACTTCCACTACCGCATGCGCCTGTGCGGCGTGAAAGACGCGGCGGCGCCATGCGTCGTGGCACACCAGGGGAGCGCGACGTTGGCTCGGTTCTCAGCTGCGCAGCTGGAAGAGCATCACCGTAACTTCGAGCGACTGCGGCAGCTGTACGTGCGCAAGTGGGGCGGCGTCCCGGGCTCCGAGGCGTACATCACGCCCTACAACAAGGGTTGAAGGAGATCGCGATGAAGAAGGTCAAGAAGAGTCAGAAGGTCACGACGAAGGACGAGGGGGACGAGAACCCGGTGTTCGAGTACGCAGCGACCGAAGACGACCGCGCTATGCTGCTGAAGTCAGACGCGTTGCCGAGCGGCACCGCGGCAGAGCGGGCCTGGACGAGTTTCGCGTGCGCGGCGATCGCCGGAAGGTTGACCTTCAACGCTCTGGGCGCTGCCGAAGCGGCGGACAGCATGCTTGCCGAATGGCGGAGGCGATGGGGGCCGGAGTGAGCGACCACGGCGCGCCGGCGCGAGGGCTTCGTACTCGCAACTCGGAGGAGGATAGTGCGAAGCCAGCGCGGGGGCCGAGTGCCTGCGAGCGAGCGCGTCCGGTCTCGTCGTCGCGAGGCCTGCGCGGGGGCCTGATGCCTGCGACCGGTCCATCGGAGTCTCCTTTTGCTGTTGTGCGAGGTCGCAGGGCCAGCGCGGGGGCCTTGCGCTCGCGACACAATGAACCGGACGCTCGTCCGGTAGCCAGCGCAGAGGCTTCATGTCTGCGACCGCATCGCTGGTAGGCGAAAGGCCAGCGCAGGGGCCGAATGCCTGCGACGCGATCGCCTCGCATGAAGGCTGGCTTCAGACGCGGTACGGCGCAGTCCAGACGGCGTAGCAGCCGTACCCCACGCCGGCTCCGATTAGTCCGCCGGCGATCGGGTTCTTGGTCACGGCGCCGATGATCCCAGCGACCAGGCCGCCCACGCCAGAGGCGAGGCTGCCGGCATTGATCAAGCTCTGCGTCTGCGTCGTCCACTGCTGGTTGAGCGCACTGTCGGAGCACGCGATGCTCGTCAGCAGCCCCTGGCCGAGCCCGCGGTACGGGTCGCGCCCGAACAGATAGATGTCGGGCTCGCCGGTCACGTCCGATCCGTACTGGATGTAGCCCGGCATCGGCAGCCCAGGCATGCGCGTACGGCCCGGCGGCAGCGTCGCGAAGTTGACCTGGCCAGGCACCACGACCTGTCCAAGCGCACGGCGGCGGTAGCTCATGCAGCGATGGTAGCAGGGGCATGGCGCTCAGTGTAGGATGGCGGTCATGCTCCAGGGGTACGGCCAAGATCTGCATTCGGGCGCGGGCACGGAATGGGACGAGCTGACCAAGCGCGTCCACTGGCCGCTCGGCGCCGTGATGACGTCCGCCTACGCCGAGCCGCTTCGAGCGCTGCGGCTGCACGACCCTGTCGAGCAGCGACTCGGGTACGGCGGCTTCGGTGCCGCGTACCGCGTGCGGCTACGCGGCATCGATAGCGTGCTGAAGCTGACGCGAGACCCGTACGAGGTCATCGCGGCCTGGAACCTGAAGCGCAAGCACACCAAGCGCGTGGTCCCGGTGTACGAGGTCTGGTCGCTCCCGAAGCTCCAGCAGTACGACCACTGGGCGTCGTGGTGGGTGGTCCATCGTGGCTACCTCGCGCCGCTGTCGAAGGCCGACCTCGACCTCACCGAGCTGATCTTCGACCTCTGGGACGACGACGACCTCGACCTGAGCGTGCCGCGGCACGGCGAGGTCGGGCGCAGCATGCGCTCGAAGTGGAAGATCGTGCTCGATCAGGAGACAGATCTGAACGGCCAGGAGAAGGCACGCCTGCTGCTGCTGCTCGACCAGATCGCATTCGGCATCCGCGAGATGGGCCAGCACGGCATCGACTGGACGGACATCATGCCCGACAACCTGCTCCGGGCTCCCGACGGCGGCATGATGATCGCGGACTTCGGGTTCGGTCGCCCCAAGAAGGACTCGGACGTCAACCCGCCAGAGCTGACCGTGCAGCTCGCTCGCGAGTACGCTGGTGGCTGATGCGCTGGGGCGCAGCCGGCGCTGGGCTACTGCTGGTCGCTTCTGACACGCGCCGAGTTCTGCTGCTGCTGAGGAGCGCGGGCGTCACGGAGCCAGGCACGTGGGGCGTGCCAGGCGGCCGTCTCGAACCCGGCGAGGCTCCGCTCGATGGCGCCATGCGCGAGGCGGCCGAGGAGATCGACTTCCGCGGCCCGGTCGCGATCGTCGGCAGCTACGTGTACCGCGAGAGCGGCTTCGAGTTCACGACCTTCGTCGGGATGGTGGAATCGGAGTTCCGACCGCGCCTGAACTGGGAGAGCGATGACGCGCGGTGGTTCATGCCGGACGAGTGGCCGGACAATCTTCACTTCGGCGTGCGGCACGTGCTTCAGACCATGCTTATCCGGTTGTCGCCCACGCCAAGTAGACAGAGATAGCGATGTTCTGTAGGATTCTTTCGCAAGGGAGCGTTTCCATGAGGAAAAAAACCAAGCGAACGACACGGAACACAGCGCAGGTGTGGGATTACGATGATATCCGCGACCCGACAGACAAGACGTACATGCTGACATTCCAACCGTACTTGGAAACGCCAGACGGTCAGAAGGCGGAACTGACGATCGGCTACCTACCGCGTCGTCGTGGCTACGGCTACGGAAGGTGGGAAGAGTTCTTCCTCACTCTGCCAGAAGCGAGGCGTCGCATGGACTTTCTTGCATCCGCAAGGGCGATCGAGGACGCCGAGATCCGAAAGGAAATCCCAGGCGGCGGGATGATGACCACACTCGTGGACGCATGGCGCGACGAAGAGGGCGACGAAGACTGAGACATTCGCCGGGGCTTGGAGCGCTGTTTTTGGGCAAAAACCGGATGAGCATGCTTCAGACGAGCCGGCCGGCCGCTGCTGCGCCGGTCCGCGCCTGCGTGTGGTGCAGCGGCACCGGCACGATCCCCGCGACGCGGATGATCTGTCGGACGTGCGGGGGGGACTGGCTTCGGCGTCTGAAGAGCAGCTGCGCGAGTCAGATTAGGGACAGCTGACCGGCGGGCGCGGCGACCCTTTTGCCGACCTCTTCGGTTGGCGTCACGCCGAACTCGGGCAGGTAGGGCGAGACGGTCACCTCGTCGACCGTCGCGTCATCGGCGTAGGCGTGCGAGTAGAACCACAGCTCTTGCGCGGCGCGAGTCACCGCGACGTACAGCAGCCTGCGCTCGTCGGTCGGATTGCCCCAGGGCACGGGCCAGATCTTGCTCGTCATGCCGGGCATGTACACGACCTGCCACTCGGCGCCCTTCACGCGGTGCACGGTGCTGATGGTCACCGCGTTGCGTGAGGCCGCCGCACGACGCTGCGCGACGTGTAGCTCGTCGACGGTGTCGAGCAGCTCGGCGAGCGTGTTGAACGCGCTCATGAAGTCGACGACGCGGTCGAAGTTCATGCCGGCGTCGACGTCGGGCTCGGCCTCGCTGGCACTCGCGATCCAGCGCCCGAAGTCGGTCACCTTGCAGATCTTCTCGAAGAGCTGCCGCGGCGTGGCGTTCTTCGCGAGCGACGTGCGCCAGTCGCGCACCTTCCACATGAAGTCGTGAGCGTTGCCCGTGTACCGGCGATCGTGGACGACGGACAGCCCCTCCATCAGGTCGATCCAGTCGAAGCCGTTGGTGGTCTCCTGAGGAGCAGCCTTCGTCACGGCGTCGGTGAACACGCGTCCGAGATAGCGCGTGGGCGACAGGATGGCCTCGGTGAAGTCGCTGTGGTCTGCCCGGTTCGCGATCACGCGCATGTACGCGAGGACGACCTTGGTCGCCTTGGCCGCGAAGAAGCTAGCGCCGGCAGCGACGCGGCACGGGATCTTGGCCTTGAGCAGCTCCAGCTCGATCGGAGCGCTCTGAGCGTTGACGCGAAGGAGGATCGCCTGATCGCGCCACTCGATGCCGGACTCGTGGTGCGCGTTGATGTTGCGCGCCAGATCGACCGCCTCGGCCGACGGAGCGTCATGCACGCGATAGCCCAGGAAGCCGACGTCCGATCGTGTGCCGATCATCTTCATCGGCAGGCGTGCGCTGAGCGGGATGCCCGCGAGCGCGATGTTGCCGCTCTCGATGATCTTGCTGGCGCTCCGGAAGTTGTGCTCCATGTACACGACGCGGACGTTCGGGCGCTTGGCGAACGCGAGGAAGTGCTCGGGGCGAGCGCCGCGAAAGCTGTAGATGCACTGGCCTGGGTCGCCGACGATCGTCAGGTTGCGCGTGCGTCGAGCGAGCGCGTCCACGATGCGCCACTGCGCTTCGCAGAGGTCCTGCGCCTCGTCGACGACGACGTAGTCGAACTGCTCCTGCCAGCGAGCGAGCAGGCCAGGATCGCGGTCGAACGCGCGCACCGACTCGACGAGCAGATCGTCGAAGCCCACGAACCGCGCCCGCGTCGCGTTGTCGTGGAGCAGCACGCCCTGCGTGTCGCGTACCGTCTCGGCAGCGAAGAAGATGGCGATCAGGTCGTCGGGATGCTGCGCGCAGTCACGCTTCGCTCGGATCACCGCCTCCGCCGCGTCGAGCAGCTGCGGCGCGGTGAGTCCGAGCAGCCGCTGGTCGACGACCTCGTCGGTCACGAGCATGTCGTTCTTCACTCGCGACGAGAAGCGTCGGACCACGTCGAGGTCGAAGGTCCCCTGCCGGATGCCGAGCGTGTTGACCGCCTCGCGGATCGCGCGGTTCTGGAGGCTGCCGTTCTTGTCGAGCGTGAACCCCCTGGCACCCGACGTATCGGACCAGATCGAATGCGCGAGCGAATGGAGCGTGCGCGCGACGGTGACGTCGCCCTTGAGGCCGAGACGCTTCTTGAGCTTGCGGTTGAGCTGCGTGGCCGCGTCGACGTTGAAGGCCAAGAGGCAGATCTTGTCCAGCGGGACGCCGCTCTGCGCGAGCCGCGCCGTGCGCTCGATGAGCGTCGTGGACTTGCCGCTGCCGGCGACGGCGCCGACGAGCATGAGCCCGAGGTTGTGCTCGATCACGACCTGCTGCGCCGGCGTGAACGTGGGTCCCGCCGCCGGCGCCTCGGCCTTCTTCTTCCGCTTCGCACTCACTCGCGTAGGGCTGGCCTCACGTACCCGGTGTTGGCCGTGAAGCCGTCGCAGTGAACCTCGATGAGGCCCACAGCGTCTGCGTGTCGGTGATCGATGCGGCCGCCCCAGTCGGTGATCGGCTCGTCGCACAGGTAGAGCGCGGTGGGACCGGGCGCGAAGTCGTCGAGCGTCATGCGTGCGATCCCGCTCGCGAGACGCCATGCGTGCGTCCAGGCCCGCACGGCGTGATGCCACGGCACGGACCCGCGCCAGTGGAGCGGCGTCGCCGAGAACGGCGCGTCACCGACGTACATGGTCCACGCGTTGATGTCGCCGGGGGACGGCTCCATGAGGCGCCCGTGGGAGTAGGCGAGCGCGAACGCGAGGTAGCGCTGTGCGAACGACAGCGCGGTGCCTGCCTGACGCATGCGCTCGGCCCCGCGCAGCAGCACCTGATGCAGCAGGTAGCAGTCGTCGCCCCAGAGGACCCCGTGGTCTCGCTGCTGCACCCATCGGTCGACGGTCCCGTCCTCGTCCTCGTCGAGGCCGTAGGGCAGAGACGCCTCGTGCACGCACAGCGACGTGAGCACGCGTACGGGCGTCCATGGCTGACCACCCGGCGATCGCGTGGGCAGCTGAGCAGCCGCGTGGCCGCACATGAGCCCGAGAACGAGAACAGCTACGATGATGTTGGTACGCATCGGCTCGTCTTAGACCGAGTCACAGAACGGCGCCAAGCGGGCATCATGCAACATGCCCGCTTGGCACACGATCTGCCTACTCCGCGTCGCTCAGCACGCCGGCGTCGCGCAGCGCCTTGCGGAGCCCGGGCACCTTGCGGTCCCAGGAGCCGTCTTCGCCGATGATCCACGCGAGCAGCGCACGCGCGGAGTGGTCGAGGCCGCCGACGAACTCCTCGTTCGCGTGGACCTTGCGGAGCACGCTGACGCTGATGCCCTTGCCGCGCAGCGAGGGCCCGTTCTTGCTCTGCCCGCGCTTCACGCGCCCGCGCTCCGCACGCTGCCGCCTGGCCTCGGGCACGGAGATCACCACGCCGGCCTCGATCGCCGCCGCGATCTTCGCGTCCTGCTCCTCCTGCGACATGTCCGCGTACGTCGCCGCCGCGGTCGCCGTGATCAGCCCCTTCTCGACGAGCCCCTGCATCTTGGGGGACAGCTCCAGCACGCGCAGATGGTTCTTCAGGACCTCCAGCGTCATGCCCATCTTGCGCGCCACGACCTCCTCGGACTCGCCGCGCGACAGCAGCCGGCGCGCGTTCCTCGCGCTCGTGAGCATGTCGTCGTCGTGACGGATGCGGTTCTCCGCCTCGATCGCGCCGGTGAGCCCGCTCTCGTCGTTGTCCTTGCGCAAGACCGAGCGAAGGAAGAACGAGGGGGCGTCGCCCGCAGCGCGGAGCTGCTTCTTCACCTCGCGTCCCGCCAGCACGCGGTTGCGCCCAACCACGCACTCCACCTTGTCGCCGTTCTTGCGGACGACGATGTTCTGCTGCTGTCCCTCGGCGATGAGCGAGGCGACCAGCCCGGGGCGCGAGAAGCCCTCGCGCTTGAGCTTCATCACCCGCTCGTTCACGAGCGGATGCTCCAGCCCGTCCTTCGTGTCGTACCCGACGATCACGATCTCGTCGGGGTCCAGCAGCCACAGGTTCTCTCGCGACGCATCCAACGCGGTCTTCGCCATCTCACACGCTCCTTTCAGTTCGCACCACTACCACTTCAGAACGAGCTGCGCGCTGACGTCGACCACGATCGGGTCGGCGCGCAGCAGCATGATCTCGGGCATGTTCGTCGCGTCGAGCTTCAGCGACGCGAGCGTCTTGCTCACGTCGGCCTTGCTGTCGCAGCGGTGCCGCGTGAACAGCCGCTCCTCGATGAGCTTGCCGTCGGGCAGCTCGATGTGCCGCACACCGGCCGCGATCAGCAGCCACAGCGGCTTGCGCACCGGCGCCTTCCGCTTCGGTTGCGCATCCGCGCTCTCGCCTCCGTCGACCTCGGTCTCGTCGTCGCTCATGCCGGCCTCCGTGCCCAAGATTGCCGACCTGTACCGCATCACGATCTGTCCGACAAGTTCTTTCGACATACCCGTCCACAAAAAGTGACGCGCCTTGCGGACAGCCATTGCGGAGCCCGACGGAGGCGCGTACGTTCGTCTGCGTAAACCGACTGTTCCAGTGAGGAGGCCCGCGATGTCCGATTCGATCCCGCTGCACGAGAAGCTCTACGAGGCGTGCGCGCGTGCGGCACACGAGGTGAACCGCGCCTACTGCCGCTCGCTCGGCGACGACTCGCAGCCGGCGTGGGAAAACGCGCCCGAGTGGCAGAAGACGAGCGCTCGCAAGGGCGTGGAGGGCGCGCTAGCCGGCAACACGCCCGAGCAGTCGCACGAGTCCTGGCTCGCAGAAAAGCGAGCGACCGGATGGAGGTACGGCCCCGTCAAGAACCCGGACACGAAAGAGCATCCGTGCTTCGTGCCCTATGCGGAACTTCCGCCCGCTCAGCAGACGAAGGACGCGCTGTACCTCGCGACGGTGCGCGCGACCGCGCTCGCGTTCGAGGCTGGTCTTGCGGCGCAGGCGGCCCTTCGGCTGGAGTAAAGTCCGGCGCAGAGACTCGTGTCTGCCGTCGCTACTCGTCCTTCATCTCGACACGGCGTCGCAGGCACCCCTGCGGTTCGCGGGCACATTCGGAAGCGGGCTGGTCACCATGTCGCGAGCACGAGGCCCCCGCGCTGGCCAGACGCGCGCCGCGCCGGGCGTCACGTAGTCGACGTGTCGCGAGTACCAAGCCCTCGCGCTGGCTTCCGACCACGAGAGACGGGTCCACTACGTCCTCGACGCGAGCACGAAGCCCTCGCGCTGGCTTCGCCCCGAGCCGCCGTCTCGACTACGAGTGCCGCACGATCGTGGTGCGAGAGGCGCGGCTACACGTGCCCGCGAGCGAAGAGCAGGCCCTCGCGGCGATCGACAACATGCTCGCGTTGCTCGACCGGGCGGCTGCGGGTGGCGAAGTCAGCGCACAGGAGTGGTCGGCCGCGATGGGCGCATCGCGCCGCGTGCAAGCGGTGACGTATGCGGCAGCGACGTATGCGGTAGCGGCGGCGGCGGAGACCGCGGACTGGTCGTGGTCGTGGTCGTCGAGGTCGTGGTCGTCGACGGAGGTAGTGGCGCCGCCGTGGGGGGCGTGGTGGGCGGCGATGCGGGAAGCGGCGTGGGCGGCGTGGGCGGCGCGACCGGCGCGGGCGACCGCGGAGGCGGCGGTGAAGCGGGCACCTGAGGACCGGATGATCGACCAGATGCTCTCGGCGATGGAGCGCGAAGTGCGCGCGCATGTGAGGCCCTAGACCAGCGGGTATAAGGGGTCTTACCCGTTGTCTACTTGACAAGCCTGCAACAGGCTGCGAAGATGGGGGCCGACATGGGCGAAGAGAAGAAGAATCCCGACCTCGGCAGCGACGTGCGCGGGCTCGTGCAGGCCGTGCTCGACGATCGCCGTCTGCAAGACCTCCATCATCACGCGGTAGCTGCGGGCGTGCACGACGGGCGTGGCGACCAACGGCTCCGCAAGACGGAGAGCGCTCGCGTCAATGCGCTCCTGTGGGAGTTTGGCTTCGTCTCGGGCCTCGCGATCCTCGACGAGCATGACTCCGCGCGACTGCCCGACCGCCTTCTCGCTCTTCTCGACATCGAGCTGCCGACGTGGCGCGACCGTGCCTGGGGCCAGCTGCTCGCGACGCATGTCGCTGGCGCGCAGCAGTTCGTGTTCTGGGTCGGGTCGGTCGACGTCATCATCGGCGACCTGCTTCCGCCGGAACCGTGGGAGCGCGCCGTGTGGCTCACGCGTGCCGCCGTCTATCGCGGCGAGGTGCGGCCGGAGCTGGGGCGCCGACTCTGGGAGGCGTGCACGCGCGAACCGCAGGGCGCGGGCGGGTCGCAAGAACTCGCTCGCTGTGCGGAGCTGGAGATCGAACGCGCCAAGCTGGCCGCGCAGCTGGACGCGCTGCGCAAGGGCCGCAAGGCGATCGAAGCCGCGCTTGCTCTACTGCCTCAAGCCATGGTGAAGGTCTGGGAGACGTATCTGGGCGTCGCCGCCGCCGTGGATTGGGGCGCGAGCCCGGAGGCGAGCGGCACGCCCGACATCGAAGGCAAGCCGTGACGCGAGAGAAGAAGGCGCCGAAGATCGGCGACGGAGGGGCGGACTGCACTTGCGACGGATGCGTCGCCGCGTGCAAGCACAAGCCCGGCTGGCTCGCGCCGGGGGACGCGGAGAAGATCGCGGCGCACCTCGACGTCCCGGTCGAGCGCCTGTTCCGCGAGAGGCTCGCGATCGACTGGTGGGTCGGCGGGGTCGACGGTGACGAGGACGTGCTCGTCCTCTCGCCGGTCGCGGTGGGGCGCGAGCCCGGAGGCGAGTACGGCGAGGACCCCGGCGGCTGGTGCACGTTCCTCGTGAACGACCGCTGTTCGATCCACGCCGTGAAGCCGCGGGAGTGCCGCCTCGTCGGCCATCCGACGCCGCCAGATCTGCACCGGGAGATGGCGCGCATGTGGGAGACGGCGCAGGACCAGATCGTCGAGCTGCGGAAGAACGCTCGCTAGAGGAGAGGCTGAACATGGACGAGCAGAAGAACACGTACGACGATGACTGCCCGCAGGCTCGCGTGGCCAAGGATGGCGTGCCCATCCGGGTCGACCTCGACCTCGTGTTCCATCGACTCGACATCGAGTTTCCTCGGTGGCGTACATGCGGATGGGGAGAAACGATTGCGACGCACACCGACGAGCGCGGAGCGATCGTGTTCTACGTGGCTTCGCCACGCCTCCACGACTACATCTACAATCCTCCGCCAGACGAGCCCTGGGAGCGCGCCGTGTGGCTGGTGCGCACCAGGGTTCCGGTCCCGCCGCCTCTTCGGCCTGGGCTCAGCTCCTCCCTATGGGACACGTGGAGGTTCTCGGGTGCGCGCCAGCGCGAAGGACCGGCGCCGCAGCACGAAGCCTCCGTCCAGAACCGATCGGATGTGGGGCGACGAGAGCCGATGGACGAGCTGCCGGCGGGCGAGCCGGTGATGCTCGGCGGTGGACTGCTCGCCATTCTCGACGCCGAGCTGCCGACGTGGCGAACGCGTGCGTGGGGCGAGACGTTTGCGACGCACGCTCATGAGCGCGGGACGGCCGTGTTCTACGTGAACACGGCCGCTCAGAGCATCGAGCCGTGGGTGCGCGCCGGCATCGCGCCGGCCGAGCCGTGGGTGCGCGCGGCGTGGGTGGTACTCAGGAACGCGTACTTCCTGCCTTCGCTTCGGCCGGAGCTTGGGCGCCGGCTCTGGGACGCGCTCCATACGCGCGAGCCCGACGAGCGGGAGTTCACTCGCGACGAACTGCTGGCGCAGCTGAAGGAGGAGGGCGCGAGGAGCGCGGATCGACTGCGCGCCTGTGTCGGATGGGAGAACGAATGCCTCAAGCTGACGCGCAAGTGTGCCGCGCTGGAGGCGGAACTGGACGCCATGCGCGCACGGTGCGGTAAGGCGGAAGCGGCGATCGCTGCGCTGTATCGGGCGTATCAGCAGGTCCACGACGTGGGCGACGCTCTGGGCCTCTGATGCGTCGAACGGCGGAGCAAGCCATGAAGGTGATCGACGATCTCGAAGCGAAGCTCGCGGCGGCAACGCCCGGGCCGTGGCTGGCGGACGTGACGACGCCCGACGACGTGGTCATCTGGGGGCCCGAAGGAAGCGCCGGCGACGGCGACAGCACATTCATCTTGAACGTGGGCTCTACGCGCGTCAGTCGCGTCGGCGTGGCGTTCGATGCGGACGCCCGGAACGCTGTTCTGATCGCCGCCGCCGTCAACGCGCTGCCAGCGTTGCTCGCGGTCGTGAAGGCGGCGCAACGCGTGCAAGATGCGTGGATCCGATTCGGGCGCGATGCCGAGGCCGAGAACCACCTCTTCGATTGCCTCGCGGTGCTTGAGCGGCGCGACCAGTGATGACGGCCAGCGAGGCGCGGGGCCAGGAGAAAACGATGGAACACGACGAGCAAGAGCTGAGGAAGATGTGGGTGGCGCGTGCGCGCGACAGGTCGATGACCATGGAGACGCTGCCGGCCTTCCTGAAGGAGCTGGCGGACTTCGAGCACGACTACGGCTCGATCTGCGTCGCCATCGGCGCCGCGGCGCTCGCGGCCGCTCACGTCATCGACCGCAGTCCTCGCGGCGGCATCACCGGGTTCCAGGCCGGCGCGGTCGGGTGGGAGTTCCTCCGCGGCTGGCACCAGTGGCCGGAGGACGGTGTGGGGCACCAGTTGATCGACTTCGATCACCTGCTCTATCCGCAGTACGAGGCGACCTTCACCACGATGTCACGCGACGTGTTCGGACGGCTGCAAGAAGCCGCACGCAAGCATCTCGCGGAAGCGGACGCGCACATGCACCCCAACGTGCGCTCGCACCTGCAAAAGATCGTCAAGGGCCGGGTTCCGTTCGGCCTTGGGCTCAGGGAGCGATGATGGGCACGCGGATGGAAGGAGCAATGATGATGGGCACGCAGATGGGGTTCGCTCGGGCGCTCGTGCTGCTGAAGGACGGGGGTCGCGTTGCCAGGTCCGGATGGGGCAGCAGCATGTGGAGCATGTGGCTCGTGTTGGTACGTGATCGTTATGGAGGGCCTGGCTTCTCCTACGAGGTTACGTGCAATCATCAGACGCTTGCGGCGGATGATCTGCCACTGCGTCCGCTTCCGTGGATCGGCATGAAGACCGCGGACAATGGCTTGGTGCCATGGGCATGTTCGTCGGCCGACCTCCTCGCTGAGGACTGGGAACAGGTGGGCGAGACATACGCGGAAGTGCTTGAGCGCAGCGGTCGCGATCACGCCGCGGCGCTCGGGCGCGACCGGGCCGAACCTGCGCCGGCCGCCGCGGTGGGTGAGACGGCAGCGAGGCCCGGTGCGTCCCTTCAGGAACCGGCGCCCGATATCCTGTCGATGCGGGACGCCGAGTACGGCGACGGTGTCGCGGCGAAGATCGAGCGTCAGGTGGCCGGCGGCGACCCGAAGCTGGCCCGCTACGCAGCTGGCTACGCGCGAGCGGTGCGACCGCTGCTCCTGCGCCTGGCGGAGTCAGAGCGCAGCCGCCTTGCGCTCGCCGAACGACTGTTGACGGCCGAGCGAAAGGGCGGCGCACGGTGACGCGCGAAGCGGCCGAGAAGCCGACTGGGCTGCGGGAAGCCGCGGCCGCAGTCGCAGAGTACCTCGCCGACCCGGTGCGCTTCGCGGGACCAGAAGTCTTGGAGCAACGCCGCCGGGCGCTCGTCGCTGCACTCGCCGCGACGCATCCGCGCCCCGAGCCCGTGCCGAGCGCGTTGGAGTCGGCGTGTGCCTGGCTGGACCGAGAGCACACGCCGGGACGCTGGCTCGCGACCATCAGCGGCAAGCGCGACGAGACGTTGGCACATGCGATCGAGCGCATCGCTCGCGAGTGCGGCTGGATGCCGCCGGCAGAGCTTGCTCGCGTGTCGCAGTTGCGGACGAGGGCGGAGCAAGAGCTTGCGGCGCACTTCGGCCAGCGTTCCGACGAGCGCGAGGAGGGCGGGCGATGACGTGCAGGACTCCCGAGACGTTCGAGGATCTGATGCGACGAGCGCGCAGGTTCATCGACAGGCGGCCTGTCGAACTGCCGCGGCCCAAGCCGTGGGCCTCGGAACAGGTGCCGCGGCCGACGCCATGGGCCTCGGAACAGGTGCCGCGGCCCAAGCCGTGGGCCGCGGAGCACTGCGACTGTGGTCGACGACGAGAGCACGACGAGGGCGGACGATGAGCGCACGTACTCAATGGAGGTACATCGCCTGGACGCGCTCTCTGCACTATGGAGAGCCATTCCGCGCGTGGCTGCTACGCACGTCGAACCGGCTCGATCGACAGGAAGGCCCGCCATCGCTCGTATGCCGTGTGCTCGATCGTCTCGCGGGGTGGCCATGACCGCTCGTACCCTCATCGACCGTGACGCGGTGGTCGCGAGGCTTCGACAGCGTGCCGAGGCCGCCGAGCGCGCAGGCCGGCACCAGTCCGGGCCACACATGATGCCGGAGCACTGGCTCCGCGAAGAGGCCGCCGCTATCGAGCGCGAGCCAGCCGCGTCGGTGCCACCAGCGAGCATCCCGGAGCGCGAGCGAGCGCTGGTGCGGGAGATGTTCAACGAAGTAGTCGAATTCTGCGCGGAGCTGTACGGCGCGTCGCCAGACGGCTTGAGCGACGAAGATGTTGCGCGAATCGTCGCTCGGGTGGACGCCACACATCCGCACTCCGAACCAAGGCCAGCGCGGGGGCTTGGTGCCTGCGACGGAGCATCTCCGGCCGCCGCGCCGAAGGTGTCGTGCAGCAAGTGCCTCGGAACGCGGCGCGTGCTCGACTGTCGAGGTAACGACGACGATCGGTGCCCATGGTGCGCCGACCCGAAGCCCGTGCCGAGCGGGTTGCGGGAGTGGTTCTCGCGCGTGCTGGACGCTGCTGCCGAGCGTGGGCTCGTCGTCTCGTCGGATGAGCGTGGCATCACCGAGGCGCTCGCCAGCGTCGGCCTGCCGCCCACCGAGCCCGTGCCGAGCGCGTTGGAGTCGGCGTGCGCGTTCTTGCAAGAGCACAGGCAACAGGTGCGCGAGATCGCATCTGCCGGCGACGGCACATCGTGGTCCGCTGAGGTTGGTGCGACCAGCTACGGACGGGCGCCGACGCTCACGGGATGCCTGTTCGCCACGGCGCGCTCCCTCGGTTGGATGCCACCCACGGAACCCAGCCAGAACCCGTTGGAGCGCGCGATGGTGCGTCACGACGCCATCGCACATCAGGCTGACGTGCTCATCGCTCGGTACGATGAGCGAGAGCGGTGCGCGAAGGCGTGCGATGAAGCGGCCGACAGGCGCGAAGGAACGTCGCAGGATTTCTGCGTCTCCGCTCTGCGCAATCTCGCCGCCTGCATCCGCTCGCTCGGTCCCGCCGCGCCGGCGCCGCGCGCGGAAGAGGTGGCGAACATCATGACGAAGCTGATCGTGAAGAAGCTGCGCGAAGAAGTGCGCGTGCTCCGCGAGCACGAGCGCACGACGCCGAACGAACACCATGCGCTCAAGGCATGTGGTGCAGCGGATGCGTTCGAAGAACTGGCCGCCCGCATCGAGCGCGAAGGGAGCTGGCGATGACGCCCGAAGAGCAGGTGCGGCTCGAACCGCGCCAGGTGGTTCTCGATCTCGTACTTGCATACTGCGCGACGATGCCGACGTTCGGCCATGCCGCAGTACTGCACGGCAGCCTCGTGTTCGCGGCATGCAACCATCGCGGGCAGTACGTGCACATGTCGCTCCCCGTGCACTTCGATGGTGAGCCGTTCGGTGGCGACGAGTCGCGGCCGCCTCACTGGGTGCTACGCCAGCTCGGGCCGACCGTGTGGAAGCTGTCGCCGTCAGTGCTCGACGCGCAGATCCACGCGTACATCACGATCGTGAACGTCCCCGAGGGGGCGTGGACGTCAGGAGGTGTGGTGACCATCGTCGACCGAATCGCGCAACTGCGGGAGGCCGTATCGAGCCGTGTGCCCGGCCATGGACTCTCGCCTACGGAAGCGAAGCGCGTCTACGACGAAGTACGGCAGCTCGCTGACGCCATCGAGCGCGATGCGGGCGCGGAGCGCGCCGCCATGCGCGCGATCGTCGCTGCGCTGTTCCCGAAAGAGCCCGACGCGGAGCCGCCGCTCGGCGACATGCTCATGGAGATCGAAGGGCTGCGGCTCACCAGCGCTACCGCGCCGCGCCCTGGGCGCGCCATCATCGACCGAGACGCGCTGGTGGCCCAACTGCGTGAGACGGCTGCGAAGTACGACGGCGACGGTCAGGGCATGGCTGCGCGGGCCTTCGACCTCTACGCCGACCACTTGGAGCGCAACGTAGGGGCTCATGCGGTGCACGACGCGATCTACGTCGCGTCTTCCTGGAAGAACGAGGAGCAGCCGCGTGTGGTCGAGGCACTGCGGGCCGACGGCTTCGACGTGTACGACTTCCGCAACGACGAGAGCGGCTTCCGCTGGGTCGATGTGGCGGGTCCGAAGCCGTGGAGCGCCGAGACGCTGACGCAGGCGCTGCTGCACCCGATGGCGGCACGTGCATTCTCATCCGATTTCGGCGGCATGCTCCGTGCGGCGGCGTGCGTGCTCGTGCTTCCGTGCGGCAAGAGCGCGCACCTGGAGGCCGGATGGTTCGCGGGCCAGAGCCGCCCGCTGGTCGTGTACATGCCCGAAGCGAGCGAGCCCGAGCTGATGTATCGTCTCGCGCCGCAGCTGCGGGTCGTCTCGTCGCTCGCAGACATCGGCCCGGCGCTGCGAGCAGTGCTGAAGCGAGAGGAGAGCGGACGATGAAGCGCACACCCAAGAAGAAGACGCGGAAGCCGCTCTCCGGTGACATCTTCGGGATCGGACTACCGCGTGCGACGAGCGGTAACTTCCGAGTCTACGGAGACGATCCGATCGGCGTGAACCGCGACCGTTGGTTCGCTCGCAAGCGTGATGCTGAGACGGCGGCACGAAAGCGCTCGCTGCTACGACCAGGCGTCGTCTATGTCATGCACGCTCCGACGGGGTACTGGTCTAAGTACATCGGGGGCACTCGTCGCGTCATCGCGAGCGGCACGCGCCGCACACGCCGCAACCAGCCCGTTAGGGTTGTGCTCGTCTCGTACCACGCTGATGGCAGTACTCCATATACCGGCATGCTTCACGACGAGGCCGACAACAGTCTTGGACAGGCGGCGCGCGGCTCGCCGCTGCGTCGCGCGATTGCGGCGTCCGGAGCAGCGGATGGCGACGAGATCGAGGTTCGTGTCGTCCGCACCGGACGGCGTCCATTCGGAGATCGGAAGGTCAGGCTGGTGGCGCCCCACAAGTACGAGCGCGAGGAGAGCGGACGGTGACGCGTGACGAAGCAAGCCGCTTGCGTGAACTGGTCCAGGCGGCGCACGAGTTCGGCGTTCGCTCGCGCGACGTCGCGCAGGGACAGTGCGGCCCCGAGACATGGGCCGCTTCTCAGCGGCGCCTGCAATTCGCTGCCGTGGCGCTCTCGCTCGACGACCTGCCCCCGGAGCCGGCGGCCGGGAGCCCGGAAGCTCTCGCGCCAGTATGGGCGCTCGTCCGCGTGGTCGAGGAGGCGTGCGGCAACGACGCGGGCAAGGTTCTATCGAACATCGACGAGATGGTGCGCAAGACCATCGCCACGGCCCTCGCGATGGAGCGAGAGCGGTGCGCGAAGGTGTGCGACGAGCGCGCGGACGAGTTCGCCAAGATGCTCAGCGAGTTCCTCGCGCAGGGCGGCTTGAAGGGCGACGCTTGGGTAAGGACGCAGATGTATTGTGAGCAGGCGTGCACCGGCGACGCGCATCGCATCCGTACTCTGGGTCCTGCTGCGCCTGCATCGCAAGAGCCGTTGCACGCCGTTGCGGCGGAGCGCGAGCGGATCCTCGCGCTCTGCGCAAAGCATTACAATGCCGCAGTCCAACTGCGACAGCGGCTCGGCGCCGGTGGTGAGCCGCTGCTGATCGCGAAAGCGAACGCCGCGACTGACGCGGTGGGCTCGCTGTCGGACGAGATCCGCGCTCTCGGCCCCGCCGCGCCGCCCTCGTCTCACGCCGAGGTGGTGGCGAGGATCGTGGCGAACCTGCGGGAACGAGCAGAGGAATGGAGCCGTGCCCAGAGCGAGAGCGGGTACATCGCGCTTGTTGCTGCGGCAGACGCCATCGAGCGCGAGGAGAGCGGGCGGAAGCCGTGAGCCCGTACCGAGAACCAGCGCCGAAGGAGAAGGCCAAGATGTGGAGCAAGGTCAGTGTGTTCTGGCGCATCACCGGCGCCGCGTGGATGGCGTGGCTCTCGTTCGGCGTCGCGTTCGACTCGCTCCCGACGCTGGACGAGGTGGTGCGCTGGATCGCCATCGGCATGGCCGTGACTTGGTCGTGCGTCGTATTCGCGCTGGTGGCACGCTGGATCGCCGCGGAGGCGGACAAGCATGGGCGGCACGGAGACGGCACATGACTGATCTCAGGGAGATCGCCCAACGTTCGGGGCGCACCGCCATCGACCGCGGCTTCGAGCCGCCTTCGTGGACGAACTACCCCGTGAAGATGATGGGCGTGGTGACCGAGATCGAAGAGGCCATCGCGGCGCTGGAGGCCGAGAGCCTCACGGATGCAGGCGAAGAACTCGCCGACATCGTGCTGCGCGCCACCGACATGCTCGAAACGGTCTGGGGTGCCGACTGGAGCGCGTCGCGCATCGAAGATCGTGAGCCCATGACCAGGCTGCTCATGTGCGAGCCGCGCATGGCCTTCGCGCCGCACATGAAGATGGTGTGGAAGAGCATCCAGTACTGGCGGCAGACGCTCGATCCGCGAGATCCGGCTCGCGGCGTGGACACGCGCATCGCGCTGGAGCTGATCGTACTGGAGACGTTCCGTCTCGCAGACCGGCTCGGCGTCGACCTCATGCTCGTGATGTCCGCGAAGCTCGACTACAATGCGCAGCGGCCGAAGCTGCACGGCAAGGTCCAGGCGTCGTTCTAGCATCCAGAGAGGCGATCGTGACCAAGCTCTCCAAGAAGCCCACGTATCTAGGATGTAAACAGGGTCCCACACTCAGTCACGTTCGTACGGAGCCATGGGTATGCCGGCGGTGTGGAAAACAGGCATGCGCGCGCTGTGTCAAGCACTTTTGGAAGAGTTTAGGCGGTCACACCGAGCCAGAAGCCTCCGGGGGTTGGAGATTCGTGGGCCAACGAGTGGCCACATGCGCAACGTGTTCGCATGAGCTTGCGCAGACCAAGAAGACGATACGTAGCAACGTGCTCCTCGCCAAGCCGCCGAGAGTCGTCCATCGCCTCATCGACACGCGCGGCTTCCGACGTCTGTTCGGCCGAGCACCACGCGACTCCGACTACGAGGGCGTGCACACGACGGGCAGTCGGCTGATCGCCGGCGCGTACGCGATGAGCAGCTGGCACGACCCCCGCAGCTATCCCCGCGGCTACCCAGTCATCGTCACGCTCGACGTGAGCGGGCTCAAGCCGCTGCCCGACGTCGACGCCCTGCTCTTCGGCGCCCAGGCCGTCGCCGACCTCTTGCCGCAGTACCGCGAACGCGCCGCCGCCGGTGAGACCTTCTACGCGATGCTGAACGACGACGACTTCTCCGAGGCCGAGGTCCAGGTCGGCGACGATCCCGCCGCCTTCATCTTCGAGGACGTCGGTACGCATGTGCTGAACGCTATCGATGGGGAGCGAGACCCAGAAGCGGTGTTCCGGGAGTTCCTCAAGACCGGCGCGCTGCCCGACAGCGTGCTCACGCGTCTGGTCGATCAGCAGCGCTATCTCGACGACTTCGACCTCGACCGCGTCGTACGCGTCGAAGCGCTGCGTCCGTGGTGGCACGAGGTGCTGCACGCTGATGACGAGATGATTCCGGCGATCGAACGGAGCGGCTACACGGTCTTCACGATCGATGACTGGCCGTTCACCGCTGTCGGCCCGACCAAGACGGTGTGGCAGGCGCCGGACGCCGAGGCGCGCGAGGACGTCGAGTACCACGGAACGACGAGCATCGTGATCTCGCTGGCGTTCCCTGGGCTCATCCCCGAGAAGTCGCCGTTTCCGATCGAGCAAGACGAATGACCGGGCGACGAGGCGACCCGTCGTACACGCCGCCGACCGACGAGGAGCGACGCCTCGGCTACTACCTCGACTGCGTCAGCTGCGGCCGCCCGTGGGCGCTGCGCAGCTGCGTGCCGCACTTGCATCGCTGCCGCTCCTGCGCTCGCTCGTGGTGGCGCGACTACCGCCAGGCGGCGCGCCAAGGGCTGCCGCGGCCGAGCCTGCTAGGGCAGATCGCGCCGCATCCCTTCGCCTCGAAGGCGCTGAACCGCACGGTCGATCTGAACGCTCCGGGGCTCCTCGACCTGGTCGAGCAGGACCCGAAGTTCGCGAAGGAGCTGGACGCGTACATCGCCAGCCTGCGGCACGCCGACAGCAGCAAGCCGCCGCTGCGCGGCGCGGCCCTGAGCCTATCGGGACGGCCGCGTCGCCGCGCCGTGCGCGTGCCGCTCGATGAAGACCCTACGCCCGAGCCGCCCATCTCCCGAGCGGCAGCCAAGGAGGTCGAGCGCCTGGTCGACGAGGTGCTCGTCGGCGACGTGATCGATGCCGGAGCGGTGCCGCGTCGGCGCGCGTGAGAGGCCTGCGCGGGGGCATGGTGCTCGCGACGCGCTCGCGACGAACCACGAGAGCCGGCGACGCGCCCATCCCGAAGCCAGCGCGGGGGCTTCGTGCCTGCGACTCGTGACGGAAGTTTCTCGTGGCTGACCTGTTGCATTCTGTCGAAAGGCCAGCGCGGAGGCTCTCATGTCCGCGACATGCAGTTCCACGACTGAGCCAGCGCGAGGGCTTGTGCTCGCGACGGTGTCACGTTCACTGGCGCTTCTGCGACGCGATGCCCGCTAGCCGACGTCCGGCGCCCATGCGACGATCGCGGTGATGTTGTCCAACGGCAGCAGCTCCTCCTACGGGTCCAACGCGTACAACACCGCGTCCAACGCGCCGTACACGACTGGCACATGGTCCCGGTTCTACGACAACGGCGGCACGACCTGGTCTCGACAGCCGCCTCGCGTGGCCGACCGCAGGCTGAGCAAGGTCGGCGAGCGCATCCACCAGCGCCTCACGGAGATGGCCCGCCAGCTCGACCTGACCATCGACGAAACCGCCGTGCTCATGGAGGCCGAGGTCGCACGTCAGCATCGCGCGCTCCAGCTCCGCACGCTCGGCGTCGAGTGCCAGAGCACGCAGGCCCGGGCGACCGCTCGCCGACACCAGCGCCCAGCCGCGCCCACGGCCCAGGCACAGGCCGCGCTCTCCGTCAGGCGGTTCGCGCAGAGGGTGCGCTGATGCGCAAGAACCCGCGGCCGCCCCTCGCTCCCGACTTCGACGAGCTGGTGCGCATCTGGTTGCAGCGCCGCGACGACTTCAAGCTGTGCGCCGAGCTGTCGAACGTCGCGCCGCCACACTTGAGGATCTGGCCCGAGAAGCGCGGCTACGGATGCTTCGCAGAGGTCAGCCCGACACACAAGCGCGTCGTCATGTACCGGCGCGGCTTCCTCGACCGGCCCACCGACATCGCGGCGATGGCCTTGGTCGCCGAGACGGGGCTGCTGGACGACTACGAGATCTTCGAGACCGACGAGGTGACCAACGAGCTGGTGCCCGTAGGGCTCACGATGCGCTCGCTGCTCTCTGCGATCCACGAGGTGCAGGAAGAGAGCATCGTCCGACACGATCCTCGAAGCGATCTGCCCGACGAGCCGCGCACGTTCAAGTACCTCGCGCGGTACAGCCCGCAGGAGATGGAGTGGTACCACGCGACGCTCGCCTCCCGCGTGCCTTCAATCTTGAAGCACGGCCTGTTGCCGTCCTCGCTCCAGGAAGGGCGGGTCGAAGGCTGGTCGCCTAGCTGGAACTTCGGCCTCCAGCCGGCCGTGTACCTCACGGCCTACGAGGACCGAGCCGCGAGGATTGCCGAGACGCTGGCGCTGCGCAACGCGGAGCCCGCGACCCTGCTGGTCGTCGACGGTGCGGGCCTGATCGACACCAAGCTCCTCACCTACGACGAAGATGCTCTACGCAACGAGTTCTCGTCGTACCCGTACTACGAGCACTACGACCAAGCCTTCCCGCAGTGGGTCACGAGCGCCGAGCATCGCGGCACCGAGTCCATCGCCTACCTCGGCCGCATCGGGCCTTCCGCAATCCACCCGCTCGCCACCGTGCGCCTGGTCGAGCACGATGGCGAGGTCGATCTGGAGTGGGACGATGAGCAAGACCGAGACTGAGGACGCGCAGCTGCAACTCGTGGGCGATGCCCTCCTCCGGTTCGCGGCGGAGTTCCCTGGTCGCGTCTTCACGAACGCGTACACATGGGTCTGGGGCGCCGGCAGATACGTCTCCATCCATGGCGCGCTCGTGGGCAGCGCACGCAAGGTCGCCGCCTACTTCGGTCACATGGCGACCATGAACGAGGAGCACGAGTTCGGCATGAGCGGCCAGGTGCTCGATCACATCGCTCGCCGCGTGTTCGGCGCCGACGCCGACATCTTCCGGTACGAGCGCCGTGTGCACCTAGCAGAGTTCCTCCAGCGCCTGGCGAACCTGATGCCGGAGGAGGCGACGCTGACCTTCATCCCCGACGGCGGCTACCCGTGGCCCGTCGATCGGTACTGGAACGCACGGCTTGAGCGGTTCGTGCGGCCCAAGGAGCCCGCGGGGCTGATCCACGTGCCGTCGCGCGAAAACCCGACCAAGACCGAGCTGGGGCTCGATCCGTGCACGGTGTTCGAGGCAGATCGCGATACGCCGGTCTCTCCGTACGACCCGGTGATGGGCAGCCTTGGCGGCGATCCTCTCATGGCCGCGCACTCGATGGACCTCCACGAAGGGCCCACCATGGCCAACGCACCGAAGATTCGGCAATGCGGTGGTCTGCTGTTCCCGTCGCTCTCGGTCGGTCCGGTCCCGGCCTCGAACTTCGGCCACGCATGCCTCGTGGCTCGCCTCAGCCTGGTGCTCGACGGCCTCAAGCCCTACCGCAAGCGCGGGACTGAAGAGCAGGTCTGGATCTACCCGACCGACGTGTGGACTGGCACCGTGACGCAGTTCATGACCTCGATGGCCAGCGACCTGTTCGACGAGCTGCACGGTCACGCCGACTACGTCTACGGGCATGGCCTGACGGTGCTGGGGATCCCGGCGGTCGAGTACGGCGGTCCTTCCGGCGGTGCGGAGGCGTTCGACTCGACGAGCCAGCTCAAGCGGACCCTCAAGAAGCGCATGGTGCGATGGATGCGGGTCTGCAACGAGCGCGAGTTCGAGGAACTGGCGCACGAACTCGGCGGCACGGGGGCGTACTACGCCTACTGCGAGGCGAAGGGGCGAACGGTCGTCTCGCTGAGCGAGTTCCCGTACCTGATCGTACCGGACTGGATGCGCGACAAGGCGGAGCACTGGGCGCAAGCGGCGGGGTTCGAGGGGCAGATCGTAGCGCCGCAGTGGCCGTACACGCTCGACAGGGGCGGCGGAAGCTGGGACATGTGGCAGTGGGCTCTGAAGGTGAGCGAGACCGTCGCCGGTCTACGCCCGGTCGTGGAGGTGCGCTGATGTTGCTGCAAGACGCTACGTCGGAACGGGAGGTCGAGGAAGTGCTGGCCGGCGCGCGTGGCGACGAGGAAGCCGCCGAGCTGCGGACCGACATCGAGACCGAGCTGGACTACGCCATGCGGCGGTTCGACGAGCACTTCTACAAGTACGTCGAGCCATCTGAGCCGACGGAGCTGCGGGACTTCGTGCAAGACAACGATGGATTCATCGACGAGCTAATCAGCGACAGCGCGCAGACCACGTACGACCTATCGATCGTCCCGCGTGAGGACGTGGTCACCGCGGTGCGCTGGGAGGTGACGTCGCGACGGTCCTCATACAAGCATAGGTTTGGGATCTTCGAGTTGGGCGAGCCGCGAGACGTCGACGCATCGGGCTTCAGCTACGACATGCCCACCGAAGCGAACGTCGTCTTTCCCGACAGGCTCCTGCCGACCAACTACGAGTTCGTGCCACGCGAGATGGCGACGGAGTTCTGGAAGGGCATTGCGCATGACCACGACATCGAGTGGTACGGCGACACGGACCGGTTGGGTGACAACCAGGGCTCGATGCCGGGCGAGCCGCTCCGTATCGGCGTCGCGGAAGATCGCTTCGAGGAGTGGTGCCGCGACCTGATCGCCGAGCACGCGAACAAGATCGCAGAGCAGCATCCGGACCAGCTCATCGAGATGTTCTGGACTCGGCTCCGTCAATCCGATGTCCGGATGGCAGCCGAGTTCAAGGCGATGCAGCCGCGGCGGGAGGACGTGCTCGACCTGGCCGTGCAGTGGATCAGCGGCAACCACGACGATGTCGCCGAGGAGATCGCGCAGTACCTCGACTCGGCCAAGGAGCGCGGGGAGGCAGAGAAAGCGGAGTACGAGCCCGTCGACTCGCTCCTGACCGGCGAGCCCATCGTGCTCAACGACGACGTGCTGCGGCAGCTGGGCGTCACGAGCGGCGTGTTCTGGGAGGAGCGCCCGTGGCACCTCGTGAGGCTCGAAGCGCGTGACCTAGGTCGCGAGGGCCGGCAGATGCGGCACTGCGTCGGCGACAAGGGCATGGGCTACATCCGTGCGCTCAACAACGGCGAGATCGAAGTCTGGTCTCTGCGCTCCCGCGACGACAAGCCGCGGTTCACGCTCCAGGTCGACGCGTCGTTCTTCGCGAAGGGCGCGACGCCAGAGACGCGCGGCAAGGCGATCCAACAGGTCAAGGGCAAGGCGAACCGGGTGCCGGGCTATGCCGACGCGTACGGCCGCTCGGGGAACGTGAAGTTCCCGGAGGAGATCGTCATCTGGAGCTGGATCTTCGAGCAGCTCATGGTCGATCCGCTCGTCGTCGAAGACTTCAAGGGCTACAAGGCGCTTCCCTCGCGTGCTACGCCGCTCGCGTCGAACATGACTGGCCAGCAGTGCGTGGGCTTCGATCTGCCGTACCGACCGCTGCGATGACGGCCGTTGGCATGTGAGCAGTGCAGGTGCTATCGCAGCATGCGCCAGCGCGAGGGCCTGGTGCTCGCGACCAGGCCTGAAGAGCCCTGCGGTCACGAAGCCTGCGCAGGGGTCTCATGCCTGCGACGAGGAGTGCCATGCCATCCATCATCTGCGGGACCTGCTTCTGGTTGCAGGGCCAGCGCGGGGGTCTCATACCTGCAACGAGAGCATCGAACGATGGAACGCTCGGAGGCGTGAACGTCCGAGGCCGGCGCGAGGGCCTGGTGCCTGCGACCTGTTCTTCCGCTGGTGGAGAACCGCATCGTCGCGAGCACCAAGCCCCCGCGCCGGCCTTTCGACCGAAGTACCCGAGAGCACGGCTCAGCGCGTCATGACCTCTGCGGTCTTGGCCAACGCGCCGTCGATGTCGTCGAGCAGCTTCGCGAGGTGCTCTCGTTTCGACCGCAGGGCGCGTAGCTCCGCATCAACCCGACCATCCGCCGCCAACAGCGCCAGGGCACGGCGCACGCTGTACGGTTCGTACATGAGCGTCGCGGGCTCGACGTCGAGCGCCAGCGCCAGCGCATCGAACGCATCGGCCTTCCTGAGCCGCTCTTGGACCTCAGCCATCTTCACGCGTACTCGCGCTTCGATCTCCGCTTCTCGCCGACGCGCCTCCTCCTCATCGATCTCCGCCTGCGGCCGCGGCTGGTGCGCTTGCTCCAGGGCGCGGCGCAAGAGGTTGATGACGATCTCCCGCGGCAGCGGCTCGGCCTTTCGTTTCGCCGCCTGCACCGTGACCTTCAGGCCGCGAGGGCCGAGCACCATGAGCCCCCAGCCATCGGGCAGCTCGTCGCGGCGCACGACCTCGTCGCTGCCGGCTACGATCCACCAGCGCTCGCAGTAGATGGCCATCGCCTCGGCTTTAGCGGGGTCCGCCAGCTCGCGCAGCCAGTCGCTCCGGCTCGCCTTGATCTCGAACCCCTGCATCCCGTGCCCACGGCTCTTCCAGATGCCGAGCGCGACCGCGTCGCAGCTGCGCGTCGCGTAGAAGCTGGTCCGGTCACGCACCTCTTCCAGGAAGGCCCAGCTCGGCCACGAGTACTTCTTCCGTAGCGCGTCGACGATCGGCGAGTTGCTGATGTAGTACTTCATGAGCCAGTCCGGCTAGTGCCCAACGGCAAGCAACCAGCCCCATCCGGCCACGTAGAGTCTCGTGCCCGAGTAGAGCACGACCTCGTACCACTCGTAGTCGAGGTGGCCTTGAGGATGTGGGCCACAATCCGCACGCTCGATGCGACCGAGCTGTCCCGCGTACGGACCGCAAGCAACACGCACCACATCGCCTGTCCGAAACGATGCCCCGGTATCCGCCGGTCCGAGCAGCTCTCCTGGATCGTACAGATCGAACATCGTCGTAGTGATCATGCCGTCACCGCTCGCAGACTTGACGATCTAGAGCCGCACCTACAGCCGCTCGAAGCGCACGACATGCCTCTTCCAAGGCGCTGGTGTTGGCGTCGCGGTCGTCATCGCCGGTCGTAAACCAAGCCATGGCGGCTCGAACGACCGCGCGCTCCGCATCGGCCACGCTCAGCAACGGAATGTGCTCGACCCAGCTGACGTGATGAACACGGTAGAGCCTTCCCAGGGCAAGACCTCGCCACTCGATCTCGACCTCGTCTCCCCGCACGGCCACGACCGTGCCCGTGTAGGACTTCTGCCCCACGTCGCGAACGTCGTCACCGACCTTGAACTGTGTCATCTGCCGGCCCCTTCTACTTGGTGCCGCGCTGGATGGCGACGAGCGCAGCCGCCTTGATGCTCTTGAGCTGCTCGCGCTGCATGAGGCGCACGAGCGCGGCGTAGGTCGCGGCATCGACCTGCACGCCGATGGTCTTCACGGTACCGACGGCGGGCACCTGGCCCTTCGGCGTCGATGGCTGACGAGCGGGAGCGTGGGTCTCTTCCATGGGCGACTCCTTGAGCGCGGCACGCTCGGCTTGCAGTTGGGCGAGGTGACGTTGGATCTGTTCGAGCAGCATGGTCAGACAGGCGTCCGGCGAGTCACAGCAGCTTCACCAGCCTCTGCCGGAAGCTCCGTGGCGAGTGTCACCACCTGCCAGTCTTCCGCCAGATAGTCTTCGGGCTTGAAGGCGCTGCGACACGTCACAGAGACCCATGCCCACTTGGTCCATGGGCTCCGCCCCTGCGAGCGAAAGAAGAACCCGCGCTCGTCGTAGCCGAACGCGTCGAGGCGCTTGAACGTGTTGTCCATCCCCGAACGGTTCACCAGCTTGCCCGCGAGCATCTCTCGGACTGCTTCGACAAAGGTCATGGACCTGCCCCCATGCGCACGATGCCTGGCGCAGGCGCTCGGAAATCGCCGATGGGCACCTCGCAGTGCAGAGGCAGCGCGAGCTGGCGCGACAAGTGCGCGCTCTCCCGCCCCGCATCGAGACGCTGCCACAGCTTTTGACCGAAGACCTCGCTCACCGCGGTCTCACCGCGCAGATAGATGTCGTCGAACGAATCGAAGTGCTGGAGCAGCTTGACCGCGGTGTGGTGGCCGATGCCTGGCACGCCCGGAATGCCGTCGCTGCTGTCGCCGACCAGCGCAAGGTAGTCGACGACGTGATGAGCCGATACGCCCAGGCGCTCACGGCAGACCCGGTTGTTGACCAGGCGCTTCATGGCCGGGTCATAGACGCCGCGCACGCCGTGCACGCCGATCCACTGCCAGAGGTCCTGGTCGATGCTCACGATGAGCTTCGGCACGTCGCGCAGGTCGTGGTGGCACACGTAGGCGCCGATGATGTCGTCCGCCTCGTACCCGTCGATGCGCACGACGGACACGTCGAGGTCCGCCAGCGTCTCGTAGAACCGCGGCGCCTGACGCGCGAAGACCGGCAGGTGAGCCTTGCGCCCCGCCTTGTAGCCGTCCCAGACCTCGCACCGCTTCAGCGGCGCGAACGAGTCGCCGACGACCACCATGCGCGTGGTGCGGAGGTCATCCATCGTCCGCGCCAGCATCACCCGAGCGTGCTCGATGAAGCGCGTGTTGTCAGGATCGACCGTCGGCGCTCGCGCGCCGTAGCAGGCGTACATCGCACGATGCAAGAACGAAGCGACGTCGACCAGATGCAGTTCGTCGGGCACGTGTAGCTCGTCGGACACGGAGTCTCCTACTGCCCGACCGGAGCCGGCGGAAAGAGCGCCGGCCAGCGTGCACGTGCGACCTCCTGCCACTTCCGTGCGAGGCGCTGGAACTCCCCATCCGCCGCCGGCGAGCACCGCTCCGCGAACAGCTTGTTGAGCGCGATGGGATTGGTCGTCCACAGGAACGACGTGCACGCCTGCATCGGCAGAAGGCCCGCCGCGGCCTCGTAGATGCGCTTGCGCTCGATGCCCACGGGAGATCGACCATGGGCCTCGAAGAACGCCGTCGTCCTGCCCGTGATGAAGCGGCGGTACGCGTCGTAGAAGGCCTGACAGTGCTTCTCGTACGGGTCGAGCAGGTCGTGCTCGACGTAGTAGGGCGGCACCGCGAAGTGGCCCGGATGGAACGTGTAGCGGGTGCTCTCCTGACTCGGCGAGCCCTCCTCGGTGCGGTCCGCGCCCACGTAGTGGCGGATCAGCTCGTGACTGACCCGCCGGCTCACGCCCGCGATGAAGAAGGTCATCTTCGCGTGGTAGGCCGTGCTCGCATGAGGCAGGGACCCCGCCTCGGCGGGAAAGAGCATGTGCCGCACGTACTCGACGTTCGACTTGCGGCCAGCCCGCAGACCGTAGCTGTGGTAACAGCTGCGGCCCGCCAGCTCGACGAGCAGTTCGTTGTCGGTCAGCGCCCGGGCGGCTTCCTTCCCTCCGTGCGGGAACAGCGCCATCGCGCGGTCTTCCGCGTCGGCGGGCAGGTCCGTAGGCACGCACTCGGGCCGGTAGTCGCGAACCCAGTCGAGCAGCTGGTTCATGCCCTCGGTGTCGAGGGCCATGGACGCCACGACGAGCACCGTCGGCTCGGTGATGAGCCGTACGGCGCCCTCCTTCTCCGCCACGGGCTCAGCCCTTCGGATAGTACTTGGTGGCCCGCTTGACGCCCTTCTTGCCGATCGTCTTGCTGCGGAGCAGCTTCGCGATCGGCAACGTCAGGTCCTTCGTCGGCATCGCGAGGCCCGTGCCGATGGCCTCGATGCTGGAGCCCGGATGCGCCTTCACGAACGCCGCGACCTTGCTGACCGTCGCCGCGATGACCTTCGGGTCCCGCTTCTGCCCGAACGACGACGACTGAGCGCGGGCCTGGACGTGGGCCTTGCCGTTCGTGCCGTTCGCGTGCTTCGGTGCGCTCGCGCTCACGCCGCCGAGGCCCTGGGCCACTGCGTTGAGCACCTGATCGCGGATGAGCGCCTCCAGTTCGTTCACGAACTCGTCGAGCTTCTGCTTGATGTTCATCGACTCCATGATGTGTCTCTCCTTGACGCGCCCCGGCGCGGAAGGTGTGACTGTATGGCTGCTTGACTCAGAACGCAAGGCTCAAGAGGCGAAAAACACGCCAACAGGTCGACGACGATGTCACGGTCTTTCAAGGCGCCGCGCAGCCTCTCCCGCCATCGGGCACTCGTCGCAGGCACCAAGCCCACGCGCTGGCCTTGGCGAACAACACGACCCCTGATCTTCGGTCACCTCGGCGCGGTCTTCCAAGGCGCCGCACGGCCTCTTCTCCTATGCGCGGTAGCGGCGTGTGCCGCCTTGGAGCAGCTGCTGCAACGCAGGATCGTCCGAACGGGCGATGATCTTGCGCTCACGCGCATCCCGGTTGCGCTTCATGCGACCGCAGATACCGGCCCGGAGATCGCCCACCGCCTCACGCGCACGGACCGTCGCCTCTGACGTGATCACGACCTCGTCGGCCGGCGGTCGGTTCGCCATCTTCGTGAAGTCGTCGACATCGACCAGCGTGAGGATGCACGGCGAGAACGCATACGAGACCACCCAGGTGCGCGCATGGTTCCTCAGTGGCAACGCATTCGCGTCGCCGTAGACGGAGCCCTGGCCCTCGTGCGGCCCAAGCGCCTCGGCGAGCCAGGCCATCTCGGCGACGACCTGCTCTTCGCCACACGCCCGAAGGCTCACGAGCACGATGGTGCCGTGCTCGAAGAGCCACCACCGTACATTGGCCGCGCGACTCGGTGCGGCGCTGAAGACCTCCTGCGCGATCGAGATCGCCTTGCTGCTGTCCATGTGTTGTCTCTCCTCGAACTCGGAAGACTAGCGATCGATCAACCAGTACCGTTCGCGTAGGCGCGGCGGCGTCTGACCTCGGGGCAGCTCGCGCGCTTCGTCCCATGTCCAGCCGCGAGCCACGCGCGCATGGATGCCCTGCCGCGTCAGCGTCGTCTTCACGACGGCTTGCTGCGGCGCGAGGGCGCGGCTAGCGCGGTCGTTCTTGACGCAGGTCACGCAGCCCTGAAGACCCGTGCGGCGCCGTCGTCGCAGGTAGCGCATCGACGCGGTGATCTCGGCACCGCACTTCATGCAGCGCGCGACCACGATGCGGCTACGCTGAGCGAAGTCGTCGGTGTCGCGTAAGATCTGCCAGCCGTTGTGCTGCTCGCCTGCGTAGCGCCGCCGAGCCCTCGGGCCTGATGCCGCGCAGCTGGCGCATCGCTTCGTCATGTGCGAGCGCAGGTTGCCGCGCACGACGAGCGTCTCACGGCCGCAGCTGCACCGGCAGAGCGCTCGGGCGCCCGAGGCGTACGGCTGTAACACCGTCCACTGGCCGTACCGCTCGCCCGCGAGCACGTCAGACCGCGCCGTCGACGCCGTAGCCGTACGGCGTCTTGATCCAACCGTCGTCGCCGTCGAGAACGGCGTACACGACGACCCGCCGCTCGCTGTCGCGCTCCCAGGCCTGCGCGTGACCATCTTGGCGCCGCACGACGACACGGGGCACGCGCAGCTTGTTCAGTGCGTACTGGGCCGCGGCTTCCTCGGTCGCAGCGGTCACGAGCAGCACGCTACCGCGCGAGCCCCACGGCGTGGCCTGCCAGGTCGCATGACCCACGCGACTGACCTTCACTCCTCGACGAGCCATACGCGTCTCCCTCTTTCCTCACCACTTCGAGAACGACTCGAAGGGCTGATCGCGGTGCACGTACAGCGGATGCCGAGGGGCGCCACTGTGCACGCGCCCAAGGCAGAGCACGGGCACGCTGCCGGCTACCAAGCGACGGTGCACGTCGCGCTCGTGCTCGTGGCCGAAGCTCGGCCCGCTCGCGCCCCACGCGCAGACGATCGCGTGCACAGACGGGTCGTGCAGCACGAGGGTGAACTGCGCGTCGTTCTTGGGGCCGACGACGCGTGAGATCCAGTCGATTCGATCGAGCTGGCTCCGCTCGACGGTGTGGTGCGGCTCGGGCGGCGGCGAGCGCAGGGCGGTCGGCGATGGCGAGCGCAGGGCGTAGAGGTTCAGGACGATCAGCCCGCCGCAGCCCTCGCGCTTGGAGAAGCCGATGCAGCGACGGATCGTAGGATCGTCGGTCTCCGCGTCCGCCGTGCTCGGGTTCAGCATCACCCACACGAGCACCTTCGCGGCAGGCGCCCACATACGCCAGAGGCGATAGCGGTACTCGCCGTCGATGATGGCGCCGGAGAGCGGCGGCGGCACGGTGGGCGCTGGCTCGGTGACATCGAGGCCCATCGCTATGCCGCCGCTTCCTGCGTGCCGACCACGCCGTCGACCATCACCAGCGCGCTCGGAGGCGCGAGACGGTCTGCCTGCCGCGCCATGAGACGGCGCCAGGCCCAGAGCGGCCACTGCCACGGCACGCGGGGCAAGGGTTCGGACTGAAGTCGCAGCGAGACGTGCAGGTCGGTGCCCGTCGGCACCATCATGAACGAGTCGAAGCGCATGAAGCCCATGGTCCGCTCGCCGGACGGGAATACGGCATCGCCCGGAGCCGTGGCGAGCACGATCTCCTCGCCGATCATCACCGTGACCTCGATGCGGTCGAACACGCGGTAGCCCTCGCACGACATCCGGACCGCGATCAGCGCCATCGCCTTGTCGGTCAACAGCGAGAACGAATGCTCGCGCTCTTCGTCGAAGCTGACGGGGCCGAAGTGCAGCGACGCCATCCTGCCGAACGTGCGCTGAGCGCTCACGGCGTGACCCGCAGCGCTGCTGCCTGCCGAGCCAGCTTCTCGGCCTCCGCGACCATGTACTCGATGGTCCGGTACTCCTCCGGTCGGCGGCTCGCGCGAAGCCTACCGTAGCCAGGCCGCGTGAGGTCGAACGGAGATAGATCGAAGGCGTGACATGCATCGAAGCCATGCCACCACACATGCTCCGGCTCGCCCGGTCGCGCGACGTGGCAGATGTGGCCCGCGCACTCCGCGGAGTACGTGATGCCGCCGTGGACCTTCGGGTGGCCGCCCTCGACCCATTCGGCGTCCACCAGGCTGACGCCGTGCCACGGATGACCGGGCTCCACGCCGACGTAGCCGCACAGGTGCCAGCTCTCGGCGTGCCTCACGATCAAGCACGGGAAGCCGTGGGCGCGCCACTCGACGCGGTCCGGCTCGTGCGTCCACGGGCCCGCCGGCATCACGGCCCGCACGGCTGCGGGATCGCGCGATGCCACGGCGCCCTCCGGCAGACGCGGGGACAGGTTCTCGTGGCCAAGGTTCTGATCGACGGGTAGGCTCTGGGTCATGACGACTGTCAACGTGGGCTGGAAGTACGCAACGTTCGCGCTCGGTGGTCTCGTGGTGGCGCAGTACTTCTGGTGGGCGAAGCGATGCCCGCAGGTCCTGCCGTGGAACCAGTAGGCTCTCGCGTGTGTTGATACAACGTGTCCGACACTCACGTCAAGGGCCACGTCACGCGTTTTTGCGCGAGCCAGCGCGAGGGCTTGGTGCTCGCGACAACGATCAGGTCGCACAAAAGCCCTCGCCGGGGCTTCGTGCCGGCGACGTCGAGGAGGTTGGCGCGTTGATCGCGAAGGGCCGCTCAGTGCGAGGCCAGCGCGGGGGCCGTTGTGCCTGCGACGATTCCCTCGGCGCGCTCTCGGCGTCAAGCCAACGCAGGGGCCTGGTGCCTGCGACGCGCGGCGTCTCCGCGAGGGCCTGTGCGAGGGCTTTGTGCTCGCGACCGAGGATGCTCGCGATCGAAAACAAGCCTCTTAGCCGGCCAACGAAGGGAGCCTGAACCATGCTGATCGTCCACTATGGAGCCCCCAGCCCGGACACCGAATACCCGCGCATCCCGCCCATTCTGACCGACCCGCGGCCAAACACCGTGACGCCGGGACCAGCGACGCCGGAGCCCGTGGCGCCGAAGCCGGACCAGATGCTCGCGGCGCTGACGAAGCGGCGCGTGCGGGTCGCGGTGAGGATCGACGAGGCCGGCCGCGTGCACGTGCGGGTCGACGGTCCATTCGGTCTGGCCGCCGACGTCTCGGGCGAGAAGTCGATCACGATCGAGACCGAGGTCTGAGCCGTGGCCCGCGCAGGGGCCTCGTGCCTGCGACCATACCGAGCACCGGCACTCGTGCAGCCGCAGGGTCGGTTGCGAAGCCTGCGCAGGGGCCAGGTGCCTGCGACAAGTTGTACGACACGTACTTCCCGCGCGAAGTCGGGACGTGTTGTTGCGAAGCCGGCGCGAGGGCTTCGTGCTCGCGACCGCGGCTGCCGGGGTAGGCGCATGGCGTCGGCCAGCTGCCAGCCGTGACTGGCTCTGTTAGGCTGCGCTCATGACGTACGCGTGTGGAGCGGTGCTCGATCCGGTCTGCGACCCCTGGACCGGCGAGATGTACCCGAACCCCTGCGAGGCCGAGGCCGCCGGTGTCTTCGACTGGCAGCGCTCGTGCGACGGCGGCTTCGACGTCGACGTCTGGGGCCCCGGAACTATCGACTGGGGCTGGTCAGGCGCACCGGGGCTCGTCCGACGGCAGCGGCGGCGGCGGCGGCACGGCGGAGGACGCCCTGGCCGCCCAGGCGGCAAGCAGGCGACGCTGACGCCCGGTACGCTGACGCCCGGTACGCCGATCGGCGGACCGAAGACCGGCTCAGGCCGCGGCTTGCAGCTCTCGGCCGGGCCTGCGTCTGCTCCGCGGTCTGCTGGCCCACTGGCGCCGCTGTTCGAGGGCTCCGACCTCACGCCGAGCGCAGCGCTCGCGCCCGCGCCGATGCGGCTCTCTGCGACGCGTGGTGCCGCGCCCATGGCGCCCGGTTCCAAGCCGATGAGCTTCAGCGGTCTACGCCGCAGCGCCGGCACTCTGCGCGGACCGCTGTCGGCGGGGGCGCGGTACGCCAGCGCCAGTCGCAGCCTCCGGCCGGCCTCGCTCGTCAGTCGTGGCGGGCGCGTCGCCGCCCGCGGCATGCGCGGGCTCGGCCAGAACACGACCACGACGCTCGCGCTCGGTGGTGCCGGCATCGGAACGTTCGCGGCGCTGTGGCTCGCCGCCATCTACCTCTTCGGCCGGAACCGGTGAGCCAGGCCAGGAGGCGCTCGTCATGACCATCAACAGGCTCGCGGTCCGACCGGCGGCAGCGTCCCTCACGAAAGAGCTGCTGGAGCAGCTCGACGACGGCCTGCTGATCGCGTGGCGCATCTCGAACAGCCGGCTCGACTGGTCGATCATGAACCGGCCTCCGTCGATCCAGGACCACGCGCTCGCGACGGCGCTCGTGTTCGCGATGCCGAACTACAAGCTCGTCATCGACAAGAAGATCATGCGGCCCGAGAAGATCCTGCGCAGCGATGGCCGCGAGGTCACGTACAACGAGTACATCGACGTCGACTTCACGGATGGACGGATCCGCTCGTCGCGCAAGCGGGACATGACTCAGAAAGTGCTGGCTGCCATCGTCCACCAGCTCATGCAGAGCACAGCGCCGATGCCTGGCGTTCGCGGCTGATTCGGCCGAGCTGCGTGCCGGCATCGACGTGAAGTCGCGGGCATTCGGCCCCCACGCTGGCCTGACGGCGACGGCGATGACCCACTGCTGCGCCATGTCGCAGGCACGATGCCCCCACGCTGGCCCTGCAACGCGCACAACGCGCAGTACAAGCCGATGGCGCTCGGCGTGGCTCGGCGTGTCGCGAGCACCAAGCCCCCGCGCTGGCCTCGCCTGCATGACGATCTGCACCGAGTGCTTCTGCGTCCATCCGTCGCGGGCACTCGGCCCCCGCGCTGGCCTCGTAACAAGGGCTCTAGCTGACCGGTCAGCAGGACGACGCGCAGTCGCAGGCACGATGCCCCCGCGCTGGCTCTTCGAGACGCCGTCTCGGCCTTCCGGTCGCAGGCACCAGGCCCCTGCGCAGGCCTCGCAACAACTACACGCGAACCGAGCGCCTTCGCATATGCGTCGCGAGCACAAGCCCTCGCGCTGGCTCAGTCGTGGAACTGCATGTCGCGGACACCAGAGCCTCCGCGCAGGCTCGATCGTGGTCGCTCGGCTTGAGCGCGAGCCGGGCCTTCTCGCTCACTTCGCGAGCACCAAGCCCCCGCGCTGGCTTCGCGACTACGTGGATGCGGCCGCTTCCCCTTGGTCCAGCGCCAGGTGCAGGCACGAGGCCCCTGCGCAGGCCTCGCGACGTCCTCGTCATGAACACCAATCTCGCGGACACGCAGTCGCAGGCACACGGCCCCCGCGCTGGCCTCGCGACGCATATGATCGGCGCTGGTACGCGTGCGGCGACCTCCAGTCGCAGGCACTCGGCCCCCGCGCTGGCCTCGCGACGCTCCGGCGCGCCGCGTGAGCATCACGACGTCGCGCTTCATGTCGCGAGCACTCGGCCCCCGCGCTGGCCTCGCGACCGGCAGACCCGGGCGATGGTAGTGCTGCACGATGACGTCGCAGGCACACGGCCCCCGCGCTGGCCCCGCGACCAATGAACGGTGCCTTGTGGGCGGCCACGGGTCCCAGAGTCGCAGGCACACGGCCCCCGCGCTGGCCTCGCGACCCGCACAGCAGCGCGTTGAACGCGCCGCCCGCGAGAAAGTCGCAGGCACACGGCCCCCGCGCTGGCCTCGCGACGGCACTGCTCCGGCGCATGGGCTTCTGCGAGGAGCGCGGTCGCAGGCACACGGCCCCCGCGCTGGCCTCGCGACCGCGTCGCTGGCCACCCGACACGCATGTATGTGCCTCCCGGTCGCAGGCACACGGCCCCCGCGCTGGCCTCGCGACGCACGTCGTGCACGGTCGGCGTTGTCGTAGTTCTCCTGTCGCAGGCACCAGGCCCCCGCGCCGGCCTCGCGACTAGAGGATCTGCGTGCGAGGAACGTTGTCGAAGAAGGAGTCGCAGGCACACGGCCCCCGCGCTGGCCTCGCGACGGACTGCTCGCATCGGCCGTCATTCCGCATCACTGGGCGCCGCTTCGCGAGCGGTCCCCGCTGAGCAAGCCGCACAGCCTTCCTTGCCTTCGCTCGCGCCCATGTCTCGTCGTCTTGCCCAGCGGAATCGTTGACCTCTCGCGGCTCGCGAGCGACTCCGCCCTCTGCGATAGCACCGGCGTCGCTCGCACATCGATCGAGAAGCTCCAGAAATGGCGTCGGTAGCGGCATCGGCTTCACTTCGAGGATCTGCGGCCGCGAGTGCGGCGACTCCATCCACGCCTTCGAGATATCCTCGACGGTGTGCACCGTGTAGGGCACGCCCAGCTTGTCGAGCACCCCGAAGCGGGAAGTCCGCCGACACTCGCATCGGGACGAGCAGCCCGTCGAGCCTCACCTTGCTGTCCTTCTCGGTCACTCAATCCTCCTGGCCACAGGATCGTGCCGCACTGCGGCTAGCGCCTGTAGAGCCCGCGCAGGACCAGACGGTCTGCGTCGTCGATCCTCGGCGGGAAGCCCTGCGGCTCGGCCAGCGTGCAGCACGCGCCGCCGCACATGATCGAGCCGGACCAGCAGTCATGAGCCAAGCCGAGGCAGTGACCCAGCTCGTGCTGGAGCACCAGCGCCCGCATCGTCGTGTCGCCCTCGTTGCGCGTCTCGACCTCACACCGCCGACTGCCAGGCGTGTACGTCGCGTCGCCACCAGGATCGCGCCAGCCAGCCTCGACCGGTGCACCGACCACTACGCGCACCTGACACGTCGGCACGTTGCTCACGACCAGCACCGTGAGCCCGAGCCGCTCGTTGATGGTCCCGACCACGTCGACCACGGCATCGAACGCCGCCCGGTTGTCGTCAGGCGCGCCGCCGTACATCGACACGCACACGGCGATCGGCACGTCGGCCGCCGTGAAGCCAGGCCGCGCATCCATCAGCTCGGGCTCGCTGTGGTGCATGACGCCGTACACGACGAGCGACAGGACCAGGACCACAAGCCCTGCGATCGCAGCGATCATCGCGATGGAGCCAGGCTTCACGCCGCAGCCTTCCGCTGCCGATCGCCCACGCCACGGATGGTGCGCCGGTCGGTCTCGGACATGCCGGCCCAGAGCGCGTCCAGCTCCACCTGGTAGCGCTCGACCTCCTCCTCACCACGCAGCCGAGCACTGCGAAGCCGCTCTCGAACCGCTCGGTACCGCTCCACGAACATCGACTCGGACATGACCACCTCACTGCGTCCCAAAAGGAACGAGGGCGCCCCGTTGAGAAGGCGCCCTCGTCAGGTTCTCCGAAGAAGAAGCCTACGCCGGAACGCCGCCCACTTGCCGGTTCTTGCTCTTGCTTTCGCTGGCCAACCACAGGCCGCCGGGCCGAACGGAAATCGTCGTCGGAACTCCGAGCGACGCGGCGGACCTGAAGCTGGTTCTGCACATGGGCACATCAACTCCTGCGGGAAGATCTGACACGACCGTTGTCGCACGTGTCCGACACCATGTCAATGAATCAGCTCGTCGACCGCATCACCGTCGAGCCACAGACGGCGCGGCTCCAGATACACGTAGGTGGGGATCGGCTTCCTGCGAGCCAGCGAGATCGAATGCATCGTGCCGGCAGACACGCCATCCCAGAGCGCCACCAACTCGTCGGATTCGTTCACGATGGCCTGGTTGCGGATGAATCCTGCCGAGCGGCCATGGAGGTGCCACTCGGCAGGAAAGACGATGGGCGCTGTGGAGCAGAGCCTGCGTGCGGCGCGCTCGGCCAGCGTGTCGGCGCCTTGCGCTCCGCCGCTGACGATGACGACCGACGGGTCGCGCTCCACCAGGCGCTTGACCACGCGCTCGACGAGCTGCCGATCGAAGAACGTCCTCGACCCGACGATCGCGACCTTCACTGCTCAGGCCAGGAGCGCGTCGGACTTCATCGGCTGCCCGCCAGGTTGGGATGCCGCGTCTTGAAGTACGGGTAGTAGATGGGCGTCTCCACTTCGAGCCCACGCTTGTTGAACCACTCCACGCTCGTGGAGCTGAGCACGTCGTCGAGATGGCTCTCCAGCTTGAGCGCGGTGATCATGCTCCGATCGTAGACGCGGACCTCGGCCATCGAGCCGACGTACATGACCGTGTCCTCGCGCTCCGGCTGCTCCCAGTCGCTCGGCGGCCGGACCTGCCAACCGTGCCGCAGGCGCCCTTCGCAGGCGTTCGCCCAGTCGGAGAGCCACACGCGCGAGCGAGCGCTGACGTCGAACCCGAGCGCCTGCGCGGCAGCAGGCTCGGCGCACAGCCAGTCGGCATCGAGCTGCGCTTCGACCACGCCGATCTGCTCGATGTCGATGTCCGCCAGCAGCCGCGGGCTCGTGTGCATGAAGAGCGGGTTGTACAGCTCGTGCTCCCAGTCGGCGAAGCTCAGCATGTACTTGTAGAACTCGAACCGCTGGTTCGCGGCGTAGTAGCCGAGGTCGCGCGCACTCAGCTCGCCCATCTCCGCGACGAGCTGTGGTGAGCCCCATGCCTGCGCCGCGTACGGCTTGCTGGCCCCGTGATGATAGAGGAGCCGCGGATCGACGAGCTGGTCGAGGTGCGCGACCAGCACATCGAGCCGCACCCGATTCAGCCACGCGTGCTCGCCGGCGGTCACGGGCACGAGGCCCTGGTCGATGCGCACGACGTCATCGGGCGAGAGCCGCATGCTGTCGAGCTGCGACCGGGTCCCCTTCGGTGCGAGGCGGTGGCCTTCGATGATCATCTGCCCGAGCTGAAGCTCGCCGCGGGCTGCCAAGGCCAGCGCCCGCAGGCCGATGACGATCGCCTCCGCGATGCGCCTGTCGAGCGTGAAGCTCACCGACTCCGAGGGGCCGCCTCCCGTCGCGTGGATGTCGTCGCCGAGCATGCTGCGCGGCTTGAGGCCCTCGCTGAGCACTCGGTCGAGCGCGAGCGTCGCGTGGTACACACGGCGCCCCCGAGGCCAACGGAAGCCGCGTGGCTTCTCGCTGCTGTTCGGCATGAGCGGAGGCGGCAGATCTTCGACCGCCGCCACTGCCTGCTCGATCATGTCGGGCGTCAGGTGCAGCGCGCCGTAGGCCGCAGCCGACCGCAGTCGGCTCTCCAGGATGATCCGTACGACGGTGGACACCGGCGCGACGGGATCGAAGGCGAACGCGCTCGCGACGTTGTTGGCGACCTCGGAGGCCAGATCAAGACCCACGATCGGCGTGAGGCGTGCAGCCACACGCGAAGCGAAGTCGTGCAGGCTCGCGCGGCTCATGCAGCGAGGCTAGCACGGAAGTGTGTTGCAAGAACCAGCGTTGCCGGCTACCGTGGGCCCATGCAGCAGAAGCCGATCGAGCAGCAGCTCGCCGAGGCCCGACGGGAGATCACACGCCTCACCGAGCAGAATGACCTGCTCGTGCACATGATCAAGCGCGCCGCCAGAGAGATGAAGGCCGGCGGCAAGGACCTGCTCACCGACCTCGAACGCACACTGAAGGAGTGACCACCATGAAGCCGTGGACCCGCTGGCTGCTCTACCCGGCGCTCTTGCCGACAGACATCGTGGGCTGGCTGCTCGTGTGCGTGCTGCGCCTGCTGTTCGGCAAGGCGCTCGGCTGGGAGGACGGCGTGCTCATCGTCGACCTCGACCCCAACTCGTGGTTCGCCACGACGCTCTTCAAGAACTGGGGCGGCGCGACCATCGGCCATGCGATCATCGTGCACAGCGTCAGTGCCGAGGCACGCAAGCGCATCTTGACCCACGAGCGCGTGCACGTGACGCAGCACGAGACGAACGCGCTCGCGGGACTGGTGCTCGCGCTTCCGACGTGCGTCATGCTGGACTTCCCGAGGCTCGCGGGCCTGGTGCTGCCGCTTGCCGGATTCGTGTGGACGATGACCCCGTGGCTGGTCTACGTCGCCGGCTACATCACCGGCGCCTGCTACGGGCTCAACGCGTATCTCGGCAACCCCGCCGAAGAGGCCGCTCGCGACCACACGCAGGTCGTGGACAGCACATCCGATTCGTGAGGTGAGCAGCATGCCCGAGGACGACGCCAGCAAGAACATGGCAGACAGTTCATTCCGGACTGCCGACGAAGCCGAACTGTGGAAAAGCGTCTACTTGGCGTACCTGAGATCGACAATCACGGTATCTCACAACGACAAGGCTATGACCTTGACAGAACTTGCCGACAGCGCCGTCCTGCTCTACCGCAAGCGCCGCAAGCACCTCGACGCGAGCGGCCCGTACCGATGAGGCGCTGGGGACCAGCGAAGGGCACGCCGTTCGGGCTGCCTGACAACTTCGTGGTCGGTGACCGGGTTTCGATCCGCCCGCATGGACGGCTCGGCGTCATCGCCGCGCTGCCGGTGCGGCTCGACGAGGGCTACCTCGTGCGCATGGACGACGGAACCGACCTGCGCGCGAACTGGTTCATCGTCGACCGCGTGGAGCCGCTCATGGTCATCCAGAAGCGGCTAGCAGCCTTCCCAGCGAAAGCCGAGCAGCTCCATGCAGCAGGTCGCGAGGTCGCGCGCGACCGGGTCGGCGACCGACTCGCGTGCGAGCAGCCGCAGGAACAGGTGCAGCACCTGGAGGTCGCTGAAGACGACGGAGACGCCGTCGGGCTCGACGCGGACATCGAGGCGATCTTCGTACTGGAGTGAGATCGCAGCCGCGATGCGCGAGGCCACGCGCACGGCTCGTGAGTCGTCGAGCGCGAAGCCGAACACGTAGGGCGGTGCGTGCAGCGCGGTCTGGCCCCGATCGTTCCTGTAGCGCCAGACGTGGCGCTTGAACTCGTCGAAGGTCGGGACAGATCCAAACGGTAGCTCTGCCGGGACCGTCATCTGTACCCGTAGACCCCGAGCAGCTTGGCGAGTTCGAGCATCTCGTGGTCGGTGAAGCCTTCGGGAACGAAGTGACGCGATTCACCGTAGTCTTCGCGGGTCTCGAAGAACCAGCTCGGTACGCCATGGCTCGTGTCCGCTTCCAGCGGTCCGGGCCGCTCATCGCCGATGAACCGCGCCGCCGCCTCGGCCCACGATTCTACGACATCGTCGTCGCGCTCACGGTCGTCGTTCCTGATGAGGATGCTTGGCAGCAGCCAGCCACGCTCGGCATCGCCTTCGGCCGCGCTCTCCTCCGTCACGATCTCATAGGTCATGTTGATCAATCGACAGCAGTCGCCACCGACCCGTGTGATCGTGTGACCGCCTACGGGGTCGTAGAACGACTCGCCTGGTGCGATCTGTGGCATCAACTGCATAGCGGCTGCACCAGATCCGGGGTCGAGATAGTCGACGATCGTCCACGGAAGATCTACGGGACCAGCCGGCGTTGGCACGGTAGCAACGAACGGTTCGCCGTCGACGAGGATGTAGTACGGATAGGGCATCAGGTAGCGGCTTTCCTGACGCGCATCATGACGTTGTAGGCGCGGTCGATCTTCTCGAACTCCGCCCGAGCGCGCTCGCGCTCGCCATCGGGAGCGCCAGGGGGCACGCGGTCGGGATGCCACTGCAACGCCAGCGCTCGGTAGGCGCGCTTCACCGTATCGGCGTCGGCGTCGCGAGCGACGCCCAAGATCTCCCACGGCATCGGGCCCGGCGGCGGCTTCGGTCGAGCGCCGGCGGCGGCTTGACCAGCGACGTTCTTCGCGGCCTGCGCGGTCTGACTCCGCAGCGCCTCCAGCTTCTGCGCGAGGTTGTCGTACATGATCTTGAAGCAGCGGCGACAGGTGCCCCAGTGGTGACCTGCCTGAGGCGGATGAGGCGAGACGAACTCGACGTCGCTGATCGCGAACGACTGCCAGCACACGGCGCACTTGATCTGCGTCGCGTGCGGCAGGCGCGGCGTTGCATCGCGCTGTCGCTCGAAGAAGCCGTCGAGCATCTTGGTCGCGCGGTCGAAGACGGCGTCGACGCCCACGTCCACAGCGCGGTCGACCAGCTGCTCTGCTCGCATGCCCCGCTTCGGCATCAGAGCACCACGAGCGCGCCGAGCCCGTCACCGCTGTCGCCCATCGGGAAGTTCGTGACGGGCCGTGGCGCGTGGTTGGGCATCGTCACGTAGATCGTGGGCGGCGGCGGCCGCGGCCCGACGACGTAGGGCGGCGGCGGCGCAGCGGCGCGGATGAAGAGCGGACGAGCAGGCGTGCGGTGGTAGCTCATGAGCAAACACTACCAGGCGTCAGCGCGGCCGGCGACTGGTTCGCCGGCTGGTCCGACGGTTCGGTGCGGTGTGCCGACCCTTCCACAACCGACGCGGTGGCGGCGCCGCCGGCCAGTGATCGTCGAGCGGCTCCAGCAGCCGCAAGAGCGCTTGCGCCCGCACCGGCGCGTACTGCGCAGCGCCTTGCACGTTCTGCGGCACGGGGAAGACGAGCAACGTCTCCATCGAGTCGTAGTGCGAGTACGGCGCGTTGTACCACCTGATGCGAATGCCAGAGCGCTGGTCGAGCGACTCGATGACGCCCTTGAAGCCTACCGGCACCTTCTGGTCGGCCGACCTGAACGTGCTCATCGGCTTCAGCGCCTTGACCACGGTGCCGGGAGCGTACGTCCGGAGAATCCACAACCACTCGTCCGACTCGTCGGTCGTCGGCGGCGGCGGAGCAGGGTTACCTACGATGGGGTTGGCCTCGATGTCCGGATGGATGGCGAAGTCGGGCACGCGTCCCACCATGTTGAGCAGCTGCGCGACCTCGTCCTGTGCATCTTGCCGCTCACTCAGCGACCAGCGGCCGCCCAGGTCCCACGCGACACGGGCCAGGCGCTCGTAGAAGAGCATGAGCGCGGCTCTGCTGAACACGACCGCGGTGCCCATGCGCCCTTCCAGCCGCCCCTCCACCTGCCCGGTCCTGAGCAGCTCGCGCGCGAGCGGCGTCAGCGTGCTCCACTCGACGACCATGCGCTGCGGAAATGCCGGCGTCCGATCGCCGGCCATCTGCACGCGCAAGCCCGGCTGCGTCTGATCGAGCATCTGCTGAAGCGCTCGCCGCGACGCGAGCGATGCCGCCAGCGCCGGCGAGTACGCGCTCGGTCTGCGACGGCTACTCATGGCTCAGTAGTCGTCCTCGTAGTCTTCGGGACGATCGCGCTCGGCGTACTCCCTGTACGCCTCTTCTTCGTTCCAGTGCTCGTACGGACGCATCATGCGCCCCCCGAGGTCATGCAGCAGCTCCTCGATGACCTCGCGGCGCAGACGCAGTTCCTCGTCCCGCTCTCGGAGTTCGCCCTGGTGCTTCTTCCCCAGATCTTGCTGGATCTTGAGGACGGCCTGTCGTTCGCCACCAAGCGCCTCGATCTGCTCCGGCGACATGGCATCGACCTGCTCGCGGGCTTCGTCTTCAAGACGTTCCCAGAGCATCTCCATATCCGCCTCGCGATCTTCGCGCGAGCGGAACGAGCGTTGCTCTCGTTCTTCTTCGACCTGGTTCCACTCGCCGGCGAGCTTGCGGATCATCTCTTCGCGGATCTGCTGCTTGCGCGGGTCTTCGCCCTCGCGCGGCTCGACCTCGAACCCGCGCTCGTTGTAGTTGCGTCGCAGCGGCCGGACCGCGACTGGGCGCCGTGACGTCCGCCGCGGACGCGGTGAGTTCCGACGGGGCGACGGTGAATGACGGGGACGAGACGATCGACGCATGGTGCACTCCTTCTACGAGGTCAGCTCTTCACCTTCGCACACTCGTACTCCATGGCCGCAAGCATGCGGTCGACCGTCTCCTCATTCGTTTTCGCCTGATCGAGCCCGATCAGGTCGTACACGCGCGACGGCGCACGGAAGAACTCTTCCAGCGCGTGCTCTGCGGCGCCCACCGACGCGCTGGTCGAGGCTGCCGCAACGCGGGCGGCCCAGTCCAACAAGAACAGCAACAGCACGTCCGCGTGCTGAAGGTGCTTCGCGATGACCGCATCAGGACGAGCGGGGAACTCCAGTCCCATCGCTGCTTCGCCGAACTCTCTGCTGCTGACTACGCGCCCGGCTGCCCCGCGCTCAAGCAACTTCAGGACACGCTTGATCGCGCGTACCTCAGCCGTATGTTTTCGCGACGCTCCGCCAGTCCGTCGCAGTCCCATCGACACGAGCGCCAGCGCGACCCCCACTACGATCGCACGACACTGGTAGTCCAGCCGACCACGGATGCGCCGGGGCACAAGCGGCAACCCGCGGCGCAACGATGCTACGCGCTGGCGGATCTCCGCCGGATGATAGCGGTAGCCCCTGTGTTGCTGGATCTCGTCCAGCAGATAGTCCAGAGCACGCAGTTCAACCGCAGCGGTGCTCGTCGGGCGCCGTGACGTCCGCCGCGGTCGCGGTGAGTTCCGGCGCAGGGAGCGAGAGTGGTGGCGAGTGGGACGCGACGATCGGCGCATGGTGCACTCCTGTCAGCTGCCAGGCTCAGCGGGACCGCCCAAGATCTTGTTGATGCCGATCGGCCCGCCGCTGAGCGGCCAGATGGCCCACCTGAGCTGGTTCACGGCGACCGCTGCGACGAAGCCGCATGCGAAGATGACCGCGGCAGTGCTGCCGCGACGGTTGCGTCGCATGCGGCGCGGCAGGCTCATGATTGCGCCTTGCGCGCTTCCTGACCGCGCTTGTGGCCGTCGAGGTAGGGGCTACCGCCCCACTCGTTTCGGCGCTTGCGCTTGCCAGTAAACCCGTCGGTGAAGCCGGCGCGGAAGTCATCGAAGTCCGCAAGCGACTCGGCTGTTGGCTGCTCAGCGAGAGCATATTCGTGGAGCTGGGACGTTGTGTACGGATCGCCCAAGATGAGGTACAGACGCTTGTCGTCACCACGCACAATAGTCCCTGGTCCGCGATACTCGCCAGTGGCCGGAGTCCCGTCCAGGTTGCTGACGGGGATTTTTACATGGTATGTGCCGTACTCGTATGGCGCATGCGCCGCAGGACCGCTGACCGGACGCGCGTCAACGGTCTGCCACATGAAACCGTCAGCGACGAACACGCGACTCGGCGGATTGCGCCGCATGCGACGCCGGGGTGTCCGCTTCTTGCGTGAACTGCGCTTCGGCTTGCGTGATGTTCGCTTCACGCCGCCTCCAGACCCGCGCGACGCAGTGCTTCCTCGACGCGGTACACGACACGACCGTGCGACCCGTAGCGCCTCAGCACCACCGGCCACTCGCCGTCCCAGTCGATGATGGTCGGCTCGCCGCCACGCTTGCCCGTCTCCTGGCCGTCGGCCATCGCCGCACAGAGGTCGGGCTTGCGTTCGAGGCGCGCTCCATGCGCGAGATAGATGCCGCTCGGCAGCGACGCCAGCGCTCGCCTCGCGCCCGCCGGTAGACGCTGCGGCAGTTCCTGCTCGCGCGCGACCCTGCCAGCCGCGAGCACCCTGCCAGCCGCCGCGGGCGACGTCTCGCTCTGCACGTACTGCCGCTCGTCCTCGTCCTCAATCTCCGGCTCGGGCTCCGGTTCGGGAGCCGGCGCCGGCAAGACCGCCGGCGGCACGTGCACGCCGCCGACCCAGGGAGCCGCCGCCGACATCGGCGCGAGCGGCGGCGGGAGGGAGATCGACGGCACCGCCGGCGCCGCACGCGTAGCCGCGCGACGCTTGAGCATCGCGTCCGTCTTTCCGATCCACTCATCGAGCCTGCGCTCGGCGATCTGCTGCTCGCGTTCGAGCTGCCGCAGGTCGTGCGCGCCCCAGGCCGCGACGTCGTCCGTGATCGAGGCGAGGTGTGCGCTCGCATCGAGCATCGCCTCGGCGCAGAGCGTCTCCGCGATCAACCGCCGCAGCTCGTCGCCCGCGTAGTGCACGCGGAGATCGACGTCCGCGAGCGCGGCCGACCGCACGATCTCCTCGGGCATCGGCACGTCCGCGAGCGTGACCACGAAGAACACGCCGTTCGGGAAGCCGTGGATGCTGCTGTGGAACCGGCACCGGTTGCCGACGTACCGCAGCGTCATGGCGCCCATCGCGCGGTCGAAAGATCTGCGGATGTCGGTCCGATACAGCTGCCGCACGAGGACCTCCTGAACGTGAGCCCGAAGCGAGGCGGGGCGTCCTGCTCTCAGGTTAGTTGGGGCACGCCTGGACCGGGGAAACACCCTTTGTGGGGTCCGCGATCAAGACGCACCGCCCCGCTTCCGGCTCACGTTCTACCAAGATTTCGTCCCTTCGCCCACATCGGGCCCGACCCTCACCGCTGCGGCCTGCTCACGATCTTGTCCAAGATCTCCTTCAGGTCCCCTTGGCCCATGTGGTAGCCGGAGATGCGCACGGAGAACATGCGGATCTCGAACTGCGGCGGCCGCAAGATCCAAGCGGTCGCGTTCACCTGCTGGCCGCTCACGGCGTACGTCGCGAACGCCTCGCCGAGCGGCTCCAAGGGACCCGCGAACGGGAAGATGGTGCCCTGCATCGGCAGCGGCGCGATCGACGTGCCGCGCGAGCCCTTGGTCGGGTCGTACTGGATGACCTGCCCGCGCATCGAGACGTTCGTGTTGTAGTCGAGCGGGCTGCGGTTCCCGATGCTGATCTGAAAGCCGACGTACGTGGCGACGCGCGCCTGCGGCACGAGCGTCATGTCGTCGACGCCGATGCCGCTCGCCTCGTACGCCTCGAACTCGAAGCTCTTCAGCACGAAGGCCATGTTGTTCGGCACTTCGAGGTTGACCAGCGGCACCGGCACCGGGTACGGCGGCAGGTTGCCGACGAACAGCGGCCGCGGGTAGTTCGCGAAGTACACGCGGTCGAGGAACGTCGTCGATCTGGACGGCAGGAACTGCCAGAAGCCGTTCAAGATCTGCGTGTTGACCACGCGCGTCGCGCTCTCGACGTCGGGCAGCATGGACGGCGACTGCGAGAGCGTTGCCGCGCCTCGTCGGATCGAGCCGCTCATGGTGACCTCCGCTGTGCGGGCGTGCCCATCCCGCTGTGTCTCAGACCGCCGGCGACTGCGCCTGGAGGATCTTGTATCCGAGCATCGTGAAGTAGAGGACGCCGCCGACCGCGAGCACCTGCCGGCCGATGTTGCCCGACACCGTGGGGTCGGGCGGCGGCTGCGCATCGCCCTCGGCGAAGCCGTTCGGGAGCGCGGCGTAGTTGTTCTCGACGAAGCCGAGGTCGCGCGTCAGCGTCACGTTCAGCGTGATCACCGAGTTCTGCGTGAAGAAGTCGGACGCCGGCAGGTACGCCGGCCGGTCGAACTCCGTGAACAGGTAGCGCGACGAGGAGGGGATCTCGTTCTGGCGCGTACGGTTGCTGCCGCTGTCCATGATCTCGAACAGGAAGTCGATGGTGCCCGGCCGGAACGTCTGCACGGCCTGCGCATCGGCGACCGTGTCGGGGCCGAGGCCCACGCCGATGTACGCGCCCGAGAACGGGTCGGCAGTGCTCGCGATCGGCCGCCACCGCCCGGTGAAGGGCGAGATGACCTCGGTGCCAATCGGCGGGTCTCCAGGTCGACCGTCCGGCGGATCGATCGTGCCGTACGGGCCGATCGAGTACGTCTTCATCAGGAACGCCGCCATGAGCGACGTCGCGACGAAAGGACCGTCGGTGCTGATGGTCTGCGTCGCCGGCAGCCGCGACCCCGCGAGCGACACGCTCGGGTTCGAGGGGCCGGGGATCGGGACGTTGAAGTTCAGGAAGTAGGGCACCCGCTTGCCCGGGATGTCCTCGATGTAGCGGATGCGCTCCGCCGCCTTCTTCACCGCGTCCCGCAGCTGTCCGATGACGAGCTGGTTGTCGCTGTTCTGCTGCGCGAGCTGCTTGTACGCCTTCAGGAGCGACTTCATCTGAGTCGCCATGCGCTGCTCGCGGTCCATCAGGCCGCGGAGATAGGCAGCAACCTGGGGATCATCGGTGATCGAGGGCATCTGGGATCCGCCTTCCTCTTCCGCGTCTTTCAGCGGCGTTGGTTGGTGACCAGGCGCCTCCTCAGCGCGAGGTCATGTGTCTCGTGAGAGACTGGCCGGGGATGGCCGCCGCAGGGACTGATGTCCTGCGACCTCCGCTTACGACGCGAGCGGCGCAAGCAGAGGTCGCAGGGCGCCGAAGCGCCCCGCGATGCGTTCAGAGGACGTCGCGGCTGTGGACGCCATCGATCAGGTACTTGACGTCCTTCTCGATGTTGTCGATGCCGTTGACCGTCAGGTCGCCGGTGACCGGCTGGGTCACGCCGGGGCTGATCGCCGCCGCGGGACCCACCGTGCCGTCGATCTGGCCGGCGAGCTGGTCGATCATGTTCGCACCGGTCGACGGGCCGATCGGGCTCGCCGTGACGATGCACTGGAAGCCCTGACGCGGCGGGATGAGGATCGGCCGCGCGAGCCGCATGAGGGCCGACGAGGTCGGCACGCCGTTGTTGAACCGCGGCAGCCGCGAGTCCGAGCTGAAGCCGTCGAGACCACCGGCGAACGGCGTGTACGCCGTGAACGTGGTGAGCTGCGGCTTGTCACCGGCCTGGAACTGCCAGAACAGCTGGTTCTCGGCCTGCATGTACAGCTTGTAGACGCGCTGCACACGATCCGGGAACACGCCTGCCACCGAGCCCACCGACGTCTGCACCTGGTTGACCAGGAACTGCGCCTCCGGGTTGAACCGGAAGTACGTCCAGACGCGCACCGCGAGGGTGATGAACGTCTGGTCCGACGGCAGGAAGCCGCCGGTGGTGAGGTTGGTGATGGCGATGTCGCCACCGCCCTTGAGGAACAGCTGGGTGCGCGGCTGGGGCACGCTGAACGTGTTCAGCGGGTTGAGCCGCAGGTCGGTGGACCCGTCGACGCGGATGAGCGAGTCGTAGAACGGCTGATGGACGCGCTCGCGCGTCCCCACGATCTTGGGCATGTCGTTCTCCTTCGAGACACCGTCCCGCGCCATAATTGGCTTGCGACGATGTTCGCTGTTCCACCACGACAGCACTTCCCACTGTGCACAAGCCCTCACCATTGAGGACCTATCTGCGACCCGGAACCTCCCAGTGGTAGGAGGCTTTCACCCGTCGGCTACCGGGTCACAGCTAGCTGGTCAGTTCAGCCGGAAGCTCCGCTGAACAACATCCGAGAGAACATGCCGCCGGCCCATCCTCGGCCGTCCGGCGTCGCCATCTGCTCGCGGACCCTGCGGACCGCTCTCTTCTTCACCACGGGGAACGCGAGGTCGATGGGGCTCACGGTCGAGATCGGCTCGTCCGAGTGCCGCACGTCGTTGATGACCGACTCGTCGTACCCGTCGAGGCCGAACATGCCGCGGTACGGCGCGCCGGCGTGGCTGATGTCGATCATGTAGTTCGCGCCCATCCCCGAGACGGGCCCGGGCCCCATCGGCACCATGGCCACGGGCGCGACCGGCGCGGGTGCGGGGGTCGGCGTCGGCAGCACGGTGTCCTGGATGAGCTGGAGCGGCAGCCACGGCTTCAGACCGCTCACGCCAGCGCCGGCCGCGATGGACATCTGCGTCTCGGGCGAGAGACCGAGCGGCTGCCCCACCGCGTACGCCGCGATGGCGCTCGCGAGCGAGGCGCCGGTCGCGACGATGCGAGGATCCATGGTCGGCAGGTACGAGCCGCCGACCATGGAGCCCAGCCACTGCGCGAGGATCATGCCGCCCGTCGCCCCGAGAGCCGGCACCACGACCTTGTCGACCAGGTCGGCGCTCCCGAGGTTGCGAGCGAGGCGCCGAACCGAGCTGAAGCCGCGCACGCGGCGGTTGTGCACCACCGCGTACGCGTTTCTGCTGACTCGGCGCCTTCGCTTGCTCATGACTGCTCCTCAGGCCTGCATCCCGGAGAACAGGGTGCGACCGAAGATGCCGCCCGCGAACCCGCGCCCCTCGTCGGTGGCGTAGTTCCGCTTCTGGACCTTCGTGTCGCGGTGCATCACGCCCGTGACGTCGGTGGCGATGTCCGCCGGCGTCTCGGTCGAGACGAACGGCGGCTGCGGGAGCGCCGGCGGCATGCCCGGCGGTCCGACCGGCGCCGGCGTCACCGCGCCCGTCACGACGGGCTGGATGGGCGGCGCCGCCGCAGCGGCCGCAGCCGTCGCGTCGTCACCGAAGCCCGCCGCAGCGTAGTACGTGCCCAGACCCGCCGCGGCCTCGTAGGGCCCACCGGCCGTCGCCTCCATGACGTCCATCAGGCCGTCGATCGAGGAGTGGTCGGCGGGATCGATGCCCTCCTGGTAGCCCGCGGCCGCGTAGAACGTGCCCATGCCGCTGAGCGGCTGCTGCACGTACTCGCCGACGCCGCTGAGCGGCTGCTGCACGTACTCGCCCATGCTCGGGTCCTGGACGTACGCGCCGACGCCGCTGAGCGGCTGCTGCACGTACTCGCCCATCCCCGCCGTGGCGTAGTAGGTCCCGAGGTACGGCGCCGCCTGCGTGCCGCGGAGGAGCCGCGCCATGAAGGCCGCACCCTCGCCGGCGACGATCGCCGTGAGGTTCTGCCGGAGCATCGGGAACCGCGCCGCCGCGACGATGGTCGCCAGCGCGACCGCCAGGTTCGTGACCGACTTCGTCACGATGGCCTGATCGGGCGTCTGACCCGCATCGAGCACGTTGCGCACCTGGTCGATGTTGGCGACCGCGTTCGCCGCACCGTTCGACGCCATGAGGCCACCGATCGCCCAGACCGACGGCATGGCGACGTCGTTCATGAGATCGATCTGCGTCCCCATGATGCTGAGGTTCCGGCGCAGGTGGCGACGACGACGGTGGTTCGACCGCATGCTGTGGCGCTTGCTGTGGCGCTTGCTGTTGCGGCGCATCCGCCGATGATGTCGGTTGCGCACGACGATGTACTTGTTGGCGCTCACCCGCCGGCTCGACCGACGCGACCGACGACGCTTGTTCCGACGCATGCCCATGGAGGTCCTCCTGTTCCTTCTGTTCGACGCGAGCGACTTGCGGCGACGCGAGCGCGCGTAGCCCTCGCGAAGCGCTCGCTCGTGAGCGCGCTTCGCTGCACCTCCGAACGTGAAGCGGCGCGTGTAGCTCCGCTCCGAGACGAACCCCGGCACGTACGTCGCGTAGCCGCGACGACGCGAGCGAGGTCCGAACTGGACCAGCTGGATGCGCTGGCCCGCTGCACGACCGCCACGCTGGGACGTGCGGCCGAGCAGGTTCGCTGCCATGCGGATCCCCGCCGCGCCGTGCGCGTGCCGGGTCGTCGCGTGGATGTACGGCGGGTTGAAGAGCCGGCCCGTGTAGAACGGCGAGGCCGAGTAGCCCTTCACGCGCTTGTACCCGCGCACCTTCGTCGTGTAGTGGAACTTGCCCTGCTTCTTGCTGATCCGACCACGACGCTGCATGCCACGCGACACCGCTCGCGCGTGCGACTCCGCGCTCGCCGCGGCCGCCGCCGCCTTCGAGGCCTCGCGCTTCGCAGCGCTGGCTGCCTTCGAGGCAGCTCTCTTCGAGGTGGCCTTCGCCTTCTTGGCCTTCGAGACGGCCTTCTTGGCGTCCTTCTTCGCCTTCGAGGCCGCCTTGCGCGCCGACTTCGCCGCGGCCTTGGCCGCCTTCGGCGTCGAGGCGTGCTTCGCCTTCGATGCCGCCTTCTTCGCCCTGGACGCCGCCTTCTTCGACGCCCGAGCCGCGCTCTGCGCGCCCTTCGCCGTGACGCGACCACCCTTCACGGTGGGAGTGCTGTGGCGGCGGTGGTGCGAGCCGTGGCTCCGGCTGAGCCCGCGCGAGATGCGCCGGCGCTGGCGCGGCGTCAGCGACCCCATCGCCATCGCGATCGGCGTCCCCGACACGCGACGGCTACGCCGCTTGCGGCTGTGGCTGCTGCCCGTGTCGACGGCGCGCGAAGCGGCCTTGATCGCTGCGCGATCTTCCTCGGACATGTTCCGACGCATCGCGCGCTTGAGCGATTGCACGTTGTAGCCCATCGGTCGTCTCCCTCGTGCGTTTCTGCTGAGCACCTGTTTGCGGCTGAGCGGATGGGACAGCAGCGTCCCGTACTCGTCGACGGGGTAGAGCCGACCATGGCCCAACTCCGAGGCGTGCTTCTCGGCCCACCGCTTCGCACCGCGCACCGTTCGGTACGCGGGGCTCAGATGGTGATGGCTGCGCCCACGACCGCTGATCCACTGGAACGGGTTCCGACTCGGCGCACGACCGGGATTGATCACGGTCATGTGCGTGACGCCGCCGCCCACGTTCGGCTCCATGCCGGGGCTGCGCTCGTACTTCCGAGCGACGTTCCGTGTCGTCTTGCGGTAGATCAGGGCCACTTGGACGCAACTCGCCTGCTCGACCCCTGAGAGCAGGCGAGGCGCAAGGCCCCAGGTCTTCGGAGAGAACGCTACACGCGAGAGATCATCGGCGCAAGAAGAATCGCACGCTCACGCGGGCGCCGGTTTCTTCTCGGTCGTCGCATCCTGCGCAAGTTCGCGCAGCTCCTTGGGAATCGCGAACCCGCGGCTCGACTGCCGCGCCTTGCGTACTTCTCGCTGGAACTCGCCGACCGCCTGCTTCATCTGCTGCACGGCTGTCGGTTCGTCGTCTCGCTTGCGGTCTTCCTCGTCGCTCATCTTGGCCTCCCCGGCGGAGATCGATCTCCGCGTGAGATCATCTCGAACCGCGCGTCCATCGCGCTGACCTTCGACTCCAAGCTGATCACCTTCTCGCGCAGGTCGACGAGGATCTCCATGATCTGCTCGTCCACCTGCCGCGTGGCGCCCGTCTCCCTGAGCGCCTGCGAGAACTCCTTCGTCGACTCCACGACCGTCGCCGTCACGGCTCGCGCGTCGTCCACGCGCGACTGCTGCACCTGGTTGAGGCGCTCGTATAGGCCGCGCGTGAAGACCGCGAGCGGCACGAGGATGAGCAGAAAGACGGCGCCGAATGCGCCCCACTGCTGCGTGATCTGCTCGGTGCCCGGCGGCATGTCAGCCGTCGATCCCGTCCTTGAGCACGCGGAGCCGCCCACCCTGGATGAAGCCCAAGAAGCCGACGTCACCGTTGCGCAGCTTGTGCGGCGCGTAGATGGCGAGCATGTGTCCGTCCGGCGCGGTGAGGAGCCACGCGTTGCGTGGGTTCACCGTGTGCCGCAGATCGTCGCTCGGATCGTCATCATCGTCGCGCCGCACGAACCAACCGAGGCACTTGCCGAGGCGCGCCCACGCCTTCGGGTACTTCAGCTTGGTCGTGCCGAAGCGCGCTCGATCTTCCGGCTCCAGGTCGGCGTTGGAGTAGAAGCGCGTGCCGGCCCCGGGCTCGTACTCCAGCTCCTCGCTCTTGCCGTGCAGGTGCTTGTAGTCGACGTCCTGCCCGTCCTCGTACCACTTGTCGCAGCGGTACATGACGCTCACGCAATCGCCGACCGGCACGACGAGCTTCGGAGGCTCGTGGTCGATCTCGACGATGTCGATGGGCTGCTTCTGATGGAACAGCCGGTAGCGTGCGAGCGCGGCGTCGAGGTCGCGCCCCTCGGAACCGGCGATGCGCATCGGATCTTCGATGGAGCGCCCGTAGCGCTGCCCCATCGCACCCTCGGAGCCTCGCGGCGCCATCTCGCTCGACGGCGCGTTCGGGCGTAGGCGCCGGCTTGCTCTGCGGCTGCTGCTGCCACGACTGCTGCGCCTGGTCATCGCTGACTCCAGAGCCAGTATAGACCGACGCCGATCGCCGCGCCGATCAGATACTTCTGCATGTCGGCAGCGGCCGGCAGGTCGAGGCCGAGGCCTGAGCCCGCCACGCGTCGACGAACCTCGCCGCGGCACATCGTGTCGTAGCCGACGAATCTGGCGCTCGGCGGGAGCGGGTTGCACTGCGTGTCTGGGTCCGCGCCGAGGAAGTTGACGTCCGTCGGCCGTGGCGGCACCGGGTCGTCGCCGACGCTCACGGGCCGCGAGTCGCGGTACACCGCCCACGCGTTGTGATCCCAGTCCCAGACGGAGTACAAGGCCATCGGTACCACCAGCCTACACGTCGAGCCCATGCCGCCGCAGCAGCGATCGGAGGTTGCGGGTTGCGCGGACGTCCGATGGCGTCGAGCCCGTCACGATGGGCGGCACGCGCACGTCGGGCGACATGAACCGCACGTGGTTGCCCGGCGTCTTCTCGACGCGCCACCCCTGCGCCTCAGCCGCCGCAATCAGCGTCCGCAGCTCGGGACTCTGCGTGAGGCGACGACTGCCCGAGGTGTTGGGCCGTGGTCGGGCCCATCGCGGACGCGGCGATGCCCAGTTGTCGTCGAGCGCCACGAGCCTCTTGTCGAGGCTCATGATGTGCTCGCGCACGATGTGCTGCCGCGACGCGATCGGACCGTGCAGGATGTACTCCAGCGCCTGCCGTTCCCGACCGTAGGGCATGTACGCCGTCGGGTCTTGCAGACGAATCGCGAGATAGGCAGGCCGTCCCATGTTGTCCGGGTGCCAGGCCACCACCACACCGCGAGCTTCCGGCGGCACAGCAGCGGTCGCCGCGGCACCGTGGCTTCCCAGCGGCACGGACACGTTCGCCCAAGCGATCCACTTCACGTGCGTGCCGGGCGCGAACGTCCTCGTGGCCCACGTCTCGTAGCTCGCGCCCGCCTGGTGCCACGACTGCGGCACGGGAGCCGGTGGAATCGGGTTCGGTGTGTACCGTCCCTTCCACTGACGCCCACGGTACACAGGCTGCTGCGATGCCCAGTTGTCTTGGAGCGGGATGAGCCACTGAAGCATCGATGGCGCGATCGGCCGCTGAACCGTATTGGTTCCGTAGCTGTCGAGGATCTTCCAGAGGTCATCGATCTCAGCTATCTGCCAACGCGCACTGACTCCAGCTGGACGCGCGGCGTAGTACGAGTACCCACGTGCATCCTGCACCGTCACCACGATCTGAATCGGATGCCGAAGACGATCGTCGTGGATGACCCCGACCACCTCGCCGCGTGTTCCGTCCGGAACCGTGACCTCGCGGCGCGCCAGGCTCTCATTGGTCTCGTATGGGTCCAGTGGAGCAGCCCACCACGCCATGCTCTCCTGCTCGAACTTCACCGGCGTGCCTGGCGCGTAGGTCCTCCGCGCCCAGCTCTCTAGGAGCTGGCTGGTCGGATCTTGCGGCGGCGGCGGGATCACGTTCGCATGAACGCGACGCGAAGTGCGCGCTCGGCCCCGCTTCGGTCGGCTCGTGCGAGCCATGGCTATCGCGACGCCGCTCGCCGACGCTCCACCATCGCGGGCACCCGTTCGAGCTTCCGGGCGTACTCCTCGACGCGGTACACGCTGTGCGACGACTGGTCGACCATCCGCACGACCACGGGGTAGCCGCCTCGATTGTCGATGAGCCAGTGCATCTCGCCACCGTAGCGTGCGGCGATGCGCGTGTTCGCGAGAGCGCCGGCGAGGTCGGTCGAGATCCGCTGGAGCACGTTCTCACGCTTCTTGCCCGAGCCGTAGCGGTAGAGCCCCGGCGGCATCGAGCGCAAGCGCGACCACACGCTCGCGGGCATGAAGTGCTTCTGCTCGGACGGCCGCAGATCTCGCACGATCGCGATGCCCTCCTCGATCGCCAGCTCCGTCTTCGCGCCGATGTGCACGTTCGGCTCGACGCTCTCCTGCCACGCATCGAGCCCAGCGCGCCTGAGGGCCGCGGCGAGAGAGCGGATCTCCGTACGCTGCGCGGGCGTGGCGAAGTCCTGGAGCGCCTGCACGTGCGCGAACGCATCCTGGGCGCGCCACGTGTCGCCGCCGTTGAGCGCGTTCCAGGCCGTGGTCAGCTCGTGCTCGACCTCGTGCTCCAGCACGTCGAGCTGCTCGCCGCCGCGGTTCGACATGAGGCGCTTCCGGTCGCGCGGCTCCAGCGACAGGTACGCGTGCCCGCGGCGATCGACGACGTAAGCGCTTCGGAGGCTCGGATCACCGAGCCAGCTCGCCATCGCCGTGTCGCGCATGCGCGCAAGGGGACCCGTGCCGAGGTCGACCTTGCCGCCGCGCTCGTCCACGCCCACCGCGTGGTACAGCGGCGGCGGCGAGTTCGCGCGAATGCGCTTGCTCGTGCGTCTTCGCTGACGCGATGTCCGCTTGGCGGCCATCGTCAGGCCGCCCTCGACGTCCTGCGATGCTTCCGACGAGAGACGGCTCGGCGCCGGCGCGCCGCCTCCGCCTTCGGCCACGAGACGAGGCCGCGGTACTGGCGCCACACGCCGGGATAGCGACGCTGGATGGCGTTGGAGATCTTCAGATAGTCCCCCGCCGACCGGACGCGGCCCATGTGCAGCGCCTGCATCGCCTCATAGGCGCGCTCGGGTGTGTCGAGCGGCCATGCACGCCGCTCCGGGAAGACGAAGTCACGCGCGGGGATCCTCTCCCGCTCGCGAGCGCTGAGCCGGTTCCGGCTGACGCGCCGATGGTGACGGCGGCGGTTGGCGGCGTACCGACTCGCGTACCGCGTGCCATGCGGGTAGCGGCGGCGACGAGTCGCGATGCCCTTCCGCTTCGCTGCCGACGTCCGCGGCCAGCTGAGCATGTGCTTGTACTGCTTCCACACGCCAGGGTACCGACGCTGGATGGCGTTGGAGATCTTGAGGTAGTCGCTCGCGCTCCGCACGCGTCCGAGGTGCATCGCACGCATCGCATCGTACGCGCGCTTGGGCGTGTCGAGCGGCCAAGCACGACGCTCGGGGAAGACGAACTTGCTCGCGGGGATCTTCGCGCGCTCCCGAGCGCTGAGCCGGTTCCGGCTGATGCGCCGACCGCGACGGTTCTGGGCGATGCCCTCGCCCCGTCGGTACCGCGCGATCGCCGCCGCCTGCGATCGCGCGCGTACGACGCGAAGACCACTCGCGCTCGGATGGATGAAATCCTTCGTGGCTGATGCCGAAATCACGCTGCGGTGCGCGTAGGGCGAGCCGGCCCCCGGCCAGTACCGGAACACGTAGTACACGCGCTCGTGTCCGCTGTGCCGCCGCGAGTTGCGCCGCATGTGGCGTCGCCGGTTCTTGGCAACCGCAGTCGCCGGCTTCTTGTGCGCAGAGGTCAGCACGAACGCGACGCCGCCGAGCATCACGAGCCCCGTGCCGATGATCACCGGCCAGTACCAGGACGGCGCGGCCGACGCGGCAGGAGGCACCGTGGTCGTCGGAGTCGTCGTGATGCCGGTGGTGGTGAGCGAGGTCGAGGTCGCGCCGCCGCCCTGCGTGGCGCTGATGATGCTGGGCACGAGGCTCGCCGCGGCCGTCACGGCCTGGAGCACGTCTTGCGCGGTCTGATCGCCACCGCTCGACGATGGCTTCGTGGTGGTGCTCGTCTGACCGAGACCGCCCACTCCTCTCCACCGCCTGTCGACCATCCTGTAGCTCATGTCCGCCTTCTTCCTAGCGTCGGCGGCGTGCCCGTCGACGATCGTAGCTCATCTCCGATAGGACCGCGCTCTCGTCCGGCGGCGGCGCAGTCGGTTCTGCCGCAGCCGGTTCTGCCGCAGTCGCGATCTGCGCCACGCGAGCGCGGCTCCGACCACGCCGAGCAACGCGACGCCGGCCACGCCCATCGCGAACATGCCCGTCGGGCTCTCGACTTCCTGTAGCAGCGATCCGCCGCCCGAGGTCGTCGCGACCGCCTTCCCGTTGCCCGACGAGTCGTCAGACGATGGCGCCGATGGCGCCGTGCTGGCGTCGGAAGACGACACGGGCAGACTGCCCGTCGGGTACGCGTACAGGTTCTCGCGTCCTGCCGGCATGTTGATCCGGTAGCGCGGCATGATGATCTGCACGTTCGGTCCGAGCGCGTGCCCACCGTTGAAGAGCGCATCGCGCACGGTGGTCGCGTAGTCGATCGCCGGATGCTCGGACGTCGGCCTGAACGTCACGTGCACGTAGCCGCCGGCAACCCAGCCGGCGTCCTGCACCTGCGCACCGGCCTGCTGGAGCGAGGCCGTGATGTTCGGGATCACCTCGCGGGCGGCCTGATCTGCGGTCACGCCCTGCACGGTGAGCTGCGCATCGAGCCAGGGGATCTCCGCGTACCCGAAGCCGAGCACGTAGGAGCCGACCGTGAACGTCGACATGTCCGGTGTGTTCGCCGGCGGAATCGGGTCTGGGTCGGACCCCTGGAGATCGTGTGCTGCGGCCAGGTAGCTCATGCGCGTCTCCTACGACGGCGATGACGGCGGTTGCTCGCGAGCGCGCCTGCGACCGCCGCCCTCCGCAGCTCGCTCGCCGTGCCTCGCACAGACATGAAGATCCACCCGATCAGGCCGAGGCCCGCCACGCCGAGCCCGGCCCAGGCCCAGATTGGAAGCCCCGCGACCTGAGGCGACGGCGTCGCCTGCTGCTGCACCGTCGCGATGGCGCCGGGCGTCGGAGCCTCGCCCGTGAGCGTCGTGTACCGCGTCAAGAGCGCGTTGAAGCGACCGGCCATCTGCTGCGCAGTGGTCACGGGCGTGGAGCTGGAGATCGCAGGCCAGCTGTCGTGGTACTGCGACCACGCGGACAGGAAGTCGCTCTTGAAGTTCTCGAAGTCGGTGTGGAGCTGACTGCCGTCGGCGCTGCTCGTGTCGACGTTGTGGCTGATGTCGGTCTCCAGGGCGGAGACCCGGTCCAAGATCACGTTCCAGAACGAGCTGATGTCGCCGCTCGACCAGATGGTGTAGTTCGGAATCGTGATGGCCTGACCGAGGCCGCCGACGAACGTCGGCGCCACACCGTGGTGCTCGATGGTCGGCAGCAGGTACGGCATCAGCGACGACGCGAGTTGCGGCGCACCCGGCGACGGCGGTTCTTGGCGACCGCGGCCGCGGGTGCAGCGGCGGCCGCGGTCGAGCGCGGCTTCGACGGTGCGGGCGGCATCATCAAGAAGACGATGCCTCCGATGAGCAGCACGCCTGCGCCAGCGAGCGCCGCGTACTCCCAGGTCGTGAGCTGGAGGCCCGTCGTCGTCGTCGGTGGCGGCGTCAGGATGCTCGGTCCGACCGACGCGGACGACGAGCTGCCGCTCGACGAACTGCTGCTCGACGTGGTCGGTGGTGCCGGCGCGCTGCCCAAGATCGCAGTCAGCGCGGCCTGCGTCTGTGGCCCGTAGAGACCGTCGACCGAGATGCCCTGGCCGTACGCCGCCTGGAACGTGCGCACCGCCGCGTTCGCGGTGTGAGCGTCGAACCCGGATGCGTTGATCGCCGCGAGCGCCGCCTGCGCGGCCTGCACCACGGTCGTCGGGCTCGCGCTGGACGTGACCCCTGACGGAACGGCAGTTTTGTCCGGCGTGCTGTCCGCCGCTGCTCCGAACCCGAGGTGATGCACCGTCCGAAGACCACCACCATGCCTGACCGTTGTCGCGTACATGCCGTGCTCCCTACTTCGTGTCAGACGGTCTGCCCATCATCGCGCAGCGCGTCGACGTACTCCTCCCAGGCCTTGCCCTTGCGGCCACCGCCCGGGTAGAACCCCACGATGTCCGACTCGTGCTCGACGGCGGACAGCCCCTCCCGCTTCGCGAAGCGGTCGAGGTCGGCGAGCTTCAGGCGCCCGCCCTTGCACTGCATCGTCACGAGCGGCGAGACGTGCTTGAGCTTGTGCTTCTTCGCGTCGTCTGCATCGCCGTAGATGACGATGCTGCCCGTGCGGCGCGGGTCCTTCGGATCGAACACGACCGCGTCCGCGTGCCCGTTCTTCTGGAGGTAGCCGCGCAGCTTCGACGCGAAGCCGCTGCGGCTCGTCTCGAACCGACCGCCACCGTCGCTGCTGCCGTTGGGCGAGACGTACCCGGTGCCGCTGCCATCCCCGTCGTTCTTCGAGACCTTCGAGGACTTGGAGTACAGGTACCAGGCGCCGCCGCCGAGCAGCGCGATCGCGCCCCAGCCCCAGAGCGGCAGAGGTCCGATCGGCATCGTCAGCAGCGACGAAGGCGCCGGTGTCGGAACGGCAGGGGGCTGGGTCGCCGGTACCTGCGCCAGCGGATGAGTCGCGTACGACAGCGGGTAGAGCTGCGCCTGCTGCGCCTCCGCTTCCTGCTGCGCGTGCGCCTCGCGCATGCGCATGTTGTCCAGTGCGTCCTGGTCCATCTGATCGAGTTCGTCCATGCGTGCCCCGTGCTCCTTTTCCGGTCGTTCTACCGTGCCGGCCGCAGCCGCCGGCCAGCACGAATCACCTTCGCCGCCTGTTCCGGCGCGGGCGGCGGTTCGCCGCTACCCTACCACGGCCGCCCATCATGAGCGCGGCGACACCAAGCAGCGACACCAACGCCACGCCGCCGATGATGTACGGCGTGTAGTTGGTCGTGGTGCTGGACGTCGTCGTGGTGAGGGTCGAGGGCATGACCGTCGGCAGCGTCGATGCCTTCTGCGCGGCCGTCTGCGTCGCCGTCTTCGGCGCCGTGCTCGTCACAGCGGTCGTCGGAGCGATCGGGGCAGGCGCGGTGGTCGCGGTGGTCGTCGTGGGCGCGGTCGTGTCCGTCGAGTCGTCTTCGAGGTCCTCGAACGCGTCCTGACCCATGCCGCCGCGTCTGCTGCCCGACATGCCGCCGAACAGGTTCGCCGAGAAGATACCCTTGCTCATGATCGCCTTCGCTTTCTGTTGGGCGAGACCGCCTTCTTCCGTTTCCTCATCACGAACCACACGCTGCCCGCGACGAGCGCGATGCTTGCGATCCCCCCGACCCACACCACCGGCTGTGACCACACCGAAGCCGCGGTGGTAGTCGTTGCCGGCGCCGGAGCCAAGCTCGGGACCGTGGACGGTAGCAGCGATTGGATCTCTGGCAGTGCCGCCGAGACCAGCGGCAGCGATGTGGTGGTCAGCTGACCGAGACCCCGTCGCATCATCGGCGCCGTCTCCTTCCTCGGTTCGCGCTCACCGGCCGCTCGTGGCCGAACACCAGCCAGGCGCCGAGGCCGAGCGCGATGGCGGCGCCTCCGATCCACAGCCACGTGTTGTCCGAGGCCGGCGCAGGCGTCACGACAGGAGCAGGAGCAGGAGCCACCGCCGTGGTGGGCGGGGTCTGCATGGTCTGGTCGGTGACGTAGCTGCCGGGCTGCGTGGTGAGCGAGGTGGTGTCGGTGGACGCGCCCTGCGTGACGTCGGTCCCCGTCACGACCGTCCCGTCGGGCATCACCGTCGTCTGGGTTGGTGGCGGCGGCGGAGGCGGCGGCGGAGGCGGAGGCGGCGGTGGAGGGGGCGGAGGAGGCGGCACCGGCGCTGTGATCCGCAACGCGCTGTTCAACGTCACCTGTCCCGAAGGTGGCGGTGGCGGAGGCGGCGCCGGGCTGTAGCGGCCCGAGCTGATGTCCGCGAGCACGTTCACGATCGACTGCGTCTGGCCCACCAGCCAGTTGCCCGACGCGTCCTGGACGCCCTGGGCCATCAGGCTGCCGATGTACGGCTGGATCGACGTGGGGACGAGGCTGAGCGCTCCCTGGACCGCCGAGGCATCGTTCCGCCCGTTCGCGTTGACGCGCAGCCTGTTGAGCGCCCCGCTGGCTGCCAGGAGCGGCGCCCGGTTCGGGTCACTGGTGTTGAACGTCGACGCGATGGCCGTCAGCGACGCCGCGAGCGCCTTGCTGTAACCGACCGGGATGCCGTACGGGCTCGGCGCGGGGATCGGCACCGGCGGCGGTGGGCTGTACCGGCCCGCCGTGATGTCTGCGAGCACCTGCGGGATGGACTGGATCGGACCGCGGAGCCAGTTGCCCGACGCGTCCCGAACGCCGCCCGTCATGATGCCGGCGATCGAGGCCTGCACATCCGGCGGCACGTTGTTCAGCGCAGTTGCCACGGCAGAGGCGTCGTACCGGCCGTTGCCGTTCGGCTGGAGCGCTCCGAGCGCCGCGCTCGCGGCCAAGATCGCATCCCGCCCCGGCTCACCGGGGCGCATGGTAGACGCGATGGCGCTCAGCGTGGCCTGGAGCGCAGCCGCATAGCCAGTCGGGATCCCGAACTGGCTTCGTGACGGCACCGGCACGGCGGGCAGAGCCGTCGTGCTCTGCCCGAGCCCGGACAGATGACGACGACGACCGGATGCTCTCTGGTGGTAGCTCATGACGAACCTTCCTCAGCGATGGCGACGAACCCCACGCCGACTGTTGCGACGCACGCGCCGGTAGCGTCGGTTCGCGGCGACCGAGCTGCTGCGACCCGAGAACATCAGCCACGCTGCACCGGCGCCGACGCCCCACCAGAGCCACGGCAGCCCGAGCGGGCCCGGCGACATCAGCAGCGATGGCGCCGACGTGACGACGGGCACCGGCACCACGACCGGAGCCGGAGCCATCACCGGAGCCAGCGACGTGTCGGGCACGTAGGGCGTGCTGAGGGGCGAGACCACAGGCGCGATCGCGCTCGCGTCACCGCCCGAGCTGTCGATGGGCTTGACCGTGCCGTCCGGCGCGATCGTGACGGCCGCCGCATCGGGCACCGCCTTCACCACCGACACCGTCGAGTCGTCCGGCATGACCGCGGGCATGTTCTGCCCGCTCCCATCGTCGACCATGACGACGGGCGCCGACGACGCGTCGACCGACGCATCGGTCGGAGCATCGCCTGCACCGAGACCGAATCGACGACGACGCACTGGGCTTCTTCGGTAGCTCATGGACCTCTCCTCTCAGCTCTTGAGAACGTTCCGTAGTGCAGAAAGCACTGTCGGAGCCAACTGCGCCGAGACCTGCGTCGCCGCTGGCAACGTGATCGCGAGCTTCGGTGCTGTGCCGGCGTCGGACGGCATGCCGAAGATCGGAGGCCGGATGTCGGCCCCCTTGAACGTCGCCTGCACGTTGCCGATGGCCTGCGCCATGCCTCGCGACGACCAGCCGTTGAGCACGGCCCAGATCAGCTCCGGCGGCAGCCGCGCCTCGTAGCCGTCGCACGCGTCCGGCCCCGTGTTCGGGCCGAAGTTGTAGCCGCTCGGCCACGTACCGTAGACGAACAGCTGCGAGCCCATCGCCGTGTCCGCAGCCACACCGTCGTCGAAGAACGCCTTGAGGGCGCCGATGACGGCACCGTCCTCGTTCGTGTTGATGTCGTCCTGCGCCGAGAGATAGCCGGCCTGCACCAGCTCCTGCACGAGCACCGTGTTCCAGAAGAAGTCCTGGTTGTTCAGGTACGTGTAGCCGCCGCTGTTGACCCACAGCGGCGTCTGCGGATTGGCCAGACGCTCGTACAGACCCTGCGCGATGTGCAGGTCCTTCGAGCTGTTGGTGTTGGGCCCGAAGTTGAACGAGCCGCAGGTCCACAGCGACGGGTCACGCCCCATGCGCACCCAGTAGCACTTGAGCGCGGTGATGAACGGCGCGTCTTCTCGGATCTCGTAGTTGCGACCCGCCGGCCACGAGATGTAAGGGCGCCGCGCCGAGAAGTTGCCGGTGTCCGGGTCCGTCGTGGCCAGCGGCGACTGCGCGTACACCTCCACCAACCGGTGTTGCAGGAGGTTCAGGACGCCGTCGTCACTGATGGTGCCCCAGTTGACGCTGTTGTTCTGAAACAGCGCACCGCCGGTCGCCACGCTGAAGTCGGGCAGCGCCGTCACGGTCGCCGGCTGTGGATAGCCGATGAACCCGCTCGCTGGCTGATTCGCATAGAGCGTGTTGGTACGCGCTGCCGGCGTCAGCTGCTGCATCTGCGCAGCGAGTGAGGCTTGGATCTGCGCCACACGCGACGTCGACAGCGACTGCTGCCACAGGTTCGTGTCGGGCTGAACGTTCTGACCGAGGCCATAGCTCCGGCCGCGACGCACGAGACGCTTCCGCACGGAGTAGCTCACGCGTACCTCCGTTCACGGAACGACGTGCGTCGACGACTGCGCCGGCTACGGTTCTTCGCCACCGCCTGTCCGCTCGCCGCCGACGTCGCAGCGGGGAGCTTCGTGCGCTCTGCCTCTTTGCGATGGCGGCGACGGACCTTCAGGATGATGAGGCCGCCGAGCACGAGCGTGCCGCCACCGACGAGCCACGTCCACGCAGGCGCCGGGCCCCAGTTCTTCAGGTACCACGCGAGGCACGACTGCTGGATGGCCGTGTTGAGCTGCGTGCTCGCCGTGTCGATCGCCGTCAGCGTCTGGTTGAGCAGATCGCGGTTCGTGCTGAGCACCGATGCGTTCTGCCCGGCCTGCGACAACAGCTGCGGGATCTGCTGCAACTGCCGTGCAACGCTTGCCTGAGCATTCGCAAAGAACTCACACGTAAAGTAGTTCTTGCCCACCGCCATCTTGGTCAGCGGGCTCGTCGACACCGCGTTGTTCGCGGCGGCGAGCATCTGCGCTCGCACCTGAGCCGAGATAGGGCCACCGCCTGGCTGGCTCTCTTGTGCAACCAACTGCTGAATCGCAGTGACGTTTCCGAGGCCCGCGCTGATCTGCGCTCTGGCCGCTTGCAGCTGAGCGATTGCCTGCTGAGCGGCCGCCACGGCTGGTCCGCAGGTATCGGGCGTCGCCGAAGTTACCTGGGTCACGAGCGCGGGAACCTGCGGCAGCAGTGCAGCAGGCAGCGGCGCTGCTGCGACTGCGGCGGCAACGCTAGACGTCAGTTGCGTCACAGCATCGGTGATGCCTGCATTGCCAGTGACCGCCCCGAGCTGGGTAGTGGTGGCACCAAGCAAAAAGACCTCGGTCAGGGCGAGCAAGACCTGGAGCATGGCGACCGCCGAAGCGATCGCCGCGTTCTGAAGGTCCGAGTCCGCCTTGCCGCTCGCGATCTTCGGGATGACGCCGACGCCGATGGTCTTGCCTCCGGGATTCAGCGCGTCGTAGACGCCGCCGACGCCGTTGCGCGGGTCGACCCCTGTCCCCGCCTTCACCACGGCGTTCACGTAGTTGACGAAGTTCGCGGCGCTGACGGTGGCCTGCCAGCCTCCGAACGCGAACCACAGCGTCCCCCTCGTCTGCACGCCCGCACCGGGGTCCGGCATCCAGCCCGATGCGACGAACATCGGCGCCGAGGGAATCCACTTGTTCGTCGGGGAGATCGCCAGCAGCGTCGCCTGCACGAGCACGTCGCCCGCACCGCCGCCGCCGTACACGCCGCTCAGGAGAGACTGAATCTGGTCGTCGGTGAGCTTGATGTACGGGAATGCGAGCACGCCGATCTGCCCCGCCGCCACGCCCGCGGGCGTCGCATCAGGCGTTGGCGGGAGCCGCTTGCACCACGACGGCACGAAGTCGAGGCTGGTGACCTGCGCCGGCTGCACTGCCACCTGGTTGGGCAGACTCGACAGCTGCTGCGCGGTCCCCTGCGAGATGGTCGGAGGCACGGCCTGGCCTCCGGCCGGCACCACGCCTTGCTGAGCGGCCGCCTGCTGGGCAGACGTCTGCGCGTCAGACACCGTCTGACCCAGATGTCCACGTGCTGGCAGCCGCCGGTAGCTCATCGCCGCCGCCGGTTCCTCCGCACGCGCTTTCCTCGCCCCCTGTTCCTCCCCATCCGGTTCTCACGGAGCGTCGGACGACGCAGCGAGTACCAGACGAGGAACATGAGGCTCGATGCGGAGATCGCGAGCCCGAGGATGGTGTACTGCTCCATCCGCGCGGCGTAGTCGTCGACGGTCGTGGTGCTCGTGCTGGTCTGGCCGAGCGGATGCTGACGCAGCATCGGCGTATGCGTCTGCCACACGACCGGGCTCACGGGGCCGCGGTAGCGCTGCGGTTGGCTGAGGTCGGCGAAGACCCACGGGTTCGTGACGCCCCACGGAGCGTAGCCGAGCCTTCTGTCGACCTTGTAGCTCACCCTGGTCTCTCCTTCAGGACGCGAGCGACTTGAGGAAGTTCAGCAGCGCTTCGCCGCCGTTCGCGTTCGCGGCGTTGATCGCTCCCTGCGCAGCCGTCACGAGCTGGTCGCGACTGGCGTACGGCATGTTGAGCCAGGCCGCCGCACCGCTCTGGGCGAGGCCGCGGATCCTCGTCATGAGGTCCGCCTCCTGCTGCGGCGTGCCGGGGCTGCTGTACATGCCGCCCGCAGCACGGACCGCAACCGCGGTGGGCACAGCGACCGCGGCACCGCCACCAGGTCCCTGCGTCTGCGCCGACGACGCACCCGCGGGCGCGAGCGCGGCCGACGCCGCACCGCCAGGAGCGACCGCGACCGCGGGCTGCACCATCGGCGCGACCCGTGGCTGCGGCAGCGTCAACGCGTACGCCACCAGCCGCACCCGCGAGATCTGATTCGCCGGCGCGCTGTACGGGAACGTGTTGAAGCGTCGCGTCTGGAGCTGCTGCTGCATGCCGCGCAGCGCGGGCACGAGCGACAGCAGCGCCTGCACGACCCGACCGGAGCCCGCGTTGTGCATCTGCGCGAGCAGCGCTGCCTCCTGCGCGGGCGTACCACGCATGACGACCGTCGTGCTCACCGGATAGCTCACCGCGGGCGCAGCGATCTGCGCCACCGTCTGGCCCATTCCGTACCTGCGTCTCATCATCGCGTCCTCCTACTCTTCGTCGTCCTTGTCTCGATCTCGGGCCCGTCGGTTCCGGGTCGTCCGCGCTTCACGCTGCTGGCGCGGTAGCCACCAGGCGAAGTAGAGCCACGCGGCGCCCACGACCGCGGCGCCCGCACCGAAGCACACGAGCGGCTGCCGATAGAACGGCACCGTCTCCTCGGTGGTCGTCTGCCCCATGGGGTAGGACGGCACGCCATAGAGGGGATACGGCGCCATGCCTGCCGAGGCGTGCGCCTCGCTCATCTCGGCAGCCTGCTCTTGGTACGGGTCGCTGAACGGCATGATGTCCTCCTGCCCTACACTTCAGGGCCGACCACGCTCAGCGACGGTTGCGCGAGACGCGACGGGGGTGACGGCGCGAGGGCGGACGTGGAGTGAGGAGCGTGTGCCACCCGTGGCGCGTCCGGACGTGGATGGCGGGGCGGTACGGGCCGGACGTGCGCTTCGGGTACGACTTCCACTGACCCGTTGCTGTGCGTGATCGCTTCGGCCGGCTCGCGCCGCCGTTGCGCGAGACCCGACGGCGCCCGTTGCGCGAGACGCGGCGGTGCGAACGGCGATGGCCGTTGCGCGAGACGCGGCGGTGGTTGCGCGAGACGCGGCGGTGCGAACGGCGGCTGTGGTTGCGCGAGACGCGGCGATGGTTGCGCGAGACGCGGCGATGATGACGCCGGTGGTTCGCGGTGACCGAGGTCCGGTGGCTTCTGCGCCGGCCGAGCCCGACCGCGTAGCGCTTGCTGCCGCGTCGGATGACGACGTGCTTCTCGCCACGGTTCACGAGTGAACGCGCCTTGCCTCGCGCCACGCTGAGCGTGCGTGCGTGCGCGACCACGCGGTGCGCCCGGCCGCTCATGATCTCGTAGAGCTTCCGGCCGCTCATCATCTCGTAGAACTGCTTCCGGATCTTGCGAGCGGACCGATGCTTTTTCCGACGACGGGTCATCGCACTCCTACTTTCCGCGCCAACCGGCGCATTCGTCGACGCGCATTCCGCTGCATGCTGCGTCCCTCGTTCGTACCGTTCATGAGCACATAGCCAGCTCCCAGCACCGCAGCGGCGATGAGGAGATTCATTCCGATCGACGACCCGCTCGTGGGCGCCGGGGTCGCGGTCGTCTGATCGGGCACGACCTGCCCCATGCCCATCGCAGCGGGGCTCTTGGTCAACTTGGTGACGTCGCTCTGCATCGCGCTCGCGTCGGTCGCGATCGGCGCGAGGTGCTGCGCCGCAGCGTTCCGGAGAGTCTGCGCGCCGATCTTCACCTTCGCGCCCATCTTGTCGATGCGCGGAAGGCCACGTGCGCCACGACGACGGTCCATGAGGTCGTTCATCGTCGCGTGCATCACGCAGTGCGCGAGCGTGTCTTCGAGCGCCGTGTCCGGGCGCCAGCCCATCTGAACGAGACGCTCCGAGACCTGACGGCACTTCGCCGTCATGCCCGGACCGAGCGCCTCGGTCGCGGCGCTGATGAAGGCGCTCCGAGCCGGGACCGAGCCGATGGCCTTCGCCTCGTCGACCACGACCTTCGCTGCCTTGCGGCCGAACGCCTCGATGTGCGAGTGCGGCCCGACGGCATCGGCGTGCATCGAGGGCATGGCGCCGGTCGCCACGAAGGGCGAGATCTCCGGCTTCAGCTTGGCGACCCGCCGCATGAGCGAGACGCCGCTCGCGTTCGGCTGCACGACGCGCCACTCGTTCGCCGTCGAGTCCCACATCTCCGACTGCGCCGTGTCCATCTCGCCCTCGTGCGCGATGTACGCCGGCAGCGCGAAGCCGTGCTGGAAGATCCCATCACGCGCTCGCCACGTGACGCCCTCCTCCATGTCGAAGATTCCGTCGCCGATGACGTTCTGCGGGTCGTCGTCGTACTCGAATGAACTGCGGTCGTAGAGCGTCGCAGGATCGATGTCCGCGTTCGACGGCTCCTGGTTGAACTGCTGCTGTCGAGCGGGACGCACGGGCACACGCTGGTCGGCCACGCGACGCGCGATCTCCTTCGACGGCGACTCGCTGCCGCCCGAGAGGCCGGTGTTCATCGAGTACGGGCGATACCCGCCGCCGCTCCCCGGGCCCCACGGATGGCTGCCGTACTGCGTGACGAGCATGTCCGGCGACTCGGCATCGTTCGGGTTGAACAGCGCCTGATCGAGCCCGTCGACGTCGAACGCCGGAGCCGGACCGTCCTGCGGACGCGAGGGCGTGTCCTCCTGGAGATCGTCGTCCAGGATGGAACTGTTCGGAACGCCGGGGATGTTCGTGTAGTCCTCCGCATCGAGATTCGCGTCGCCGCGCATCGTCGGGGGGATCAGCGCGCCCGCGTCGCCGTCCAGGTCCAGTAGGAAGTCGAGTTCGTCGTCCATTCTCGTGCTCCGCGCCCGAGGTTAGTCCAGAAGCCAGTTGAACGCGAGAAGGCCGAGGATCACCGCTCCCCCGATCTCCGCTGCCCTGATGTACGTCTGCTCGCGCTGCTGCTGCGCTTGCGCCGCCGCCGCTGCCTGCTCGTTGATCGCCGCCGCCTGCGCCGCCTGCGCTTGTGCGGTCTGCTGTTGCAGCGCTTGCTGCCCCGCGTTGCAGTTGAGCGCACCCGACGCGACCGAACTGCCGATGCTCAAGGCCGCGCCGATGATCGTGCCGTACACCGGGATGATCGACACGACTCCGCCGGCGACCGAGCCGGCCGACGCGGCGACGCATGCGGCCTGCTGCGTGTTCGGGTCGATGTCGCCGAGCGGCGTGTCGACGAGCTGATCCCAGCCACGCTGCGCCCCCTGCGTGTGCCGAATGAGCGTCAGGTCGCGCTCCATCATGTCGTTGGCGAACACGACCCGCATCGCGTCGTACGCGGCCTGATCTGGCGTCTTGCCCTTCTTGAGCAGCGCCTGCATCTGCGCAGCGACCGCGGGGGTGTAGCTCGCATCGAGCTGATTCAGCGCCGACTCCATGACATTCAGTCGCGAGGCCGCCGGCGCCTGCGCCATCTTGAGCATGATCTTCGAGGCCAGTAGAGAGGCCCGCGCCACGTAAGGGTCCTTGTAGGCCGAGGCACCCACCGACACGGTGGAAACCGCACCTAGCGAGTGACGCTGACTACGGTGGTAGCTCACCTCCATCATGCCTTCTTGACAATCACGTAGATGACGCCGAGAACGCCGATAAGACCTGCTCCGATCAGCGTGTACTGCATGACCTGCGCGCTCTGCTGCTGCTGGAGCGCGAGCGTCTGCACGGCGCCGTTCTGCGCGATCTGCGCTTGCGCGGTGGCCGTCTGCGCTTGGATGAGCAGCTGTCCGGCGTTGCAGCCAGCGATCGAGGCGCCCTGTCCCACGCTACCGCCGATGGCTCCGGAGCTGTTCACCGTGCCTGTCGACTGAAGAAACCCGCCGACCACGCCGGCTACCGGCAGAACGGTCGAGCACATGACCGCGTTGGCGTCGTTCACGCTCTGGCTCGTCTGCCCGAGAATCTCGGACACAGTCTGACCCATGCCCGACGTCCCTGGCGACGCCTGCGCCTTCAGCGCCAAGAGCCGTGGGACGAGCGCGTTCGCGACGGCGATGCGAATCGCGTCGAACATCGCCTGGTCCTTCTGGTTCGCCGCGTACTTCGGAAGGCTGGCGAGGTAGGCCGCCTTCGTCTGATCTCCGAGACCGGCCTGGGCCCGGTTCAGCGCCGTGACCATCGTCGCGAGGCGCTGGGCCTGCGGCACCGAGGCCATCTTCAGCATCACGTGCGAGGCGATGACCGACGCCGAGGACATGATCGGATCGGTAAGCGCTGCCTGACCGACCTGTACCGGCGCTTGGTCACCGGTGTCGATGGCCTGCCCGAGCCCCATGAGCCCAGGCCCCATGCCGCGTCTCCGACGTCGCATCACCATCTCCTTCGTCGGCGGTTCCGCGCGACGCGCTGCGCCGGCTGACCGAAGCCCTGAGCAAACGCGATCGGCAGCGCGAACGGCCACGCTGCTCCGCCCAGCACGCCCCAGACGAGCGCCCAGCCAACGGACTGCGTGCGCCGGTACCCGTGGTAGGTCAGAGCCGCCGAGGCGATGAGCCCGCCGACGTAGAGCAGCCCGCGCAGCGGGTTCGGTCCGCTCGACCCTCCGTTCGACGACGTGTCGGTCGTGACGGCGGACGTGGTGGCTGGCGCGATGGGCGCCGGCGCCGGTGTCGTCTGACCCAGCGGCGCACGCGCGTAGTAGGGGATGGCCGTCATTGGACGTCGAAGATCGAGTACTGCTTGACGCGGTTCAGCATGGACGCCGTTCGACGTCCTGCGACCGGGTCGAGCACCCACCAGATCTTCGTGCGCGGATCTTGTGCGCGCACGAAGACGTGCGTGTGTCGCTTGCTCTGGAACGGGCGGCGCGGCTCGAAGCCGACGGTCACGAACTGGACCGGCGCGCCCACGACGAGGCAGTCGGTGCCGATGCCCAGGCTCTGCTCGTCGCAGTCGATCGTGAGACGCCCGGCATCGGCGTCGTCGATCATCTTCTCCGGATCCTTCATCATCTCCACGTGGAGCGGGTCGCGGGCGTAGCGCCCGGCGTTCGTCCACCAGCGGAGGATCGCGAACATCTCGCTCGTGTAGTCCTTCGGACGGACGTTCGCGATGATCTGCTCGGCGTGTCGCCTCACCCGGATGCTGCGCTCGCCACGCGGGCCGAGCGCGAGCTGCACCATGCGCTGAACCGTGTGGTCAGTGCCACGGTACGGCTCGATGGTCCCGACCGCATGGTTGTACGCCGGGTCGTAGCTGTGGGCGCGTAGGTGCATGACGAGGAGCAGATCCTCGTCCAAGCGTGCCCGACGGCAGTCTCGCACGCCGGCGCACCGGGGCGCAACCCGGTCTTGGTCACGGTAGTGGTCGGTCTCGGCGCAGCGACGATCTTAGCGCGGTCAGTGCCGCGAACAGGTCATCGACCTCGCTTCTTCGACGCTTCGACGCGCGCCGGCTTCGCGCTCGCGGCAGCGCTCTTCTCCGAGCGCGGAACACGGCCGGCCCGCGTGGTCGTCGGGGCCTTCTTCGTCTTCGCCGCTCGCACGGCGGCAACCCGCTTCGCGCGCTCCTTGGCCTCACGCATCTCGTGCGCCGCGTAGATCTTCATCATGAAGGTCGGATGCTGCACCAGCTTGGCGCAGTGCTGCATCAGCGCCTCTCTCGTCTCCAGCGGCGCAAGCCGTCGCAGCGCGGCGCGCAACGGCTCGCCGATGCGCATCATCTCGACGGTGTCGAAGTTGTCCGGGTCGTCGATCGACATCAGCCAGCGCCAGAGGTCGAGCATCGACTGCACGATGGCCACTGCCTCGTCCTTCTTGACCCGGATCGGCAACCCCTTCAGCGCTGTCTTCATGTCTTCCTCGTAGTGATCTTGATGCCGTCTCTCACGTACACCTTTGCACGAGGCCGCGCGCCACTCGGCGCATTCGGCCGTGCCGTCGGCTCGATCTTCACGTCGAGCACCTTCTTGCCTTGATACCGCGTCACGAGCGCGAAGGTGTCTCCGGGCTTGATGCCGAGAGCCGCGAGCGGGGCCAAGGGCATCGTGTACATCGTGCCGTCGATGAAGCGAATCGACGCCCTCGGGCCGTGAACCAGCGCCAACTGCGCGACGCGACGCTCGACTGTCGTGCGTGGCAGCTCACGGTAGTTCCCGATGCCCTTCACGCGTCGAAGGGTATCAGACGGCCTGCCGGAGCGCTCTCAGCGCCTTGTGCACGAACTCGTGCCCGAACGGTGTCGTGCCCGCACTGTTGGGCTGCGCCTGCTTGATCCACGCCAGCACCTGCTCGGGCTCCATCGAGGCGATCGCCTTCACGACCACGGGCGGGTACTTGCCGCTCAAGATCTTCTCGACGAACTCCTCGGGCTCGTCACCTTCGTCGATGGACTTGTGGACCATGATCGCGACCTGGTTCGCGATCGCCCGCTGCGTCTTCTCGTTCACCTGCTGCCCGTCGACCACCGGCGCGAGCGGTGCGGCGGCCGGCGGCGGCTGCGGAGGGGCGGCAGCCGGTCGCGACACCGGCCGCGGTTGCTGTTGCTGCTGCTGAGCCGGCGGCTGCTGCGGCTGCGGCGGAGTCGGCTCCCACGGCGCGGCGGGCTTCGGCAGGCCGTCCGCCATGTTCGGCACCGGCAGACCGCCGCTGTCACGGCGGCGAGACGACGGACCGAAGATGCCTCTCGGCGCGGGCCCTCGTCGGCCACTGGGCGCCTGCTGCTGAGGCATGAGCCCGAGCTGTCCGTTCGGAGCCTGGACGACGACCATCGGGCCCCGCGGCGTCTGCATGACGTCGCCGACCTTCGGCTGCTGCGGCGGCGGCGGACGCTGCGTGATGACCTGCGGCTGCTGACCTCCGCCGCTGCTCCCCAGGCCTCCGCCCTGTCCACCGCCGCCGCGCATCGCGTCGATGACGTCCGGCAGGTTCGTCATCGCCGTCTTGAGCATGTCGCCCCAGTCGATCTGCCCGTTCTCGCTGATGCCGATGCCGCCCCCCGTCGGCGGCGGCAGTGCCGGCGGCTCGACGAGCCCGAGGCCCTTGAGCGCGTCGGTCGCCTCCTTGATGCGGCCGAGCTGCGAGACCAGGTCTCCCTTGTCCTGCTGCTTGCCCTCCAGCTCGTTCACCTTTGCCTGGAGCCGGTCCATCTCCGACTGCATCCAGCCGATCCTGCTGTCGGCCATGTTCTGGTTGGTCGCGATCCTCGACTCGTAGAGCGTCTTCAGGCGCTCCTCCTGCTGAGCCATGCGCTCCTGCCACGCCTTGTCGCGCGCATCGGCCTCACGCCGCAGGGCCTCCGCATCACGACGGCGCTCCTCACGCTCGGTCTTGAGCTGCTCCTCGTGCCGCTGCTCGCGCATGCGAGAGGCCTCCCGCTCGGCGCCCAGCTCACGCATGTGCGCGTCGCGCACCGCCGCGATCTCGCCGGCGTGCGTCGAGCGCAGCGAGTCGACGAGCGCCAGGTGCTGCTTGCTGATGGTCTCCAACTCCTGCCGGTGACGTTCGAGGATCGCCGTCGTGATGCTCTCGTTGGCCTTGGTCGCGGCGGCCACGACCTCCTGGCTCGGCCCGAACAGCTTCTGCATGTCGCGCATCTCGTCTGCGATCCGTGGGCGCTGCTGGTCCATCTGCGAGATCCTCTCTTCGAGCTTCTGCTGCGCATCGCGCGCATCGCTGATCTGACGAAGCAAGAACTCTCGCTCGGTCTTCGCGCGCTCGCGCTCGGCATCGAGCATCTCCTTGCCGAGCTGCTGGGCCTGCGTGAACAGCGGCAGCGATGCCTCTCGTGCACGCTCGACCTCCACCTTGGCCTCCTTCTCGGCGCGGATGCGGTCCTCGCGATCTTTCGCCGAGACCTCGGCCATCGTCTTCAGGGCGGTAGACGCGAGCCCGGGCTGTTCTTGCTGCATGATCATCGGCATGCCGGGTGCCGCTGCTGGCGTAGCATCAGCGCGACCGGCGTTCGGGTTGGGAGGTCCTGCGATCTCGAACGAGAACTGCGCGTACGGGCGAGTCGCGTTCGGGGACCTCTTTGGATCTGGACCCATGATGATGACCCGGTACGTGCCGCCGCCGTACTCGGAGCGGATCGTCTCCTGATCGAACACCTGATCGAGCCGGGCGAGAAAGCCGGCGGCCGGAACGTTGCCTGCGAAGAACTTCGGCCAGAGCCGATGCAGGATGGCGTGGTACGTCGGCTTCACGCCGACCTCGTACTTCGCGAGAAGCGAGTCGAGCGTGCGGATGCCGTTGCCGTCGGGGTCCGGCTCGACGTCTTCGAGGCTGGGAACCGCGTCGGCCACTGCGTCGGCGGCGGCGTCCTCGCGCCGCTTCCCACGGCGGCGGCGCGACGGCGCCGGAGGGCCCATCTCCGGATCGTCGATCTCGATCTGCTCGACGTCCTCGCTCACGTGGTCGCTCCGTCGGGCGCGGGAGTCGGATCGTCGGCGATGACCGCGCTGACCTCCTCTTCCTCCGCCTCCTCTTCCTCTTCCTCGCCCTCGTCCGGCTCTTGTTCGGAGCCCAGCATCTCGTCGGGCACGCTCTGGTTGCCCATGACGGCCATCACGAGCTTGTCGTACGCCGCGGCCACGCGGTTGAACGTGCGCTCCATCTCCTTGTCCTCCGGGAGCTTCTTCTGAAGCATCGAGCCCAGCGCGAAGAACGCCTGGCCGAACTCGTTCAGCTCCGTGGTCCCGATGCCGGGGAACGGGTCGCCGTCGTTCACCTGCGCGCCGAGCGATCTGAGGTGCTCGGCCGTCCACCGACGCATGCGCATGAGCTGGTTCGCGTTCGAGACGCCGAGGTACCGAGTGTCGACCGCGGTGACGCCCAGCATCTCGATCGCTTGGATCAAGCGCGACATCAGCGTCATTGCGACGAACTTCCGCAGTTCGTCGGCGTTCGAGAACGCCTTGTTCTTGCGGAGGTTGTTCTGCTCCTCCTTCATCGACTGGATGAGTTCGACGAGCTGGGGCGGTAGCTCGATCTCCATCTCGGTCTGTTGGCTCATCACGCTCTCCTGTTAGAGGACGAACTCGTCACGCTTCTGGTTCTGCTCCGCGGTCGCAGCGCGCTGACGCCGCTCGAACGCCAAGATCCTCTCCAGCGAGACGATGTCGACCGGCTCTCGCGCCGTACAGGCGAAGATCGCCGCCTCGCCGATCTCCATCATCTCCATCGCGGGGGACAAGCGTCGGCAGAAGCGGCGGATCTGCCGAGGCTGCTCCTCGACGCCCTTCGTGTAGCCCTCGGCCTCGGTGAGGATCGCAGTGTAGTGCGAGCACTGGGGCCGCGTGTCGGTCGCGATGCACACCAGGTTGTCCTCGTCGAGCCCCAGTGCCGCGGGCGGCGGCGATCCGCCTCCGATCATCACGCCGCCATCAGGCGCACGGACGACCGGCACGCCCCCGAGTTCGACGTAGTCAGACGAGCGCACCGCGAGCGGCTTCTGCCCCCGCGTACCTCCGCCCCCAACTTCGGCGCCAGCGTCGTCCGACATCGAGGCGACCCTACGCGCTGCGCATGCCACGCGGCAAGCGCCGGGGAGCTTATCACTGCTGCTTTTGCAGCAAAAAGCTGGCGCCGCATAACAGCAGAACGAGGTCCAGACATGAACTTAGTGGGCCTCCAGTCCGGCTCCGGCCCGGTCGTCCCGGATGTTCACTCGGCAGCCGACGAGAGATCGCGCCCCATCTCGCCATGCCACCGCCGCGACGCAGCCGGCCGCTGGGGGCTGCGCGGCAGCCGCGCGGTAGACGCCGGCCGCGACGCGGAGGCGTGCGGCTCGCTCGGGCCGGCCGGCCGAGACGAGCGGAGGCGCGGAGACTCGGCGAGCGGCGAACCGGCCGGGCCGTCGCCACGGTCCCGGCGCCTCCCGGGAGAGAGGAGAGAGCTGCCGCGGTGTGAGAATGCTCACGCTTAGCCTTGCATTCGCCGCGCGGCGGTTGTATGCTGTGTCCGGTCAACCTAAGGACCTCTCCCGAGGTGCCCTGGGGTGACTGCGGCTCACCGTGACCCTTCGGGGCTGGTCGGCCGGTGTCGTGGAGCGGATCCCGTGACCAGCCGTCGGCACGCTAGCATGCCGCCAGCTGTAGGAACACCCTCCCCGTCACCGACCGGCTGCCCCTGGCAATAGCCGGGGTCTCCTGCCTGCGTCCGCGGGCATGGGCAGGGACGGTGAGAGGCTAAGAGGCACGGGCGTCCACGCCTGCGTGCTCGGACTTGGTCCCCCGAGGAACCATGGCCGAGCACGGAGTCGTGGAACCGCGGATGCGAGGCGTCCGGGAGGTGTGCCCATGAAGATCGAGATCGAGGAGACGCCGGAGACGATCGCGGCGGACGAGCGTCTGGCCGAGACGCGTCGGGCGTGGGCTGCTCTGAGCGCCGACGAGCGCCGCAACCGCATCGCGGAAGCGGCGGCACTCGGACGCCTCGACGCGATCAAGGCGTACCGCGCTACGAGCGGCGCCGAGCTGGGCGAGGCGGTGCGCACGATCGACGCCGCGATCGCGGCGGCGGCGGCGGCGGCGCCCCTCACGCTCGGACAGCGCTTGCGGCTGCCAGCCGGGCACAAGGTGGGCATGGGACGCCTACGTCACGCGGTCGAGGCGACGATCTCCCGCGTCGACACCGACGATCACGGTCGCCCGTTCTACGCCGTGCGCTACATGTCGACGAAGGAGACGGAGCGCTCGACGTGGCTCACGCATGTGGAGGCGATCGCCTATGCGCGCTGAGGGCGGCGGCAGGGTGGCTCGCCCCGCCCGGCGCATGCTCTATGTCGCCTCGCACACGCGTGCAGGCGTCCACGCTGTCGAGCGGTGTGCGACTCACGCGCAAGCGGAAGAGGTGTACGCGCGCCTCGACCCTCAGAGCTACGCCAAGCGCGCGATGCTGTACGCGACATCGACGCGTGAGGCGCTGCGCATCGTGGCGCGCGCGTGGGGGCCCTGATGAGCAAGAGCAGCAAGAGCCTGCATCACGCCGTCGGCAAGACCGTCGCGTGCATCGACGTCGAGCGGGTGCACCTCACGACGTACGACGCGCGGCGCACTCCCTCGATCACGGCGATCGTGTTCACCGACGGCTCGCGCATCGCGTTCGGTGCGATGGAAGTCGAGCACGGCGACCCGGTTCCCACCGCGACGTACTATCCGGAGCGATGACCATGGACGCGAAGCCGAAGCAGGCTCGGACAAGGTGCGGCCCGATCGAGGGCATCCTGCGGCGCGAGCCGCTCCGGCTCGCCATGAGCCAGGCGCCCCAGATTGGGCGCCTCTACGTCTGCCGTAACACGGCGCCGCCAGGATGGGCGGGCGACACCGTGCGCGTGCTCGGCGTGTGCGTCGAGAAGAAGACCGCGCGCGTCGAGGAGATGGACGGGCGCTACAAGACCGAGGGCGAACCTCTGTACACCACCGTCGTGCACTGGGACGACCTGATCCTCGATCCGAGGGCGTCGTGAACCGACGCAGCCCGCTTGAGAGCATCCTCCGCCGCGCCTACACGGGCGAGTCGATCGAGATGACCGAGCGGCGGCGGCGGGCGATCAGGCGCATGGTCTCGCTCGGCTGGCTCACGAGTCGAGGGGCCGGTGCCTACGGCATCACGCATGCTGGCCGGCTCGCGCACGAGCGTGGCGAGGCGCTCGCCGCGAAGCAGCGGCATGCGTGCTCGATCGAGCACGTGCGGACGGGCATCGTGGCCGGCACGGGGACGACGGCCGATGCGGCCTGGCTGAGCGCCGCGTCGCGCGGCGTCACCGGCGGCGCGGACTGGCAGATCGTGCCTTGGCGCCCCGAGCATGCTCATCGCCTGATGCAACGACCGTGCGCCGAGCATGGGCGCGTGCCCTGCTCGACGTGCCTGGACACCTAGTCGTTCGTTGGTGCCCTTCGAGGCCCTGGCACGCCGGACCTCGTAGGGTGACGATGACCGCCACCACCACCACCACGGAGATCCACATGACCGAGACCACCGAGACCACGCGCAAGACCATCACCATCACCATGAGCGAGCGGCGTCCGCTCCGGATCGTGGACGACGAATGGCCCGTGATCGCCAGCGCCCGCGACTGGAATGGCGAGCACGAATTCCAGGCAAACCGCATCGACACGGTGCGTGTGCGCGAGCACGCCGATGGGCGACGCATCGTCACTGCGACGCATCTCGCTGGCGGCGGCGGCATGCGACGCGAGGAGCGCGAGATCCGCGCCGGATTCCTCGTCCCCGCGTCGAACGAGGATGCGGCCGACGGCACGAAGATGCCCGACGAGGACGAGACGATTCGCGCGATCCGTCGTGCGGCGGGCGTGATCGGTCGCGACGACCTCGCCGCCGAGTGCATCGGCGATCTTCCCGCCGAGGAGATCTGACGTCACACGCGCGGCTCGCCCGCGCGCCGCTCTCGACTCGTCGAGGCCGGCGCGGGCGCGAGGCGCTCAGAGGAGAGGAACGGTGATCGAAGTGCGAGACGAGAACGGCGACCCGCATCAGTACGACCCGGACGGGTCGCTCGCAGAGATCGCCGCGGAGCTGGCCGCGTCGGGGTGGAGCGGCAAGCTGCGCGTCCTCGACAGTCACGGCTTCACCCGCGGGTGGATCGCGGTCGGTGAGTACCTCGCCGGCTCGATCCCCGACGGCCGCGATCCCGTGATCGATTGGCGGAGCGCCTGATGGCTGCCGCCACAACGCCCGGCCCCGGGAAGCTGTACGGGCCATGCGTCGAGCCGTGCGCACACATCGACTGCGCGTGTGCTCGTCGCGAAGCTGCCGCGCTGTGCATCGTGTGCGGCGAGCCGATCGGCTACGACCGGCTCTGGTACCAGACGGACGAAGGAGCGGCGCACGCGCCGTGCCTCGAAGCGCGCGAAGCGGAGCGTCGCTCGACGGTCGATCTGTGGATCGGGAAGTGCTACGACGGCGGCCTCACAGCCGAGCGCGCGCTGGAGCTGGTCGCGCGAGCGGAGCCGGGCGAGACCGTCCGCGTCGAGCGGGGCGGCGTCGAGCTGGCTGTCTCGGCCGATCTCGACATGGGGTGCCTCGTGATGCGAGCGCCCGACGGCGAGATCGTGGCGATCGGCGAGCCGGTCGACGTCGACACGCTCGATCGGTGGGTGGAATGACCGGCGACGCGGCGCGAGCGATGGTCGCGACGGCACGCGTCGCGGCCGACACGGGCGACGTCGATAGGGCGATCCGACTGCTGTGGTCTCTCGCCGACGAAGATCGGAGAGCGAGCTTGCCGTACGACGTAGGCATGCGCTTCGACGAGACCGTCGGCGCCATCGAGCGACACGGCGGAGGCGACAGGCTGAGGGCGTACTTTCGCGAAAGGGTCGAGTCATGACGGACATCAAGAAGGCACGCGAGACGATGGACATGATCGAGCGCATCCATGGGATCGGCTTCGCGTCCGGCGCGCAGCGGGCGCTGGACAAGTACGACGATCTCGTACTCACTCACCGGCACGACGGCGTTCTGGTCGACGCGCTGCGCGCCGGCTTCCGCGACGGCTTCGTCAGTGGCGTGCGCTACGCACTCCACCGGTGCGGCTCCGAGCTGCAAGCGCTGCGCCACGTGCTGTCCATCGAGCGGGCCGGCGCTCGTGACGATGACGACGAGACGCGGCGGCGCATCGCGGCCAGCATCACCGAGTGGGAGCGGGCCGAAGCCTGCGTCCATGCGCTTCTGAACGACTTCGACGACTGGGTGAAGGCCAAGGAAGGTCGCTAGAACAGCCGGCGCGCATGGCGCCGTCTGCCGCCGATCTCCCCTCGGCGGCAGACGGGGCCATGAGCCTCCGCTGCACAGTGCAGCGGTACACCTGGAGCAAGAGCATGCAGCACACCGAACAAACCAACCACGCACGGCCGGCTCCGGAGCCTCCGCTCCGGACGCTGCCGGACCAGACCGCCGAGTGGCGTCCCTGCGGCGCCAATCCGCTGAGCTGGGACGAGGCGCGGCAGGCCATCGCGGAGGCCGACGCGAAGGATGGCGCCCGCACCGACATCGGCGTCGGCGATCTCTCGTCGTGGGTCCTCGGGCCCGGTCCGGGCGGCGTCGCCAGTCTCGTCGCGGTGCCGGTGCCCGGCCGGCCGCGGAGCGCGCCCGTGCCGATGCGCCGAGCCGCGTTCGGGCAGTTGGCCGAGGCGATCGGCGCGCCGTCCGCGTACCTGCTCAAGCTGCCGGCCCGGACGGCGGTGGCGTGCATCGCGCACGGCATGCAGCAGATCCCCCAGCGCCAGGCGGCGCGCTTGCTGCGCATGGCTCGCGGCGAGGTCAGGGCGGTCGCGTCCGACAGCTACGCGCCGCTCGACAACGAGCTGGTCATGGACACCCTGGAGTCGACGCTCCGCGCGCAGGGCATCCTGCGCGACGTGCGCGTGACGGATCTGTCGCTCGGCCCGACGACCGGCATGCGGCTGACGCTGCCCAGCCGCGACAAGGCCGTGCGCGTCGGCGACGTCGTGGCGCTCGGGCTCGACGTGCTCAACGGGGAGATCCTCAACCGGTCGCTGAGCATCACGCCGGCCACCTACCGGCTCGTCTGCCTCAACGGCATGCGGTCGGCGGACGTCCAGGGGATCCGTCGCTTCCGCCACGTCGGCGACCCGCGGCGCCTGGCCGAGGCGTTCGCCGACGCGGTGCCCGTCGCCCTCGCGGAGGCGGAAGGGCTGCGCACCCGGATGGCGCGAGCGGTGGACGTGCTGGTCGACGACATCCTCGCCGACATCGACGGGCTCGATGCGTTCGGGCTCACGCAGACGGACGCGGACGCGGCGGCGCGAGATCTGTTCAGCGAGCGCGGCGTAGCGCTGCCCGAGGATCGTTCCGAGTGGGGCGCGCTGCCCGAGGTGCACGAGGCCCGCGTGAGCGTGTGGGACGTGGCGAACGCGATCACCCACTCGGCGCAGCGGCACACGCGCGAGGTCATCGACGTCACGACGGGCGAGCGCTCGCAGCTGCCCGGCACCGACCGCCGGCTCGCGCTGGAGAGCGCGGCGGGCGCCTACCTGATGAGGCGCACGCGCTGATCGCAGTGCGTCCGACCCTCGGGTCGGGCGCACCCTCGGACGGTCGAGCGGTCGAGCGTCCGAGGGTGCGAGGCACCGGAAGAGAGACACTGAGCATGAGTTTCCAACTGCCGAAGGGCCGCGCGCTCATGCTGCGCACGTGCGACATTGACATGTGCGGGCATGGTGGCTTCGCGTGGCCCGCCGCGGGTCTCGTGGAGGCGCCGGACTGGAATCCCGAGCCCGCATGCGGCGGGGGCCTGCACGGTCTGCTGTGGGGCGACGGAGACGCGTCGCAGCTCAAGCACGAGGACGCGACGCGTCGCTGGCTCGTGTGCGAGGTCGTGGAGAGCGAGGTCGTTCAGATCCGGCGTAAGGTCAAGGTCCCGCGCGCGTGGGTCGTGTACGTGGGTGACCGCGACGGCGCGATCGCGATGATCCAGGCGCACGCGCCTGTGGGGACGCCAGTCGTGTTCGCGAAGGCCACGGCCGGCTGCGCGGGCACGGCCACGGCCGGCGACTGGGGCACGGCCACGGCCGGCTACGCGGGCACGGCCACGGCCGGCTGCGCGGGCACGGCCACGGCCGGCGACTGGGGCACGGCCACGGCCGGCGATCGGGGCACGGCCACGGCCGGCTACGCGGGCACGGCCACGGCCGGCGATCGGGGCACGGCCACGGCCGGCTACGCGGGCACGGCCACGGCCGGCGATCGCGGCACGGCCACGGCCGGCTACGCGGGCACGGCCACGGCCGGCGATCGGGGCACGGCCACGGCCGGCTACGCGGGCACGGCCACGGCCGGCTACGCGGGCACGGCCACGGCCGGC